GTTTTAGGTGATACGGATGGCAGAAAAGGCTAACGATATTTGTTCTTTTAAGAACTGTCTGTTTTAGGTGATACGGATGGCAGAAAAGAAATAATGAACTCTTTCTAAGACTTCTAGCTTGTTTTAGGTGATACGGATGGCAGAAAAGATGTCTGAACCTATTAAGAAACCCCCAGTTATGTTTTAGGTGATACGGATGGCAGAAAAGATGATCAATCTCATCGACTGGGTCACCTATAGGTTTTAGGTGATACGGATGGCAGAAAAGTTTGGTAGGGTGGTAGATGCAACCGTGGCCGTGTTTTAGGTGATACGGATGGCAGAAAAGAAAATGGAGTCTACTAAGAGCGCCTTGGGATCGTTTTAGGTGATACGGATGGCAGAAAAGAAGAAACATCAAATTATGGGTTCGCAGCCCCCGTTTTAGGTGATACGGATGGCGGAAAAGAGCAACTTGTGGGCTGGATTGGTTGGCGTAGGGTTTTAGGTGATACGGATGGCAGAAAAGTTTCCTGGATCAACTTCTTAGTCGCGCTTTGTGTTTTAGGTGATACGGATGGCAGAAAAGAGCCAGCCATTGTTGATAAATGCTCTCTAAACGTTTTAGGTGATACGGATGGCAGAAAAGAGAATTGAATTGGATGAGAGCGGAAATGAAGTTGGTCATCAATGGATCGTTAAACAAGATTTGAAGTGGGAATAAGACATATGGCACTCTTTGGACCCGACGAAAGATTCACCTGCATTAATTGCGAAGATCCATTCACGGATAAGAATGTTTTTACACATCTGGGCTGGAAAGAGACGCGTATCAGCGGCATGTGCGAAAGGTGTTTCGATGCCTGGAGCTGGGCGTTTGAAGACGAAGAAGAAAGCTTTGGACTAGAGGAATGATATGAGTGACGTACGATTTTGTTGGCTTTGCGGGAATAAGCTTTGGGGTAACCATAAAGAACATCTCGTGGTGGATAATTATACGAGAACTCTCCATAAAGCATGCGCCAAGGATATTAAGAAAGAATTTGATTACAAAAGGGATAAGGACGGGACGTATCATTCTATGGAGTGGGTTACGTCTGGATGGGGTACGTTTTGATATGACACTATCAGATGTAGGAAATGTCCTGTGTGACATATATGGGCATGAGTGGGCCGCAAAGGAAGACTGCGTAAATCATAAGGTCACAATTTATATTCCAATTGCCTTCGACATTTCAATTTCCGATAGGTTATATTTAGTTAAGGCTGCCGGAGTTCTATTTGAAGTTAAAACTATGAGCTTCTTTATGAAATTTATTTGGAGGCGGCGGGGTTGGTTTTGAAATTTAGCTTAAGTCTAGCGGCCAAAACATAATTTGGCCAATAAATTCGACGCTAATGTGGTAGATCCCCTTGGCTTGGGCTGATTCTTTCACGCTCGTTATTTTCGCTTTCGTAACACTCCATAACGTTTCAGAAGTTGAACGATCTTCTAAACGAAGACTTACATAGTTGCTGGCAGCAATGTCCTGGAACAGAGGGCGAAGATTGACGGCCTGAACACCTCCAGAATTTTTTGTGCGAACGATTGTAAAACTTCCCTTAACTGAATTCTGTCCACCGCCCGCAATTTCTTGGGGATACGGGCTGTTTATACCGTAGATCGAATACTCGCCAGAATCTTGACTTATATTAACACTCTGAGTAACTGGATAGATTTTATTGTTACAATATAAGCGTACGAGGGCACTAGACACTATAATCGATTGTTGAGCCATAAATTAAACCTCAGGGGCCATATACATAAGAAATTTCGTTAGCCCCTGGAGTGGGACTTTCCCAACCGCCTAAACCGATCGAATTTGGAAAAAGCACGGTGTATATAACTGTGACACCCGCTGCCGTAATCGTGTCAATCAAATTCTGGGCATACACGCGACCGCTTGCCGTATCCGTTAAATATCCTTGATAGTAACTTCCATTGCTCGGTAAAGTAATTGGACTGTCCTGAATTACCAATAGCACTGAAGATCCGATAGGATGGTCCTGTTTGAGAAAATATGCGGGGCTGATAAGTAGTGTTCCACTACTGGGGGACGCGATGTATGGGATCGGACCTTCTTGATTTTCAGTTCCGTAACCAATGATGATATGCCCGGATGAATTTGGAAACCCGTCGCTACTAGCAACCGTAATTACGTGGCTCGTTTCGCCATTTACGTCTTCAGTTAGGGTAGTACTGGCGCCACCAACCACGAAACTTTGACTCGTGTCAAATATATAAGGCCCCAATGTTGTTGGTAAACTTGGTCCGGCATCTGCAACAGTAGAGGCCGTAACATTTGTCAAGGTAATTACGTTATCGCTTATAGTATATGTTAATAGAGGAATAGCGGCCATCAGCGCAACATAGGCCTCATTGGCAACGGTTGGTGCTGAATCACCGCTGCTAACATCAACCTCAACCCCAATAAAACCAGCAGGAGCCGGATCGGTATTCCCACCATCAACATTGAACCAAAAATAATACTGGAAACTTGGACCTTGATCATCTATTAAGTAGTACTCGCCAGCACCAGAAGCTGGCATGTCTACGGCCGCAGGAATAATGAATTGTGATACTGGAGTTTCGGTTACTCCATGAAGATGCATTGATCCAATACGACTTCTCTTGATAACCTGGGTCGTAGCTGGCATAAAAATCTGTAGAATATTGGCTTCAGTTTGGTATACGGCGGCATAGTATTGCTTACTCAAAATAGTCTCTCGAGTAGGTGTATAGAAGAGAATGGCACTATCCGTACCTTGCACTACAATTCCAGTAGTTCCCGTAGGATTACTTATTTGAAAATACGCTATTCCTACAGCGCCTCCCTGAGAAGAAACGATAGGAAATGACCCTTCAAGATCCGAAGACGCAAAACCACCGCCAAAAATATTCACGTATTGAAGCGGCTCAACAACGCCAAGATCCGGATTTGCTCCACCAGTCCAAGTAAATCTGAGTAGGCCACCAGACTGATTAGATATGGTCCATTGAGTTGAAAAGTTTCCACCCGCAGCAACTTGAGAAGGAAATAGGAAAACGTTTTGTGATCTGCCACCTAGGACTGTAACCGATGAAGATGCCCCTATGGTATCTGAAACCAATTCGACATAGTTTCCATTACCGCTATTGTTTACTATCGCGCTTCCTGAAACTCCTAGATTGCTGAGTCCAATTGAAATTGCGTTAGCGACCTCTTGAGCTGTGGCGGCAGCAATGCTTGTAAATTGAGCGGTAAAAAATGTGATAGTTTGAGTAGGAGTTCCGTCAAAATTAACTATGAGGGTGTCACCATCTTGCAGGGCATATGGCTCGATAGTTTGCGCGGAGGAATCGGCCTTAACGAATAGGTCTCCAAATACGGCGTCTAAAATATTATTTATAAGATCTCTGACCTGTTTACGATTTTTGACTTGGATTCCAATTGTGCGAAAAATATCATCTGAAAGCCCAATTGTAGGGTCTCGAGTAATTCCGTAATTTGCCAGAAGCAGGTCCAAATAATTCCCTTGGGCGGTCACAACATACAAAGAATCGTTCACGGCCTGTACGGAATTGACCAGATACGCTGAGGGATTAGAAAGTGCGCCAAGAACCGCGTTGACAACAGGTCCACGAATCGCGGGGTTTAAATATTGGCGTAAACGAACTGCTTCTTGTGCTGGTGTTGTTACGGCCATCTTATGATCCTATCAAGGTAACAACTATGTTGGACTGTTGGTTAATTACGAAAGCTTTTTGCCCCGTAACCAGTTTAATTTCGTCGTTTGCTACAGTGTACGCTGGACTTGTCAGAACTACTGAAGTTACACCGGGAATCGCCCTTACAGTCTCAACGATGCTACTCAAATCTAGACTTTGTCCGAGAGGATTGCTCAAAATGAGAGCGTAAACCGAACTTTGAATCTGAGAAGTAATCTGTGCAAAACTTACGCCGATATTAGTCCTAATAGAAAGAGCAATACTGACAGGCAACAATAATGGTTCGCGAATAAAAATGTTGGTCCCGGCCGCATTAACCCCACTGTACGTGATTGCGTCTCGTGGATCGCCGTAAATGACCCTATTGGCTTGTCCAATCAATCCGGTATCATAGTTGTAAGCGTCCGTTCCAGTCTTAATGGTAACTGGGAAATTCAATTTTCCGAGTGCTGTCATTCCCACGTCTGCAGACAAGTTGATCTTATCAAACTGTGCTGAGGTGTTAAACGCGATATTGTTGAAAGTCAAAGATCCCGGATCCATCGCCGCATAAAGAACTTGTTTATATCCAGTATAGGCCGTTCCTTCTTGCACTGAGAATGACACAAAGTTTCCAGCAAGGTTTGTGTTGAATTGTGTCGAGATGGTTCCTGTAATTATCGCCGTAGTAGGATTCAAGACTTGAACTATGGTGTAAACTCCAGCATTCCCAGCGCCAACTACTGTTCCATTGACAACCAGTTTATCACCAGGAACGGTTGCATCATATGGGAAGAACTGAATTTGTGGGCGGCTAACAGAGAGGGTTACCGAAGAAAGTCCACTTTGAGTCACGCTAGTGGGATTGATTACGGTTAGGAATGTCATCTGTCCCGATTGCGTGACGGTGAAACTGAATGCGGCAGGCATCGAGACATCAACTGGGCTATTGGTAGCTGCGGGAACGGTAGCCGTTACAGTTACGACATTGGTTTGAGCTACATATGAGGAAGTCATGGCGGTCAGATGACCGTTGATGGCCGTATATGTTTCAGAAGCAACGGTAACAGCAGAATCAGAAGAATTGATAGCCACTTCTATTCCCGTAAACCCACCAGGAGCAGGGTCGGTATTAGAGCCACCAGCAACATTATACCAAATGTAGTACTTATTGGCATTTCCACCGTTGTAAAGTTCAAAATAATCAGCTACTCCTGAAGAAGAGAAAGTAATTCCAGAAGGAAACGTGAATTGAACAACTTGCTGTTGGGAAGGTCCTGATTCGGTTACTACAAAGCTTCCTTGATTGGCAGTTTCAAATCCAGATCCGAAAGTTACGACATCTCCCGGCAGTACAGATCCCAACAAAGGAGCTGTTCCAACGCCAGTCCAAACCAAGGTTTCTATCCCTCCTGCAGCCTCAACATTAAACTGAGTGGATGAACCATAACTAAAGCCCGTAACCGGATTAGTAACGCAAGTAACCTCTTCTTCCACGGTATCACTAGATAAGGGGAATTCTAGTTCTTTTGGATTCTCGTACCAAACACTATTTTGGTTTTCCCTAATAACTCTAAATTCACCCTGATTGAGTGGAGAGAATGGGGCCGATATGATTAGTGTATCGCCTTCTGAAACTGACGTAGTCGCAGTAAATTCTCCAGCAGTAACGATCGTGCCTGTTTCTGTAACCGCATTCGGATTATCAACCGTAAAGGATAGTCCGTTTGGAGCAACAGCAGACACTATGAACGTGCCATCATTTCCAGAATTAGCCAATCCTGTAATTGTGATTATATCTCCGGGGGTCAAAGCCGCAAAGTTTGCATTATTGGCAACATCGGGCCCAGTCACCGTATTTATGGTGGTTATTTGACTTAGGGTTACTGCCCCGTTCAGTGCAATCAGACTACCATTAACAATTCCGCCAAGAGTGTTTGTTATGGAAGTATTGGCGACAATATTTCCTTCAAATGTTCCTGCATTTCCGGCATTGATGGTCGCCGAAGAGCCGATGATCCAGAAAATGTCTGCAGCGGTGGCGCCGCCCGTGAGCGTAATCGTAGGGGTTCCACCAGCGCCAGTAGTCAGGGTAGAGGCCGTATAGATAATATACTGACCGGCACCATTGAAAGTGAGTGTTGCGGGACCAGAAGTAGCCAATGTTGCCGCACCGCTAGAGAACTTATAGGCTCCTGGCGTAAGTGTCTGACCATCTAATGCAGATGGAATAACTGTTCCTGCCAAACCTTGCGTCTGCATACTGGTAAAAGTAGATGATGCCGAGGATTGAGCAGTTGCTGCCGCCGCATTTCCTAGATTTGTTGCTCCTGAGACCGTAAATGTGCCAGTAACAGTGGAACCGGGACTTTCTCCTAAGTTTCCATTGATAACGCTCGTACCGACACTGTTTGTGATTGCCGAACCTGCCAGGATTCCGTATGTGGCTGCGGTTCCCAATGGACTTGGTGGAGGAGCCGATGTAGGGCTCACAGAATAGGTACCATTTGAAGATACGTCTACTACCCAGCTTCCAGCATCATTGAAGTTTACCGCAGAGCTGAAGTTGGGAGAAGTTCCTACTCCATTCCAGCTTAAGCACGTGAGGGAGCCCTGTTTTTCTATTCTGAAAGTATTGCCTTCAATATTTAGTCCGCCTCTTGGAGAGCCAAAGTATCTTTGTCCCAGATCTTGATTTAATAGCGTTACGGTTGATTGTCCAGCAATAGGGGTATTGCTAAGAACGGTAACGCTAGTATTGGCGGCGATTCCCGTATTCTTATTCTGAAAATTCTGAGCTTGAAGTCTAAACCATTGGTCGCTAGCTACGGCCTGACTAGCGATCTTATTGGCGGAAACTACCATCTCGTTATTGCCGATCAATTCACCAGAAGTCAGAATTGGGACAACATATTCGTTTCCACTACCACCAACTACTTGAATTGACCCTACAGACCCTATCGTATTGGTTGCGAGTTGCAACTTAGTTCCGCGATCAGAAGTTTCAACAGTGCCAACGGTAGTAAATCCTGTTACGGCCAATATATTCCAGAAATCTTTAACCTGATCCGTGGTAGTTGGGATCAACATTACTTGATCTCCGGGAGTAAAGAATGAATATCCTGGAGCACTTGAATAAGAAAGGGGTTCTTTGAAAGTGAACTGTGGACTTCCAGAAACATTGGAACTAAAGATCCAATTTACGCCGTCTTTCAGGGAGTAATTTTGCGTCGTAAACGAACTATCTTCAAAAGTGCTATTAGAAATAATTCCCGATCCATCCCCATTAACTATAGTAGAAGTGAGATATTGACTTAAGTTCGCATTGACGTAGGTATTGATCGCCGAAGCAGTAGTTGGCGTAGAAACATAGAAATTCATTCCAGTAGCCACGGTTGTAACTGCGCCAGATTGTGCAATAGCCGTTCCAGTAGGCACCTGAACACTGAAAGATGTCGTGGTGGGCGTATATCCTACACCCATAGAGATGCGGAAAGTTCCGGTATTACTTACATTGAATCCGGTGCTAGTAGAAATATTTACAAATGCTCCGGATCCAAGGCCGACTGGAAGATTTGGGTTTGTTCCGGTTCCATTCCAAGTATAAGTTACTTGATCAATTCCAGCCGTGGGAGTGTTGGAAGTAACAGTAACATTCCACTGTGTATTGGCGGCAATATTGGTAACTAGAGGCAATCCCGATATCAAACTGATTGCAATATTTACGGAGCCGTTAGTAGTTACGACTGAACTAATTGGTTGATTGGCAGAAGATGGATAAACATACGAGACATTTATCATCTCACCACTACGACCCCAAACAGCGGATCTATAGAGAAGAGACGTGTTAGAATTTGATCCGGACAATACGTATTTCGCTTGCAGGAGAGCCTTGTAATTTGCGAAGAAATCCGTAGGCGTAGAAAAATTTGCAGCAAAGTTGGCATTTGTTCCAGCAGCTACGTCATAGGCATTAAAACTATAGTTGTTAGATGGATAGGTGCTGTTTATTAAGGCCGCTCTAAAAAGAGGCATCGTATACGTTTCACCTACCGTATTATTGTCAACTATGGCCACTACCGTATCATTGAAGCCAAAGTCCAGAGGATTGGCCACGAAATATCTATCGGCAACCCTCAAACGTCTCACATCTGGATATACGGGAAGGATAGTAACAACGTCTCCTGAGAGGGCAGACATTTGCACGTTTTCCAAAGTGGGTTGTTCGTCGTCTATGAGTCCAGCACCAGTCGTAATTAGAGTAGTACCGTCGACGATAGTGCTCGTAACCGTAAAAAGAAGACCGTTGGTACTGTAAACCGCACCAGCTGTAGCATTTGCGGAATTGACCGTGAAAGTATATTGGGAAGGTTGTACCGGAACAGTATATGCTGTAAAGGAAATGGTCGCGTCTCCCGTTCCATTCACCAGTGTAAGAACTCCTGCAGATGGTCCGGAAGCTGGAACCGTTATGGTAGTCGCGGCACTGAGAGTAACTGCCCCATTGAGGGCTATAAGTCTTCCATTGACCGTTCCGCCGATGGTGTCAGTGATCGATGTATTGGCTAAGATAGTTCCTTGGAAGGTACCAGCGGATCCAGAGTTAATGGTGGCCGAGGAACCTACCAACCAATAAACGTTGGTTGCGAGTGCTCCGCCAGTTAGTGTAATGGTCGGAGTACCACCAGCACCAGTAACTAAAGTGGATGCGGTCTTAATGACGAAGACATCGGTCGAAGAACCACTTAAAGTGAGGGTGCCTGGACCAGATGCAGCCAAGGAAGCGGCGCCCGTACTGTAGTATCCAGCGGTCAAAGTCTGACCATCTAAAACAGCCGAGATGGTAGTGGAAGAATGGGCCGATAGGGTGGTGTATACAGAAAGTGCATCCGTCTGCGCAGACATGGCGGTCGAGTCGTCATTATGAATGGTTCCAGTCACTGTCCATCCACCAGGAGTAATAGAAGTTCCTGGAGCAATCCCCACATCTCCAGTAATAACGCTTGAACCCGTATTTGTGATGGCCGAACCGGCTAAAATGGCAAACGGAGCTGAAGCGGTAAGTAGGCTACCACCACCACCGCCTGAAATTATAGGCGTAACTCCGTATGGGTTCAGAAATTGGATCATCTCATTTGGATCAAATTGAGATAGGGACTCTGAAGAGGTGAAGTTAGTCAAATAGGAATAGGGAGGTTCAGCGTAGTTATCTGCGCTAATGGTAGAATGAAAGAATAGGGGGAGTTCTGAAGTTAAAGCCTGAGTTTCATAGAACGCGATAAGGGCAGTTTGGCTTGCACTATTAACGCCGCCAACGAAACCAAGAAGGGCCCCTGAAGCATCGGCCGTAACTACTACTATTTGACCTTCCGTATTTAGGGTATTTGTTACAACCGTTATATTCGTATTATCAAAAACTCCAAAAGTAAGTTCATCCGTTTGGGATTGAAGTTCGCTGGCTATAACATCTAAGGTGCTCGTCCCTGCAGTGACCGTGAATTTCTGTGGTACGTTGGCAGTTCTAACCACTACAAATCCCTGAACAAAAGTGGCGTTCGAGACTGGAGTAGCAAGAGCATATTCAGCAGCAGTGATTTTTATGTCTAGAGTAGATCCGGATTGCGCATGAACTCTTCCTTCCAACTGATCGGTCGTCGGAACTTGAGGGGACCAAACTATGACATAATCGCCAGGAATTACATTTGAGAAGGCAGAAGAAACATTGGAGGTAAATCTAACGATATTTGGGGAAACTAGCGATACGGACAAAAGAGATCCGGACTGGATAGTAGGAATAACGACAGCATCTGTATCAATGGCGATCCAAATATGGGCATCGGTAGCCAGAGTTGCACTTCCTGAAGGGACCGATCCAGAATCAATATTCGCTTGGGTAATAAGTGTACCGGCAGAAAGAGAATCGCCTTTTACTAGGGCGCTAACCAATTCAATCTGGGCGGTGTTTCTGTCCAGGGTATACTGAGAAGCGACACCAGTAGAGGCGAGGTCTGAATTGTTAATCATCCCCTTTGTGATGAGAGAGGAAGGATTAGAGCCAGTGTTAATTACGGTAATCTGAGCCCTATCAACCGGTCCAAGATTACTTGAAAATTCGATAGTAGATCCTACGATAGATGCTGTAATTCCAGTAAGAAGGTCATTGAAAACATTAACCCATGCCTGTAAGCTATTTGATGCGGCGGCGGTAGTATAGGTACCTTCGGCGATGAATTGGGCATTAGTGATAGTATAGGTTATGGGGGCCGTTCCATCTACTGAAAAGCTGAGCGTATCCCCTTGAGCTATCGTATTGGACCAAAGACTTTGTGGCTGTGTGAAGATAGAGGCGGTTGTACCATCTTCAATGAGAAGAATTCCATTTTTATAAAGACGTAAGGTCTCTTCTTTTTGTGAAGGAAATTGTAGGATTGTGTTTGCGTCTATAACCAGAGAACTGGCCGGAGTCGTGATCTGGATAACATTGGTAAGTTCATCTGCCGGGCGAATAACAACGAATGTTCCATTACCAGCGGTAACGGCTTCATAGTTCAACGTCGTATCAAAGTTAATGCTGGCGCAGACCTCATAGGCGGTAGCGGAACCAGGATTGGCGAAGTCGGTGGAAGCAAAGGTGTGGTTGTAAGTAATATCGCCTACGATTACTGCCAGAACTTCTCCACCATTAAGATCGAAGGGTTCAGAAGCAACAGTTTGAAGGAGTGCCTTAGTGACAGAAGTCTGAGTTCCGCCTGTCACTAATTGAAAAAACTTTTCTCCGCCGAGTGCTGAATTAACAATAGCTTCAATCGCAACTCCAGTATGGGTAGCTTCCAAAATTGCCCCATTATCGATATAGACCGTGGTATTGGTAGCGGAATTTAGAACGTCGGTGCTGACAATGGTGTCTGAACTGGTGGGACTTTGAACGCCCTTCAAAGCACTCTCGATCGCCGTGACAGTACCCAATCCAGTCGATGCTAAGGCATTCTGAACACGAACTCTGAGTTGATTATCCGTCTCGAGATCTTGGCCAGTAGTTACGTCAAGCGGATTAGTGACTGAGGCATTAGGGAGTCCGGGAGGGTTACCAGAAAATTCGGATATAGCGCCACCTGGAACGTTAGCTGCAGATCCAGGAAGAAGGGCTACGATTGGGACGTTAGTAACTGTGGTTTCTCCATCCAAAATAACGCCCTGCTGGGTAACAGAATATTGGATGTCAGCCGTAGTCCCAATGCCGGGAGAAATAACGATAGTGTTAACAGGGACGGTTCTAACTCCACCCTGAGATAAAATAACGGTCTCTGAGATATTATGAAACTTGGTAGTATTAGACGAAAGAGTGATCGCGTAATAAGAACCAATCGGAGTAATCGCAGAATAGGCAATCGGGCCCTCTATATTGACACTGCCTCTTCCCAAGTACAAACTTCCTGTGGCGGGGAAAGAAGCGGCATTTGATACAAAGATAGTGGTCGAGCCCGGTATAGGAGGATTTACGCCAGCATATATGAAAGTGGAGATTTTTTTGAAAGAGAGATCGACGACGGTAACTTGGCTGGTAGCGGTTACTGCTGGAAGAGGAGGTACGCCATACTCGATGGCTAGATTTTGTAGGGCTGGGCCCTGAGCCCTTTGCAGGCTAAAATTCATGAGGATCTGGAAGACATCTCCGCTGGATCTCGCAACCATAAGGGCGACTAGCTGCATAAAGCTAGTATTCGCGGATCCAGTATTAAGATCATTGATTCCTAGCGTTGAACCATATGAAGAAAGCATTTGTCCAAGTATCTGTTCGTAACTAAGGGGCTGCGGAAGGCTCGAACTTGGGGGTGTAGGATTTGATGCCATTTTAGGAGAAACCTCTTATAGATAAGATTGAGGGTTTATGATTCCCGTACCCGTATATATCACATGTATGTAGGTAGTTGAAATGACACAGGAAAAATGCCTTGACCTTGTCCAGGTAGCTGAATTCCTAAGTTAATAACAGCACTTGGTGGAGTCAAATTTACCTGCATTCCACTGATTCCACTAAAACGAGAGTCACTGGTGATCATGGCAACTATTTGAGAATATATCTGGGTTGCAGAAGTATCGGACACCATAGTTCCGGATTTGATGGGAAGGCCGAAATTAGGGTTCAGAAGAGATGTGCCCTGTGGAGTTGAAAATTTAAGTACCAGGGCCTGTATTAGATTCGGAAGACCTGCCGCCAATCTGAAGTCTCCGGTATTAGTTGTAGCAATGTCCCCATCGGGTCCGAGCAACCAATCCACTTTCGATAGACCGACTAGGTCAACATTAGCAACTGACGCCGGAATATTAATCTGGTCATCTACAGTAGTTGGCAAATCTGAGGGAATAAAAATTACATTCTGCGAGTTTACCGTTCCCGGCAGATACGCTTGAATATACGCTCCATCTGCAATAGTGAATACGTCGAGATTAGCCAATCCGTCTAGGGTAATTAGGAAACTGGTCTGAGAGAGTGGTGTAATATTTATGATAGTTCTAGCGGTACTTGGTTGTGTTGTGGAATTGATAAATACAGTCTGAGCCAGAAATAAGTCGAAATCATTTCCTACAACAATACTTCTACCGTCCGCATTGCTAAGTAGTGGAAGGACGAACCCCGACTCGTCGATATAGGGCTCTCTTAAGAAATTTAAAGTAGCTATCTCGAGCCATCTTTGTGGGTCACCGAGATATCTCATGGCAATTTGTTCCATCGTAAGACCGAATGGAACAGGGACTTGAATTTTTGAGTTCGATATATTAAATTCAATATTTGATGTGGCGGCTAATGCAGCAACATATTCCATATTGTTAAGAATTTGATTATTATCTAGCTGATTTGTGGCCGTTAAAACATCATATGCTTGGACCAATTCATAGAAGGCTACTAGAATGGAGTAGTCGTCCGCAGTCATAGGCTCATTGGTTACGATTGGCGCTGGCTGATTGAAAAGGGTGCTATAGTATGCATTTCCAGCACCAAAAGAGTTGGACAGCTGAGTACAAAGCGTTAGAATGGTCGCGCGCATAGCTTGCAAATTCGCAACCGTAAAATTACCAACATTTGTAAGTTCGGTCTGAAGTGCGTTCTGCTGTGCTGAATTCAAAGTGAGGTTGTTCACTGGAACTTGGCCAAAAAGAAGTGGATATTGGAGTGGATTTGCAAAGACTGCATTTGACGGATTCAGAGTTCCAGAAGCTATTGCGGAAGGGCCCAGTTGACCACCAGAAACAGCTGTAGTAGATAGGCCCTCACTATTTTGGTGCTGCAATTGTATATTTTTAAGAGCGGTTATTGTCGTAGGATCCGTTGCGGCCGAACCAAACAGATTGTTCGGACTTACTGTGCTCAGGAAATTGGATATCGTACTCTGCGTATCTGTCGCAAGTTGGGCCGGAAGATCGCTAGCAGCAATGGCGACACCAGCCAATTGTTTTACGAAAATTCCAGTCTGCCTTATAATATTTAAAATATTGTCTACATCTGAACGAACCGATCCAATCAAATTATACGCGGCGGCAGCCGTATTCTGTGCAGCGCCTATAGTGTTCAATATGGTTTGGAGCGCTCCTGGAGAAAGCGGGGTAACTTGCAATGGGACATCTGCCAATGAGGCTCCAGAAAGATCGATTCTGCGCCAGGCCTTAAGCTGGAGATTGTAGTTAACTTCCATAGGCCTATTCTGGTTTTCCGACCACGTAAAGCCAACTGGCGTGACTACGAAACTTTGATTTTGCTTTGGTATGTCCAATACTAATCTGTAGGCCGCATTTGCCGGATTTCTTTTGGATTCAGCGTACTGTTCTAGAAACTGAGTCAGCATTATGGTTTGAAAATATCCAGTTCCCACCCCTCCGAATTCCGGACTGCTGGGAGCTTCAGTTTCGGGTCTTATAGTAACTGGTTTAGACGCCGCAGATCCTGTGGACAGAGTATTGAGGATAGATGTAAACTGCGTTGCCACATTTTGAGCGGATGCTATAGTTCCACCAAATACTGACTGAAGAAGGCCTGGAGTTCCGGGGGGATTAACTATGGAGGGCCTACCGGGCCATACTCCAAAGGTTCCCTGGATGGAGATGGCTTTGAAGCGAACTCCCGAATGTTCTTCTAAGACACCACGTAGAGTCGCAGACGTATTTATAGCATAAGAGTCCGTTATGGATAGCTGCTGCGGTGTTATGGGGAATCTTATCTCCCAAGCGTCAGTCATAGGAGTAAAGGCTAAGGTGCCGTTTCCTAAGGGATTAATAGATACCTGCGTAGGGGCGTTTCCACCCACAACCACGTTATTGACCGTATCCCAGACTATAAGCCTATAATGTAAGAGTTTGTCCCAAAGGGTGTCGTCAGGATCCAAAAATCTAAAGAATGGGCTTATTACATCCCCGCCAGTAAGGCTGCTCCATGGTAGCGGTGTGACCGTAGTGGCCGTATGTGGCGTAACCGTGGCACCTACGGATGGCCCAGAAATACCTAGAGTTTGAAGAAGACTTGCCATAGATTACCCTTAATATAAGATTGTCGGTTTATGCCTTATGTGATATAAAGGGGTATGAAACTCTCCAGATTCACTCTAAACCTTCTTTTATTGGCTTTGACCGTGGCCTGCACCGTCAATATACGCACTATGGAGCGCTTTAAGCCTAGATATAAAGGCGTCGATCCTATTATTGCACCATTAGTCAATGAATACTTGGACTTAGCTAAAGATCGAGGTCTTAAGTTTAGGCATAAGGTGACGGTAGGATTCATGAATATTAAGGATTCTAATGTGATCGGGATGTGTCATTACGATGCGTTTTTTCGGGAAATCGATATTGATAGGAATTACTGGAATCATGCTTCAAAAATTAGTAGAGCTATACTCCTAAAACATGAGCTAACTCATTGTTATTGCAACAGAAATCATGATTATAAGGGTATTCCATATAGTTCTACCGACGAGGATTTTGCCCTACACAAAGATTTTGGTATGACGGGCCATATAACCCATAATACGGAAGGGTATTATGCTGATCGATGCGCCAAATCGATCATGTTTCCTAAGATCCTAACAGACGATTGCACTAAGGCACATTATGCGGATTACGAAGCTGAGATGTTCGATGGCTGCGAGGCTTGGTAAGTTATGATGACTAGAGAAGAAAAAGAAGCTGTCCAACTTGTCTACAATAGGCTTATCTCATCTGAGGAAGAGGATTGGAGTCAAATCGATGATATTTTGTATGAGTGCTCCTATTTAACGGATAGTGAATTGGTAACAGAATCCTCCATAAAATACGTGGTGCATTCACAAGGCGTATTTCGTTGTTCCCAAGACCACCCAGCAGCCCATTGCATGGCTCCCAGATTTCTAGACGCGGTTGAGGCAATTCTGGCTCTATATTGGCAAACTAAAGAGCTTCATACTAAAAATAAGTATATTTTGGAATACTATTTGACTATGACCGAACTTAGGATGCTGTTTATTGAACCTTCAGGGGCCTTATAATAAGTCCCGGCAAAAGATCTAACGCGTAAGTCCTATCCTTCTCCTCACCCGTCTTAATTAAGCTCAAAAGATTCTTAAGGTAAATTTTATACAATCTATCCGCCTCTTTTTTGGTGAATAGGTAGATCCCATCTTCCTGTACAAAGTCTCCACCTAGGACAACACAGAAACAACTCTTCTCCATAGTTGAGACTTCTTCGACGGTATATCCTTTATAGGGAGAGTTCTTTTTGGTCATTACGATATTATCCCCGTTCCTACGCCAGTTCCGGGCCCAGTTGGAATTCCCGTGCCGCTAATAACTACCGCACCAGTTCCAGAAGATAGAATTCCGCTGCATATTCCATTTGCTATTGCATCTGAGAGATTGGTTCTATTTTTACCATTGGCCCCCGATGACTGAAGTTGGGAATCAATATCTGATCCCATTACGGAAGCTGATACTGAAATACTTCCTACCACTATAGTTCCTGTTCCAATAAATACCGGAGAGTCTACCGTAGATAAAGTTGCTGCACTTCCAAGATAGGCCACTACGGCCGTCATTATAGCCTGCATCATCGGGGCCGCGTTCTTCCCCGTACTAGACATACTGGCTAGAGCTATTTCTTCCATAGAAGAAGCCGACAATCCGATTATTCCAATGCCCGTTCCGGTCCCCGCTCCAGTTATAGTACCTACGTCTATGGTCGTGAAGGTTTGGCCAGTAATAGCCTCTATGATTCCGGTCGCAACAGCGGTACAAAACTTCTGGAGATTATTTCCTTTGGCACCCGCAGTTTGCATATTGGTTAGAATTAAGGATGCTAGGGCTGAGGGTGAAAGGGCCACTTAAGCACCCGTTTTTACTGTGGCAAAACCCATTTGAGGTTCACCAAAAATACTATCGATAACTGGAGATGAGATATCGGTAATCACATGGGCTTGATCACCATTTAAATCAACCTCTGCGGCCATGATAGATGTCTTACCTGAAGAGTTAATATTACAATCACCTCCAACCGTAATATTCGCATCTCCACTCGTAGTAATAGTCAGCTCCCCACTTTTAGCGGCCAAAATAGTAATGGTGGAATGGTTAAATTGGAAAGACCCGTCCGTTTGAATCTGGAATGTGGTGGGGCCTTGAGAGGGATCTGTTGGGGCTCCAGAACTATCAGTAGCTCCATTAAATGTGAGAGAGCAGGAACCATCATTGGCGATCTGGATATTGACGCCATTATATTCCCCTGCAAGTTGAGGGTCAGTGCTAGTTATCGTAGTGGGACGATCTGGATGGATGAAATTTCCGATTACTATAGCCTTAGATCCGATATTATCCAAACATTGGATCATGACTATTGCCGCATCTTGACCTGCAAAATCTGGTGCATTCTTAGATTGGTATGTTTGCGGTCGCAAGGTATATTCCAAGAAGTCGGCTATGGAGCCAAAACCCTGACTAGAAATGCAGTGTTTGTATAGGATCGAGGTGGTTCCCTTATTTTCATCCTGCTCAATGGTTTGAACGTCGTACTCTGTGCATAGACCATTTTGATTCGACGGATCATCGGCCGAATACGATTGAACTACAAATCCGGCCTTAATTCCAGTATTTTTATATGACCGATTAAACGCAGCAATGTTTTTCTCTCGACCCTGCACGCTAACAAGTCCATGAGGGAGAACCGTCCCGTTGGGCAGAATAGTACTCATGAATCCCTCGTTGACTTACTTATAGAAGTATTTGTATTCGGTTGAACAAAAGACCTATCGCCAGCAGGGGGAATTTTGGTCGGATCGGGATTATTAGGCCTATATGTCACATCTTGGCTTTCAGACACCCCTGACAATATTTGGGCGTGATTGTAATCATTGGAGCGATCGTCATATGCGTTACTGTCAGTCATTTCATTATATCTGACACCACCCGAACTATTGGATATACTCATTCCATAACTAACTGCCACTGTGGTTCGAAAACTCTTAATTCCATTCTGCTGTATCATCGCATTATGACTTACTTGCTCTATATGGTATACGACCCCGTCAAATTGCAGATTATCTCCAACCGCTATAGGAGCCACTATTCCAACAAACTCTATGGTGCCACTCATTTTTAGATGACCGCCAATTAAAGCATCTCCCATTATTTTTGCCCAACCGGGAGACCTAAACGTTCCCTTATCTCCTATAAGGTCGAATTCGGAGGTTATTACCGAAGGTTTTAGACCATTCCTCTTCACGTCATCTATGTCGTAAACATAATTTTGTGAGGCGGTCTCTGATGAAATTGCAATTTCTGCCGGAAAGTTTACCGCACGACCGTAAAACTGCATGAAATTCAATCTTAGGGCCTCATCTCGTCCAAGATCGAAGCTAAACGCCAATGCTGGACTTATATTCCACCTTGGGAGGCTCATAAATCTAGTTACATTGTATCCACTTATGGTTTGAAAGTTGTCGGTAGTAAATGGGATCTGTCTCAGAACCATGGTTGGCATCACGCTACCATTTGGTGCCAATCTGAAGCAGGTGTAAAGCTCATTCAGAGGGGCATTTGTAAATTGGTTCAATATCGCCCACGTTTGTGTTTGATTCCAATATTCTGGTTTGGTTACAGTTGCACCATCTACAGGAGTGCCTAAAATTATGAATCTGCTATCGTGTGTTGCTTTTGTGGGATCTGACAGCTGTATATTTGAGGGATTCATTCCCTGAGCTAAACTCTGTGCGTGGGCCGAATACGACTGTATGCCAAACATAAAGTTGTACACGTCTTTGGCTGCCTCTACAGTATCCAGCCCCAGTAAATTTCCTACTGCGTTGGGCATATAAAAATGCGTATTCGCGCTGAGTGGAGATATTCCGGTAGTCTTCCTGCCACTATCGGGAATTCCGGTTCCCACAAGGCTTTCGATGAGAAATTGCAATATTCCCTGTATTTTATTGAGGCCTTTATTGGTCTGTAAACTATTCCAATCTCTGCCCAGATTTGTAAGATACAGCTCCAAATTCTGATCGGAAGTGTCATTTATTAGGTTGGGGTTAAAGTAAATATTATTGTTGAATTCGGTAAAAGCGTACCCTGTTATCTTAACCATCAATCTTTTCGTTCCAGATGCTGGGTCTACTGAAAGTGTTTTTCTGACGCTTTGAACTTTATAAAATCCCTTGAACCCATCTTTTACCCGATTTATTGCTTGGGAATTTCTGGCTGCCTGGGCGACCCTTCTAGCCTCAGATTCCCAATTGAGCATATTTACGAACACGAAATCTCCAGGAGCTATCGCAGTTTCGTAATTAATGTCTGTTACTAGAAGCGTTGCGCTCATGGTAGGAGTTAATGTCGATTTAGCGTCCGCTACCCCCAATTGAATACAATCACTTTCAACCACCAGGGGTTCTATTATGGTAGAATAATTGGAGGTTGACGTTGGCTCTGTTCTTAGGGTATCCCTCACTGCCCAGCGTAAGAAAGTTAGTACCCATGCCGGACTAGTCTGGTGTACGGCAGGCGATCCATTAACCGTTTCTTGGGGGCTAGTGGAATTAGGTACTATATTGTGAACAAATGCTGTTTTATTTGCGGACATAAATTATTGAGAAGTGGGAGGTCCACCAGATCCGGTGGTGGTCTGGTTAGATGGAATTAGAGTGCTAGAAGATCCGTATAGATTCCTTTGCGCCGTATCTATAGCTGCCGCATTGCCGCCCTTCATGGCTGCTATTAAGGCGTTAACATTGGTAGTAAATATTGCCGTCTGTTTGGCAGTATTTACTATATCGCTCTGCATTTGGGTAAAAAGTTCATTAGCCATTCTAGACGTTTCGGCAAGAACTTTATTTGATTCATCTCCTGGTCGAACATTCTTATTAGATTCCGCATCTTCTTTTACTTGCTTCTGAAGAGCGGCCATATCTTGCCCGTTACCGGACGCGGCAGCTCTAGCTACCTGCAATCTAACTTTTTCATTAGCTCCAGAATAGTTGCCTTCCAACCCTATTTCACCGGCAGCATTTCCTTCAGCAAGACCTAATTTATTCAACTGCTGACCGTAAAGATCCCCATTGGCCATTGGGCCTGTCACACCTTGTTGAGCACTCCTCAACCTGGCAACTGCTGCGTCAGTAGTGGGACTAATAAATTGAGATTTACCCAGAGCTTTGCCGTAGCTAGATACGATCTGACCAACGGACATACCGGACCTGGAGGCCATATCCTGAATAACTTGACTGTCTGGATTTACACCTTCTTGGCCCATTAAGGACAGCTTAGCTCTATCCCTTTCACTCAATTGCCCTAGCACCGCATCCCCTCGCATCTCCGCAGAACGCATAACCGCAGTTGGTCCAGACTGGAGTTTGGATTCACTTTGGTACATCTGGTATGCAGTCTTGCCAGCTTCCATACTGGCCATGGTATTGGGGCCGCCCATGAACTTGGAAAGCGTTCCCAGTATCTGATCCACACCAGCAGAAGAGGTTGCCGTTGATTGTCCAATAACACTGGACGCTATTTCTACGAATTTTCTATTCTCTTCTGTGAACTGAGAGCTATTAACACCAATCCTGGTTCCTTCGGCTTGGATGTTAATTAGGGCCTCTTTACTCATTTGAGAAGAGCCGAGTTGACCCGAAAGTGAGCCTATTGCTTGACCTGCGTTTGTAAGCCCAAACTGTCTTTGCATTTGTAGAGCAAAAGCGGCATTCCCACCTGAAGCTCGAGTTGAGCCTCCAGCACCCATAATGGCCGAGGACATCCCCATACCTTCTTCATTTTGGAATCCGGCACTGTTGACTCCGCCAAGGAAGCCCATCATGCCTTGCTGACTCATTCCCATTTTTCTCTGGAAGTCTAAATCTCTTCTCCAATTTTTAAGATACGTGTTAGCAACTTCGGTTCTAATTTTACCTTGGGGACCGTTTCTAATTGCCTCTTCTTGTTGGGCTTGAATTTCAGCTTCTTCTCGCCTTCTTTTATTTTCCGATTCTTCATTGGTACCAGCAGATCCTAAACCAAGATAATTGATCATTTCTTGAGGATGGGTTACGTAACGAAAAGGAGAATTAATGTTGGCATTCTGGGTCTGTCTAGCTATCCCAAAAGCTTGCGATCTTTGCTGAGCAAACATCGTATTTTCTAGACCACCGCCAGAAAATGCGCTGCTCAACAATTGACCGGCTTGTCCTTGCATATTGAAGCCATTGGCGCTTTCAGTTCTAGCCCTATTCTCTGCTTGAGCATAGAACTTTCTGATACCTTCTCCAGCTGCCATTCCAGCTATAGTGGTCGCAAGGGCTCCAATTGCCATGACAGGAACGCCCATTGCTCCGGCTAACCCCGATAAGGACGTAATGCCTCCCTTAGGCATACCAAAACCTGCAGCGCCTCCAACTCCAGTTCCACCTCCGGCGCCTCCGCCAGCGCCCATACCAGATGTCTTCTCCAACATCTTCTGCTGTCTTACTAGAGTGTCTTGCTGTTTTAAAAGTACGTTTCTTTCCGAAATAATACGATTTTTTTCTTTTTCGGTATTGTTGGCTCTCTCATTGTCCAGATTGTTCATCCTGAGGAGTCTAGCGTTGTCTTCCAATCTACTTCTAGTAATTCTGAGGGCTTCTTGGTCAGTCTTATTTTTGGATTCCTGCGCTCTCGCAACTTGAGCAGTTTCATGGAACCTTTGTAATCCAGGCATATTAGAGGCCATGGAGGCTTTTGCAGCAGTAGGGGCGATCTTAAGCTTATCGGCATCCGATTGGATCTTTTTTATGAGATTTCCAAAGGCCCTTTCGATTTCGCTTGTGTCTGCGCCTATCTTAAGCTGAATTTTTTGATCGGCCATTTTCTTTCCCCAGATCCATTATAAAGCCACTACAGATAAGATTGTCGGTTTGGGCCTACTCCTCTATATCACCCATTCAATAAATTTCTTGACGAATTCCTTAATTTAAGCTACTTTGGTTATATGGCAATTAGTAAGAAAAGTAAAAAGAAGACTGTAAAGAAGAAGATTACCAAAAAGGTCAATAAGGTCGTAGACTTACAAGTACTTCATCTACGGACTCTCATTCAATACTGTTTGGGAGCCATGGACGGAAGAAGTGCGGTTTTGGACGATATCTTCCAGGTTCAAATAAATCGCCTACTCAACCAAATCGTAGAAATTGAGCAAAAACAATGACTTACCTTAAATCATACGCAGAAACTCTCCTCGAGATAGGCAAAATGCTGAGTTTGATCTATATGGTAATGTCCTTTTTTATGGGTTCAGATGGCGCATCGTTCTTCATCTATCTAGCCATCGTATCTTCGGCGGTTGGTCCAGCGTCTTTATTTCTAGAGAGTGAGCGGAAATGAAACGTCTTATAGTTTTAGGATTCATGCTTTTGTCGGTTAACGGTTGGGCTCAGGACGACCAAATTATCGTGGATGGTGGCGTTGGGGTTTTTCATAGTGCTGATAAGGGACTTTCAGAGACTAAGATGATCACAGTCGGGATTCAAGAAGATTTGTGGTACGCCCTTAAGATGAGAGGTACCGGGGGCGCTTGGATCGATAACGCTGGAAATGGTCGTACCGGATCCGCTCTAGTTTCGGGTCAATTGGGATACGAGGTTAATAGTCACGGTCTTATTGGAAGCGTATTTTGCGGTCCCACCCTAATTAGCCACCCTGACCAACAACTTCTTGGCGGCTATTTTGAGTTTATGGAAGATCTTCATTTAGGTATACAGGATGAACATGGAAGTTACATTGGTGTAATGTATCGTCACATTTCGGACGCTGGTTTGACCTCTGTAAATATTGGTAGAGATATCATAGGCTTAGAGATAAGGTGGTAATATATGAAAGTAAAATTTAAGAAGTTACACGATCTAGCCGTTCTTCCCTCGTATGCTAAACCTGGCGACGCGGGAATGGACATTACGACTATAGAAGATGGCTCAATGATTAGATCTGAAAATGGTCAAGATCTCTGGTATTATGTTCGCTACAAAACGGGATTGGCTGTCGAGATTCCGGAGGGTTTTGTTGGACTGCTATTTCCAAGATCGTCTATTAGTAAGTATGCTTTATTTTCCTCAAATGCGGTTGCCGTGATCGATAGCGGATATCGTGGGGAAATGGAATGCAGATTTAAGATAGATGCGGGAATTGTCTCCGATTCTAGATTCTGTATGCCCAATCCAGCAGTTTATAAGAAGGGCGATCGTATTGGCCAATTGGTAATTCTACCGTATCCGATTATTGAGCCTGAGTTTGTGGACGAACTTTCTACAAGCGAGCGTGGTACTGGTGGTTTCGGTAGCAGTAATATTAAGAAGGAGTCGGTATGAATAGAAATCTAATTACTGTCGATATGATTAAGGGAAAGAAGAATAGGTTTAAGGTCGGTCAGAAGGTTAAGGCCAAGCTAAATCTAGCTAAAGAACACGTTGAACATCTGGTGTCATTCTACGGCGTTAAATTTGGTGAAAACATAGGAAAAGAGATTCGCGAACAGGATCTAGAAGAAGTCTACAATTGGATCGGATCATACCTTTCAAAAAATCCACCCGTGGGCGTAGTTTCTTCATATGGTGAGCATGAAATGGATGAGGATTACGCATTCAATGATAAGAAATTCGTATGGGTAGAGTTTAAATTTAAGAGTGGTTTTAAGTTGGGAACCTACGTATCAGAGAAATATCTGACGGCCGTAAAGACTAAATCTCGAAAGAAATAGGTGCGTTAACGGGCCTGTAATTTTCGTCGCAAATACTGGCATTCACGAAAAGGATGTTGTCCTCTTTGTGGGTGCCGTACGATTCGTGAATATGGCCAAAAATATGAGCGCTGGGCTTAACTTCAAGAACCTTCTTTAGAAGTTGTGGGCATCCAACGTGCCTAACGCCCATTTCTCCCTTAGCACCATCATATTCTGGGAACCAATCCAAAATATATTTCGGAGGACCATGGGTTACCAGGATGTCGATGTTATCGGGAATTCTATCCCAGTGTTTCTGGATTTCTTCGCCGGGATAGCGGTTCCAAGCCCAATCACAGAAAAAGGGGGTAATTGCGGATGTCCAAATTCTTAGGCCTTCGATCTCAACAAGTCCTTCATCCATAAAATGGACTCTGGGACAAGCCTCTTCAGCTATCTGTTTAGATAGGGAGAAGTTCTTTTCGACCTGCTTTTCGTGATTACCGTTTAAAGAAATTATATTCCTTGCGGGCTGCTTGTTTAACCACTTATGAAAGTCTTTAACGACATGCGGCTCGCCTCGGAAACTGTAGTCCCCTGCAGAAATGAGTATGTCACACTCTGGAATAATGAGCTTGTTCCACTTGCAGTGAGTATCCGATATTGCACAAATTTTCATAAATTATTCCTAAAAATGGGTGAGGAATTGAGCCTCATTCTCCTAGTAACAAGCTAGGGCTTCATCCTATTAAAAGCTTCCCAAAAACTAACTAACGTTTCCTATTGGCGTCGAAAATCTTGGGTACTTTTTCTGCAGCCATTTGCATGTCAAGATCTCCAGGATAGTGTTTTAAGCAATTATATGCGCGTTTGCGAATACTGGAATGTATTCGCGGAGTTTTCTTCGGATCGAGAAGGTCCCTCATAAACTCTCTGGCGTATTCTACGGCCCTATATTTCTCGTCTGGTAAACTCATCCAATCCTCCTTAGCCCAAAATCTGGCATATTCTCTGGGGCACCTTTAATCGTACTGTATCCATAAAACTTTATCAATCTCTTAATCATTACAACCAGTTCTGGCGTAAAACCGATCTCTTCAGCCAAATAGAACCCCAAAACTACATTCGCCGTATGAATCGCTGGTGAGGTCACACAAATGATCTCCAATACGTCCTTAACCGTAGCTATATCATACGCCCTAATAATTTCTTTCTTCTGCACTCTATACGAATCTAGATCTATAAGCATTATATCATACTACCTTGGATTGAGCAGTTCGTCAAGCCCAATAGGATGAATTATGACTGGATTGTCAATTATGGCGTAGTAACTATGGTACAGAACAAGGCCTAAAAGGAGTGCCCAGACTAAAAATACGAAAATGATGGGTTTTGTATTGGAACTATTCATCTTTTTGCTCTTCGACTTCTTCACCTAAAGCTTCAAATAGTTTATGTAGGTGAATTTCACTATCATCAATAATATACTCCCTAAAATTGCTACGAGCTTCTTCAGTTGTAAGTCTTCCTAACGACCATTCTTTACATATGATGCAGATAAATAACTCCTTAAAAATCCCAATTTTTCTTATCGTCTGGAAAGTCTGGACTTCCCTCGTAAGTATCGATCTTTGTTCTCTGTAGGTCAACTACTTTTATATTTGTATCCTTGCACTTCGAACACTGGGAATCGTCCTTACCGATATAGTTAGTTTCCCAAGAAAAGTTACAATACCAACAAGTTAGCTCAAACTTGTTCATTATCGAAACCAAAAGAAAGAATAAGTTCCCACCCTAGAGTGTCCCTTAATTGACAGACTAAGAGGCAAAACTCGGAGTCATTCTTCATTTGAACCAAAATAGGTGCCATGAAGTATCCAGGACATAACTCTTCGGCCTTCTTAAGAAGCTTATCGCCCTCTTCTTCCATATGGACTTCATACCAATCATGAGCTAGGCAAACCATAGCCTTGGCCACCGTTAGTGGGGGTAATACAGACTTACGGTCATTAAGCCACGCCTGTAAAAGCAGGATCTCACTAATGATTCTACGATCCTTATCTGGAATATCCCCATAAGGCGTCATGACAGTTCGATAGTCTCTGAAAGAAACTTGATTTTGCCATGCACGTCTTGTACCAAGTAATCAATCCAGCTTCCGGTATTTTGGGCAAGATGGTCTGGCCATTTGGCCTGGAAGAGCTTAATGAATGTATTGGCGTGTTTGAGACTCGAGAACTTTTTGATCTTTGGTTCACAGTTGAGAACATACATGAGAAGATGGTAACTCTTAGTCTTATTGGCAGTTTTCTTATTTGTAGTCTTTTTCATAATCCACACACTCCATTAATGCATTCGCGTTCTTGTTCCTCAAAGACCTTACCTTCATCTGCCAAAGCCTCTTCGAGACTAACTCTGGTCAGTGGCTGCCCACCTCTAGAACCATCGGGATAAACAGTGAACCCCCTTAGACGCTTTGCATATTTAAGTAGAGTGTCTGCATTTTTTTCGTAATTAGATTCATTGTTTTCTTTAGATCCCCAGCTTTCCATATTGCAGGTACTGGAAATCGACATATCAACATAATTCTGAACATCGGCTTGGAACTTCACTCGCTGTTTAAAGGTTAGGTCCCCAGAGTCTTTAATGTTTTCGAGCTTGACTCCTTGTTCGAGAAGTCTCTTGACGGATCCATCAACCACATACTGGAACATCCACTTACCGTCTTTGAAATAGCGCCTCTTGTAGGCCTTGCAAAATAGTGGCTCAATGCCGGTAGTGCTCTCTGCTATGATCCCAATGGTGCCCGTGGGGGCAATCGCCCTAACACCCTTGGGAACGGAGACTCCTAGCTGTTTAGCGCCCATAAATGCGGCAGAGTCGCTCTCTTGTTCATATATTGATAGGAACTTGTGGAGTTCTGGGGTTACTTCGTAGTTTTGACCTTTTGCCATCAACCATTCATGAATTCCACCGAGGCCGAGTCCAATACGATTATTCTTGATCCCTACTTCCTTGATTTTAGGGGTAGGAATATCGCTATAAATACCTCCACAAAGAAGGAAAAGTGTCGCGTACTTGGTAGATTCGGCCAGATCTTTCTTATCTTTCATCCGATTAAGCCAAAGAGTTCCTAAGTTGCACTTATCTGAATCATCTTCGCTCGTTACTTCACAGCATGCGTTTCGCAAACTCTCGTTATCCTTACGAAAATTGAAGCTCATTCCTGGTTCTGCAGTAGAGAAGGCCTGTTTGCAGTTCTCAAGCCAAACTTTAGAGGCAAGTTCGTGTTTGGGATGGTCAGAATTTTCAATCGCAATGAAAAATTCCGTATCGTAAATAACTGAAATATTGGTTAGCTCCATAGCAACTGGAAATGTGAAGTCGTTGAGTTTAGCGGCTTTGATTTCTGGAGAATAGTCCTTGAAATGAATAAATTTGAAAACATCGGGATGCGACCAAGAAAGTCCGGCCCAAATTGCCGAGCGTCTTTGTCCACCCTGCATAATAAATCTACCAGATTCGTTCGTCATTTGCATCAAAGCTAGGGGCCCCGTAGACTTACCGCCCGTACGACGAATAATCGCACCCTCTTCCCTAAGTCTAGTGTAGTCTACTCCAATGCCGCCCCCAGTCATAAGGGAGGCCGTAGTCTTATGCATAAGCTCTGCCCAGGATTCACGACTATCTTCGGCACGGAAGAGAAAACAATTATTTACCTGATGAAACTCCCTACCGGCAGAATAAAGATACCGGCCACCGGGAATAAACTTTCTTTCTAAGATAGTATTGTAGATTTTTTCCTTAGTTTTTGTATCCAGAAGCTGCGAACAAACGGCCTCGGTAACTCGCTTGGCCGTATCTGCCCATGTTTCTATTCCGTCTTTGGAATATTTCTGGATATAAATGTCATGTGGGAACTTGCTGGAAAATACGTCGAACTCTTTTTTCATTGGACTTCCTTTTTAGTAATCTGCTGTAGTTCTTCTTTCAACTTTAAGCCATTTGCCTTCATCTGTCTATCAAAATAAACGGTCATGAAGGCACAATTTACAAAGGCCGAAACGAAACAAAACCATTCCCAAGTGCTATCATCAACATCTTCCATGATTTTGTGGCCTAGGAGCTGGCTGATAAAATTAACTAGGAATAGGCCACCAATAAGCTTAGCAACCGCAAGAAACATACCAAGTCTTGATTTGGACATGGCCTTCTTGGCTTTGGCTTGTTGTTCTGGGGTAAGCTCATTCCAATTTTTGAGATCGTCGTCATTCATCGGAATATTCCTTCTTTAGGTCAGCAACCAGTTTATCTAGAGCTTCCTGGCCGTTATATACGGCGTACCAGTCCATCATAGTTACCAGATTGGCCACTGCGCTCTCTTGGGAGAATAGGATCTCGGTTGCCTTTTCTTGGTGTGGCGCCTTCTCATAAACGGTCAACATATCGGAAGTCGTAGAATACTCCCAGAAGAAATCGACATTGGCCCACTTAGCACCATAGCATCCGGGAGGATAGGTCTCTAGCTTGAATTGATAAATTTTGCCCTTCCATGTAGCCATAGTTTAATCCCACCAATTTCTGAGATGTCCATTAACATCTTCTTTCGATTTCAAAAATACAGGGGATTCTTGATCTCCAACTTGTTCGCCACTATGATTAATGCAGCGCTTATCGGCACAATAATACCAATAATCACAGTATTTTTCGGTGGGCTGTGTAACAACCACAAATCCGTCACACTCTTCACAGATGCCGAATTTACATATCCAACTTAATTTCTTCATTGCCTTCAATCCCACCAGTTACGCATATACTTATGCAGAATGTCAAACATCCATTTCTCTTCCCTTTTGGTCTTCTTATCTGTAGCCGCATAGGAAGCTAGACGGTCCGCCAAACACTGAACTTCGTCTTCAGGAGTCTTTATATTGGCATAAGTTGAATGCCATTGGGAGTTTCCCTTATCCCCATAAGGAGTTGTCCAATGCCTATACTTACCCCACTTTTTCTCAATGCGATCGAACGCCACTGAGTCGTAGTTATCGTCTTTAAGTCTGCCTGAAAGCTTAATGGCTAAATCCAAAGCTTTCAAGTCCTTGGGGTCATGGATGGAATGACCATTATCTAGACAAACTTTGATTCGTTTAAGCTTATATTCGATAATGGCAAACATGGAATGGCCATCAAAATCAAAGTCGTTATGGAATACATTTACGTACCACTGATACAATCTCTTGGCCTGGAAAATAGGGTTTCCGAAGTATTTCCAAGTGAGGTCGTAATACCAATCGGCTACAGGAGTTTGGATCCACCAAAGATAGAGCTTTGAGGAGGGTTTGGAATGCGTAGGGTCTTTAAGGGCTTTGGATTGAAACATTTTATTTCCTAACCTAGAACTTCTTCTATCAGACGTTTTACCCAATTATTCTCCGAGGAGACACATTTTAGTTTTTGAAGCGCCTCTTTCATTTTGAAATTCTCCTCCAGAATCCTGTGTCTGTCGGCCATCATAGCATTGTAGCCCCTGAGATCGGATTGGAGTTTTTCGATCTCCGCGTCTCGGGAGGCGAGTGTCTTGTGAAGTACGTCACGCTCATTCTCTGCCAGTTTTCTCATGCAGCAATTCGCATAGCCGTCCTGTTTCTTGCAGTCACAATTACTCATCTTTCGCCCCTCCCTCGCGCTCCGCGAGCTTTGCCTTAACCCTGTCGTGCAGTATGTAATTTACTAAGTCCTCGCGATGTGGCGCGTCTCCGTACTTGTCCATTCCAGCCATGTGCGAGTCTCTTATTTCGATCTTGAGCATCTCCAGCGCCGCCGCCACGCCCTGGTCGAAGCCGAAGGAGGCGCCATCAAACCAATCCTCTTTTGCATTATCATTATTTTCTTGATAACTCTTAACTGTAAGTGGCCACATAAAGTCAGCGTATTTTTCCGCCTCTTCTCGCGCGAGTTTATTGAATTCTTCTTTAGTCATTTCTTCTTTCCCCTATTGGCCATAATCTTCTTAACGTAATCCTGGAGCTTATTGGGATCCGCTCTCTCATCAACCAAAATAAATGCGAACCTCTCTACTGCGTCAATTGGATCTTCAATCTCCAACATATGGACCAAAAATTCCTGTTCATCGCGATTTAGGTATATTTTTCCGTCACTCATCTTTGGTCTCTTCCTGAGGTTCTTTGAGGGCTTGGCGGGCGATCCTTTGATTGATGAATAAGTGGTGATCCAGAATTTCGTTATTTTCCTCATCACTATTGCACAATTCAGTTCCATATGTGGGTTTCGCTACGACCTCAAGCGCCCCTCGATACCGCTCGCAGCGGGCTTTCAGCTCCTTATTCCCTTCTACGACTCTCTCGTGCATCCAGCTCGGAATCCTCTCCTGTGATTCCTGAGTGAGCCGGGCAATCTCCGCGTCTCTGGAAGCGAGGACGGCCCTAAGATTACTTGCTGCGGATTGCTCGCTTTCCAAATAGCCACGAAGGTCGTCACATTTAGCACAATCGTTCCAGTCACTCATCTTTGGTCTCTTCCTGAGGCTCTTTGAGAGCATTGCGGGCAATCTTAGTGTCGGTCGCCAATACAGTAGCGCAAGAGGCGTGATCGATAGCTAACCAATATCCCTCTTTCTCGTGACGAGGCCTGTGCTTTGATGCAATCGATTCAAGGGCTTCTTTATACCGACTACATTGGGCTTTCAGAGTCTTATTCTCCGATATGGAAAGCTCTGCAATGCGCTCCCATGTGTCGTCATTCTTAGAATCGCGATACTGAATATTGGCAAAAAGATTCTCGTTTGCTTTCTTCAACCACTTCACCTCCACTAGAAGTTCCTGGTTCTGAATAACAATGCGCCCGTTTTGTTCTTCCATCTCTGAAAGCTCTTTCTTCAGCGCCCCAACCTCAACCCTCGCCTGCGCCCAGTTCTTTTCCCATTCATGCGCGGCGGTTTTGTATGAGTCGCGTTCGGTAATGAGCCTCATCCGTTCCGACTCAAGTCGCAGCACATGCTCCGCGTGCATTTTGTCGCGGTCCTCCAGGGTGGCTCTGAGCGCGTCTATCTCATCCAGAAGCTCCGCGACTTCCTTGGATAGGAGCCCGGCCGTCACGCAGCCGCATGATGGACATTCGTCGAATTCTTCAGGCATGGGCTTCCCTCTTCTGATCTCGCCTATTTTAACTTCCATCTTTCGCCCCTTCTTGACCTTCAACACAGACTACTGATTCTTCTGGCTCATCATCGAAAGCACCCGCTTCAAGTAGACAATCAAAACACGCTTTATTCCCATCTTCGTCTAGCAATTGGGTTCCATTATAATCAAAGTAGGCGAGTGCATCATTGCAAATGTGACAAATCATATTCTTAGCCATAATTAAACGTGAGTCCTTCCTTTGTATCGAAGATGGATTTTCCACCCTGTATTAGCACTAACTTAACCTTACGCGACTTCTTAGGACAAAACAAGATAAAAGCAAAGATTAGGAGGAATATCTCGAGAACCATTACTTCTTCTTAGAAGGCTTTTTGGACTTCTTATCCTTTGGGGCATCTTCAAACATTTGCTCCAAAAGAGATTTGACTTTCTTAGTTTTATTAGACTTCTTGGTCTTTTTTGTTGGTTTCTTGACTGACTTCTTTTTGGACTTCTTGGCAGGTTTGAGACTATCCCCGAATTTATCGAACTTGGGTTTAGGCTCATCTGTAGACATGGGAACTGGACCAAACTCGCACGGTCCATTGCACTCGGGACAGTTTTCTGGATACTGATCGATATCAAATCCGCCATTATGCACAGGAAGATCTCCACTAACAGTCTCGGGAAGGTCGTATCGATCATTTGTGGACCATGGCTCGTCTGCGTCGGGTTTATAGGTATCTGGACCCGCATCTGGCGCCATTTCAGCGGAGGTCCAACCAGTCAATGCGTAACTAAGGGTGCCAAAGATAACAAAACAGATCACGACTCCAAGCAAATAATAACTCATTTTAGAGGCCCTCCAGGACCAACATTCGAACATTTCCTTCTTCATCGTCTACACAAAGATATCCAGCTTTGGTATTAACCCAGATAATTTTATTGGTTTCTGGGGTGCCCTGTGCAGCAATGATTTCCCATCGGCCACGCAATTGATTGGTGGGACGACGATCTCGATCAAAAGTAAGATAAACTGTATTGTCGGTTCTGACTCTAAGACTCCACATCATGCACTCTCCTTTGTAAATAGGTCACACCATTTGTCGTGTTTGTGGGAATTGACTGAATGGGCGCCACATCCACACTTCCTAGTTGGTTCCGAACTTACGTTAATCTTGACATCCGCATATTCCAATGTTGGCATTTGTACGCCATTAATATAGACAGTGGCATTGGAGGGAGTATTTGAGATAGTATTGGGACCGCCACTAATAGCGAGTAGTTGAGCGGAAAGACCGAAAATTCCAAATCTGTCCTTAATCACAGTATCGTTCTCCCATGCAAGGTTGCAGTTTTGGAGCAATTCTTGATAGGAAGAGGACTTTGATGGGCTATAGGGGCTTCCTAGAGCAAAGAAAAATATCGTATAGTAGCCCATATTGCACGTATAGCTCCAATAATAACTAGTAGGGAGCTGGGCGGCAACTTGATTCAGAAAGGTGGACTGGTCAATCTTTGGGAATACTGGGGTTGGAATAGATGGACTGGAGGGAATGAGGGTGTTAGTTACGTTACCAGTTAATGCTTGAGCTGCGGAAGTACTGGTTAATTGGGCGAAAGAATTGTCAGAATCTTTAATAACGCACCCAGATTCCCAGATATGAGAGACATTGGCTAATTTCCACGTAATGTCGTTTCTTGATTCCGCCAAAGTATCCAGCGCGAATATGTAGTCTCGTGCGCCCAATATCCCAATATAAGTCTGGGAATACATACGTTTATGTGAATTTTTGATCCAGACCGTACTTCTGAAATAAGCTCCTGTGCAGTTCATATTTAAAGGCTATCCGAAGAAGGTGGATTTGTCAATTTCTTTCTTGGACCAGATAAGTCTTTTGAGCTTTTCCCTTTGTGGCATTTATAACATAAAATCTGGACGCCCTCTAGACCAACAGATAAGGGAGAATTGCCCTTATAGATACACTCCTTATGGTCCACTTCGGGCCGATAGCCTTTCTCGCATTTCTGCTTAAGTCTTTTCATTAGGGACCAATTAAACTCGGTCCTAAAGTTGGTTGGTTTACCATAGATTCGGCCATTAATTAGGAGCTGTTCGATCAGGGGTACGTAATCATGTTGGCATAAGGCACACCTGAAGTCTTGTCTAACCAATAGGTAGAATAGGGACTCCTCGTGCTGGGGCCGGAAATGCGCTTTAGCACTAAGGGAGCAATCTCTACCACAGTACTTTTTACCCTTTACTTTCGTGGAGTTGCACCATGCGCACATCTTGATGCCATCAATAACAATGGTCTTAATTTTATCTAGGGCCTCATATCGATTGGTGCAGCTTTTGATTAAATCTATGGCGATGGGGTTGAGGGGAAGCTTGAGGATCATATGATAAGATATATCACAATAAACAAAAAGCGCCCAACTAATTAAAGTTGGACGCCTTTCAAATTCATCCTACCGTGGGTAAGTAAATTAAGTGATTACGTAGGCGGCAGAACCAACTTGAGAAGTAGCCTGACCAGCCAGAATAGCGATCGCCTGAACCGTCTCACTAGCACTCACAGTGATGGGTCCAGTATAGAGAGTGCTATGGACAGTAGGAGTCGATCCATTGACGCTGAAGTAAATAGCCGCTCCAACGGTTCCACTACTGATCGTTACAGTTTGCGACGCAGGATAAGATCCGCCAAGAGGACTGAAGGCTGGACGAGCTACCTGAGAGGAAACAGGAAGCAATACGGTCGTAACTACCGCACCGTTGGAGCTGGAGAATGCTTCAGCCATAACTGGAGTCTCAGGTCCAGTAGAAGGCGCTACAACGGCCGTCGCCGCACTCAAAGTGACCGCACCCGTAAGAGCAATCAGGGAACCGTTAACCGTTCCACCTTCAGTAACCGTGATACTATCTTCAGCAATGACATTACCGTAAAAAGTAGCGCCAGCGCTTGCCACACTCTGATTGATGGTAGCTGAAGAGCCGACGATCCAATAGATACTTGTATTAGAAGCCGTTGCACCACCAGTGAACACCATAGTTGGAACGTCCGTACTACCAGAAGCCCCCGTTAACAACGTCGATGGTGAGTACAAGATATACGTACCGGCACCATTGAAGGTGAGAGTGCTATGCCCAGATGTCAACGACAATCCGAAACTAGTGGCAGATTGATAGTTGCCAGGAGTTAGGGTTTGACCACCAAGTTCAGCGGCAATCGTGGTACCGGCCAACCCTAGGGTCTGTTTAGCTGTGAACGAAGCTTGAGCTGCAGTTTGAGCGCTGGACGCGACACCATCAGCAATGTGCTCTCCGCCAGAATAGACAGCTGGTGGAAAACCAGTAATGGATGTACCAGGATAAATGCCCAGATCTCCAGTCAATACGCTGTTACCCGTATTTGTAACCGCTGAGGCTCCCAAGACAGCGAAGGCGCCCATCCCACCCGAAGTAGCATTCATAGCTAATACCGTTTTAGCAGCTACCTGTGCGGCGGTATCTCCAGAAAGGATCGTAACCTCGATCCCCGTAAACCCAGCAGGGGCTGGATCCGTATTAGAACCACCGGAAACATTGTACCATACGTAGTACGAGTTAGAGTTTCCTCCGGTATAGATTTTAAAGTATTCGCCAGCACCGGTAGAAGCGAAGGCAGAACCCGCAGGGAACGTCATAACATCGTATTGTTGAAGCGCTGGCCCTACAAAGTTAACCGCAAATGAAAATCCCGCAGGCATCGTGACATTCATCGGACTTGAATTTGCGAACCCATTAGGGTAAGCATTTGGAGCAACATTGGGGAGAAAGTTTGGATAGCCAGGAACCTGGACGCCGCCAGCTAGATTGGCCAAGACGGAAGCCAGAGCCGAATCGGGCATGCTGAAGCCATCTTTCAAAAACTGAGTATCGCGCACCGAAAGGCTATATGTACCCAAAATACAGGCCTGAATATTTGAGGCCACGTCTGGCTCCGTGGCATCACTCAATCGAGTAAAATCGATGGTGGAAAGGACGGTGCCGTTTTGGATGGCCGAAATCAGATTATTACCGGAAGTTGTACTCCCCATACCGCTAATAAGATATGATTGTGCTTCTAAAGAAATTGACATTTAAGACTCCTAGTGTTTTTTGACCCTTATGTGGGCTGATTATAAGATTGGCTGAACTCGGACAGTTATAGTAACTACTTGATTTTATTCACTTTCATCTTTTGGCTCTGGCACTATACATACCATGATCCAAAATCCTACGGTGGGACGATCGGATAGGCCATAGTAAGCATGGCAGGCTTCTCCGGTAGGATAGCCCGTCTCTGGATTTAATTCTAGCCAATAATGGTCTGGGTAAGTCATTTGTCGTCCTCTAGGTGACATTCTTAGTCACATACTAGTCCTATAGCTTCTTAACTATCATTTTGGGGGTAGATTCGGACTCTACCGTGAAACTCTTATTGCAATGTTCGCAAGTAAAAGAACCCTCAAATTCCATATCATCAATGGGATCTATACCAAAACGATACGTGTTCATATATCCAGGCTTCTTTTGGTCTGAAGTCTCCTCACCACAATGAGGACAATCAATTAAAAGAGTGTCATAACAGCCCATTTAAGATCCTTCCGATAGAGTGTCTTTACTCATTGGGGTTAGGCCTAGATCTTCTCTAACGCAATTCAATAGTTCAAATCCGAGATCGACCATATTAACTCCTCCTGGATTATGTATGGCGGCAAGAAGTTCTATCTCGAATGTCTTGATACCACCCTCAGTCCAATGCCTAATAGGCACGATCTTCCGTAAGTCCATAATTATTTTTTCTCTGTAAGACCAGCCGCCTTAGCCTCTTCAAGCTTAGCATTAACCATAGCAAGTTCCCTACTGAGAAACTGGCGATATGAGGTCTCCCGATTCAAATGCTTTCCAGGAAGATTCTTATCCTGGAGCTTATTCTTGGTATCATTGGCGTACTTAGTCAAACTGGCGAACTTTTCTTTAGTCATATTGGTCTCCTATGGGTTATAAGCTATCCTACATTCCTTCTTATGTCAAGATACTTCTTCCTCTCCTAAACTCTCAATGTCTTTTGTGGGAATTTCCAGCCACGAATAAGCTTCCGGGTCCATAGAAATAATCATTTCTCGAGCTGCTATAAAACCAGCCTTATACAAATCCATTGCAAATTCCAACTCAATTTGTACTGGACGATTCCCGAAATCCAAAGTTACTAGGCCTGAATTTAGAGCTGCCTCTCGGGCTAATTGATCAATTTTCTTCATAATTTATTCCTCTACACAGGTAATAGGCCTGTTATTGTATACATGAAATTTCTCAATTGCCAATTCGGCCTGATTTATAGCGCTCTGCTCGTCCGGAGCATAAACTTTTACCTTAGATTCGTATGAAGATCCTACACAATCCCAAATTGGATTATTGAATGAATCCGAGGGTATAGATGAACATCCGGTTAGGAAAAGACCTAAGATAAAAACCTTTACCTTAACAAAGACGGACGCCTTCTTTGGAGTTTCCCACTTCTTATGGAATGGATTTGCCAAACAAAACTCCTGAGTACATTGGCCTTCATTATTAAGAAGGGTTTCGCACATACAGCAATTACAAATAATGATTTCTGATCTTGGATTTGGACAAACTAGTCTTCCCTCGTATACTTTACCAAAAAAATCGATGCCTGCTTCTGTAATTACACCATCCCTTAGTACCCATCCATAATCTGGGTGGAACATGTGTTCGGCTGGTCCCATGTTGAGAGCGGATTGTATTGCCGCTTGTTCAACTTCTTCTTCGGTCATACTTAAGCCTTCTTCGTATCGCAATGTGCACAATATTCGTATTTGGTCCAACCGGAATCGTAGGTCTTCCAGGAATGGTCGCAACTCTTTGAAACTACTGGAAGTTCCATAAGATCTTCTTCATTGAAAACAGAGGTATGTCTCATGCGATTATATTCTGTGGCATTAGAACCATTAGGAGCGATCTGAAAAAGAAAATCGTCGTGATCGTAACTAACATTATACGTTACGGCCTCAATATCCGGATATCTCATGACATGCCACCCGGTAACAACGCCTTCCTTGTTGAGGGGTTTAATAAAAACTTTCTCCATCACACTAAATTTAGTCACAATCATACTTCCTCCTCTGTCGCTTCTCTAAAATCCTGAGGGTGCGTCAACCAAACAACCTCACCAGAATGCTTGATAACGGCGCAATGCCCTGGAGCATTAGGGATGTCGCCCAAATATAAAACGCTTTCGCCGATCTTAATGAGACCATCTTTGTAAGCTTCCGGATGTTCCTTGCCATAAGGGGGTTCAAATATTACTATTGACAACTTCTTAAGTTTTTTCATTTTACTCCCATAGAATCGCACAAAAGTATACCAATGTCAAACCTTTATTACTTCAAAACACTTAATCTCGCAAAGAGGGACGTAATAGCCCGTATCTTCATGGACATATCGACCCCTAGAGATGAAATTTTCGATGCACCGTTCAGCCTTATCCCTAGACGAATCCTTATCTAAATAATATTGTCCTAACCAATCAATTTCGCAAGTTGGTTCAAATGTGGAGGACATAACAATCTCGCCACCTTTTGTTTTCACTTTAACTCTAAACTTTGGCTTCAGATTTTGTTCGGCCAACCAGTCTTTTTGCTTTTTAACGAGAGCTTCCATTTCCTTCTTACTGGTCTTTCTGTCAGAAAGAATTGCCCACATGAAAAAGGCTGGAATTGCCATAAATAGAGTAAGCACGTATCCATTAGTCATTAATAAGCTCCTTTGCTCTCTCCATCCAATAGTCCCTATTTAGGGACCTCACTCCGGTTGTAGGCCATTCCACAATATCTATAAGTGCCGAGAGAACTTTTACCAACTCGTCTCTTCGTTCTGCAACCAATCCTAAGACTCCAGATTCGTCATCTCTTTGGCCAGTAGCAATGAAAAGTTGGTATTCGAGGTCTATAACGTGCTTTTCTAGATCCCTAATGCGCTCGAATGGACCTGGCTTATTGGGGTTGTAATTTGTCCGGACTGATTCCACAATGCATGAGTGGCAAGAGAAAAATTCTTGATGTGGACACTTCATATTCAGCTCCAAATACCCTTCCTATATCCACTAACCCTATTTACCTTTAGGAACTCTCTGACTTTATTATACTCTGACAGTTTTAATACCATTCCCTTACCGTCGAAACGTATAATAGAAGCGTGAATTTCGGACTTGGTACCACGATCGAAATATGACTGTGGCCATCTAGACGTATGTTCCCATTTCTTCTTATGAAACTCCTTCATAAATTGGTCAAAGGTGCCATATCCCCAAACATCAGAGTGATTGATTGTCATCTCCTTATGAACTTTTGATTCAGTGTCGAGATAGGCATTGACGATGACCATTAGGAAAATGGCGACTAGGGAAAGGACGGCGATTGGTAATATGTAGTGCGTCATAGTATGACCATAACTCAAAGTTTTTGGGGTGTCAATAAGTATTTTGTATTGCAAGTTAAGACACAGTTTGTGCTATAAGTTGTGCTTTAACTTTATAGCTAGGGATAAAGATGAGTAATTTCGAATACTTGTAAAATACGGTCCGATACTTGTTATTTCATACAAGTATGATCTGGTTCTGGATCATTTTACGTTTCATGGTCCACAAATCATCGTGGAATGATACCCTTCACGCCATACACATAACCTAAACTCTTGGTTTATCACTATCTAAGTAATTCATTTTAAATATACCCCTTCAAGAGCCCTAAGGACTAGTTCTGCGTCTTCCCAAGAGATTTGATACTTACCTTGAATTACGATTCCGTTCCGCATACAATCTAAAGAAAGCCCCGAAACAGTACATCCAGAAATGGAATCCCTGGTAAGATCCGCCAAGGCATTCATCAAAGGGATGGGATCAAATGACCAATTAGTACCGATGCAAAGAAAACTGTCCTTCAACTCGACCTTCCATGGCTTATTATCTGGATTATCTCTACAGTCGTAACCTTCCTTTGGGCCAACATAAAAGGGTGCGAAGGTGGGTTTTGGATTTTGGCGATAAACCGAATAGCCTTTGTAAGGATTGGAGGAAAAATTGTACCATTGGCTGTCATCATCGTTATTATGTTTTCGCTGTACTTTATCTGTATATTGTGACAGGAGAAGATGTTCGGCTTTTATGCCCGCATTCGCGGTTGCAATTAGGGATTCAAGATCAGACTCTTCCTTGACCAATTCGAACCGACTGACATCTACGCTAATATCTGCCGAAGTCATTTCAACGAAATCCATGTCGTTTTCGTAAACTGCAGAGACTGTAAAGGTCTCTCCGGGATGACCAGTAAAAGAACCATCGATTGAATCTCCAATACAAACTACCTTATCACCTACCTTGAATTTAGTCATTTTATATTCTCCAACTTATAAATATCACACCAATCAGAGTGATTGGCGAATCCATGGGTTTCTTTTCCGCACTCGCAGATTGGGACTAAAATGGGAGTTCTGAAGGAAGGTCCGGCCCCCTCTATACTCTTACGAAACGCTTCTCGAAACCACTCGATATCGACCAAATCTGGTGTAACGCTAAAGTTGCCAATAATTAAAGTGCCCATAAATTACCTCAAAATTTGTAAGTGGGTAGGGCGCTACTCCTACTATTGGATATTCAGTGGTATTACCCATATCGCCTACGATTGCGTGTCTCTAGAGAAGGTACGTTGACGCGGCGTCCACCGAATCCGTCTTCCTGTCCTCAGCTTTCCACGCCGCCACTTACTTAAATAAGGTCTCATAGATTAACCAAGGGGTCAAGGGAATTTTTGGACGGATCTGTCCTTGGAAGGCTTTATTCTTAAATTTAGGCCAAAATCGTAAACTAAAACAGTTGAAAACCAAAATCCTCAATGAAATCAACAAACACTTAAAAGAATACTTGGATAAACCAAAGAAGAGAAAGATGACTCTTATCTATCATGGCTAAGAGCAATTAATACAAACTATTATTGGTTAATAGTAAAATAAATTATTAGTTTTGGTTAAAATACATAAAAAGAAAGAACTGGACAGAGGAAACGAGGTGTGAGATGGTGAAAGTATGAAAAACAAGCAAATGCGAATTGACGGTCTTATTAAGCGCCTGCAAACCGTCCGGAAGAAATATGGGAACGTGCCCGTGAACACTTTGGACTATACTGAGTTGGAAAGCAATGGTGAGATTGTCTCCGCTCCCATTTCCTTTTGTTTTGTAGAAGATGAAGGTGGGAGTCTAAGCGAGCTTCAGATTATCAATATGTCTTTGGCTCAAGATCTAGATCCCTGGAATAATTGAGGAATATATGAACTTAGTAGCAATTGCACTATTGTGCCAAGTAACTGGGGTCGCACAGGGCCATAGGCAGAGGGATCCGACCTATGATGAAATTCAAACGACACAACAATCGTGCCAAAAGTACTATGTGAAGTGCTGGAATAATAAGCGTGAAGAGCAACTTAAGAATGCCGCAAAAGGTGGAAAGTTAACCCAGGATCAGATTTACGATTCAGACGCCTTCCTAGCCCAATGTGTATTGGAGAGACCGTGACCTACATCTTAAAGACTTTATTGGGGCTATTCGCCGTATCATTACTATTGGCGGCACTTTATAAGACTGCTTATTTTATTGGAGGGCTATATGATCCAACAGATATGACCAATCGAATCGAAGGGGGAATATTTACTCTGATCGTTGCACCATTTCTGATTCGAGGACTCTATTGTGTAGGAAGTGATATTTGGGGATTGATTCGGGGAGAAGTGTTCTAATGGGATGTTCTTGTCATATCGATCCTCCGTGTAACTATTGCACCGAACTTTACGAATGCATGGGGTGGGAATTAATTCAGACTACAAAAGTTCCCGGATCGTATATGACATGTCTGGTTTGGAATTATTATCAAGCAAATCAAGCATTTAACTGTCTATTCGCACCCTCTCCAATTTTGTGCCTTGACGCGAATAAGATGACCATGAGATATTGTAACTCGTTGATGGAAGCTAAAGAATTTTACGAGGAGACTATATGAAAGGCGCTAGACCGCTTACAGACCAAGAAATTCAGGGAGTTCTCAATGATCTCAAGACTTTACGGGACAAAGCTCTACTGATCCTTGGCTGCAAAACGGGCCTCCGTATCTCAGAAATGCTTTCTCTCACATGGGGAGACGTTATGGAGCACGGATCCATTGGGGATTATGTGACGGTCCAAAAGAAGAACACAAAGGGTAAGATCGAATCGAAGACTCTACCTCTGGGACCAACGATCAAGGAAGCTCTCAGAACCTATCATGAATCCATTAGACCCATTGACCTCACTCAACCCCTTTTCAAGTCCACTCAATCCAATAAGTCGATTACTCGAGCCCAAGCCCATAACGTGCTCAAGGATGCCTTCAGGAGCCAAAAGTTGACTGGGAACTGTTCGACCCATTCCTGTCGAAAGAGCTATGCCCAAAGGATCCACAAAGCCTTAGGGGAGAAGATCGAGATGACACAGGTAGCTCTCTGTCACCGGAGCCTCTCAAGCACGCAGTCCTATATTTCCGTTGATAGGGAAGCCGTGGAGAAGGCGATTGTGGGGTTGGGATAATGAATCCCCGGAGCGCAGCGACCAGACGGGCAGATCACCGTAATTCACTATCGCAAGAAAGTTCGGAATAATAAACAGTGCCATCTGTTAGGGTGATCTGACATCCCTCGCTCAACCGCTTCTTACAGGACTTGAACGTATTAGCTAATTCTAACTTACATGGATGGTAATCAAACTGCTCATACTCCTTCACTAATTTTACGTCTAAGTGCTTGGAATACTTCTGTATTGGAGCGCATTGTAATGCAAAATCGCTAAAATGACCAACGTTGGAACAAAACATCGTAGCTACGGCGAAGAAAGTGTTCATGTCTTCTCCACCAGGCTTTCAACTCTTTCCATAGAAAGCTCCTCTAACTCCTCATCGTTGTATTCACGCCCGTTATCGAAGTTATTTTGGGCATCTTCTAGGTCAACACCATCAACCCAGGCCTTCTTACGGACTTTTGCAATGTAGGTGACTTGAAATTTCTTAATAGTTCCGGTCATTTAGTTCTCCAAAAGTTTAGCGTAGTGGGCCAGGGATTCGAACCCCGGACCCAACCTGTTCTAGGATGGGAATCGAACCCATCGGGGCAGTGCTAACTGCAGTACCGGACACCCACTACGTTAAATAGAAGCTACCATGAAGGGGGAGGCAGAGTCAAATGAAAAATAAGGGCAAAGATTATTTATTGACGCTAGCCATAAGCTGTGATAGGTTAACTATATAGCGGCGCCGAAAGCCAATGGGAAAGCAAGCTACGAAACCAAAGGCCGATTCCAGCAACCTGCGAACGTGGGTTGGGTAGGTGACCGTAAATGAGTGGGCTGGCAGATGTGACTGCCAGGGTCTTCCGGAAGCACTATCCAGGGCGGAAGTTAAATAGGTATGAGGCGCGAGCCTAGGGGTAAATCGAGAATCCCTACCCACTAAAATTTAATGTCCCGGGCCGAAGGCCAAAGGGGCTACGGGATTGAATTGGCGAGCTTATAGGCGGCCCATTCTTCGGTCAATGAGATTGCATTTATTACACCAATTACCTCCCTTAAGGTGATTTCCATCAATTTTTAATTTATGTCCTCGTTTGCAGTCAATGCTGTACTTATGGTATTGCGTTCCCAAATAAACTGTATCTTCTAAAACGCCACCTTTGGATTCCACTATATCCTTCAGTTCTTTCAACCTATCGTCATGTTCACTGCGGTACACCTTCTTCAGATCAATTTCAATGGGTCTTTTAACATCAAGGCTAATTCCAAATTCGCCCAACCTATTGAAGATAAGGGCTTCTAGGTCGCTTTTATCGAGTTTGGGGCCAAAAGTAGGTATTACGATTAAATTAATTCCATTTTCGTTACAGAGTTCTACTTTCTTGCAGTCGTTATCTTGAAGAGTTTTTAGTTGTTTCTGGCCGCCCCAACTTTTAATGGCCTTATAGTGCTGTCTTCCTTGATATTCGAATGCGAGTTTTAATTCCTCATTATAACCATCTAATTCTAATCCTTTCAGCCACTTAGGGTACTTGGTTGGGAACGGTTTACCGAAAATGGCTTCTAACATCGCCCTACAATAAGCTTCTCCAAAATAAATCTTGCATTCTGGGCACCAACTACCGCGTATTATATTCCGGGGCGTTGCGGACCAGACGTGCTTCTGTGGGCACTCGAAATCCATTTTGGTGTGATTACCGATATACTTATCCGACAGCGTAATACCACCACGTTCTTTAGCTAAGTTACTAATCCTTTCGAACTGTTCTTCTTTATTAAGAATGTGGTCCCTAGCGAGAGGAGCTTCTTTCACAATACGTTCCACAAAACCATGTTGGTGAATGGAGGCGTGTAAGGAACCATCTTTTTTACGAAGCTCTTTTAGGCTAGTAAACTTACGCGCTTCTTTTAGACAATTGTCGTAATTTTTCAAATAGCCTGAGGGTCGAGGCCCCAACTGTATTGTATTTATTGGCATATAAAATATATGTATCATATGTCTGCATAAATAGGAAGGATTTTTGGCACGATTTCTATATAAAAATTTTTAGTGAAATCAGGGGGTTAGGACGGACCAATTTAGGGCTTAAATTTTAGGAAAAATAAAATTTATTTAGTGATATCAGGCACTTAGAATAAATGTAGTATCATGGGCCTTTACTTTCCCATACCCTAATAGACACTGCCTTGAGGGAATTATGTCAATCATTTCATATAGTTACGTTGAATTTGTGTGATCAAACTTTATACATATACACCATATGACACATAGGTATACTGTCATTCTACTAACAGGGGTCGTGACACATGGACGCCCATGCAAGGTTGATGCCTGGAGACAGCTCGCTATAGGCGCGCCACGCATTGTATGCACTCCTATGACTCCCGATGCCTCAAGTCGTCTCATATGGCATCGTGGCGCGTCTAATGGGTTATAGTTGGACGGTCGATTCCTATAGTTGGGCTATAGTTGAGGGGCGCGGGCTTATAGCCATGGCGTCACGCTTATATTGGGTTATACATATCCCCAAAACGTCAAACGACTTTTACAGCTAAGTCCATAAAACTATTGAGTTTTGATTTTGAGACGTACCCGGATGCGGGTGGCAGTTGAGATGGTAGACGCAACAAAGCGTCACGCTGATATGAGTCAGGCGACGCGGTTTGACTTTTATTTTTGTTACACTAAGGAATAGGGCCACCCAAACCGATCGAAAAATGGGGTGGCCCGTAGTAAAGATTGTCGATCTTTTATACAAACGTATTGATCTTAGACGCGTTACTAATGACACACTTTAATGATTTCACATAGTTACGGCGCAATAGTTTGGCCTACCCATTGCAGTTACCCTCTCATGGGAACACACTTTGAAACTGAAGTCTGCTCTAGATGCCATGGTTCAGGTAAATACTCCTTTTGCGAGCGATACGCCGACCGTTGTTTTAAATGTGCCGGTCAAACGGTCGTGCTGACTAAACGCGGCGCCGCAGCTAAGACCTATCTCGAAACATTGTGCTCTAAACCCGCTAGCTCCCTCATGGTTGGAGATCGTATTTCTAGAAATAGTGTGACTTATGGCGGTTCTGTGTATTCCTACATCGCAACCGTGACCAAAGTTGAGGATGCTAACGATTCCCAGTCTGGCACGGTTATTGATGGTCAAACCGTTTGGACTAATAACAAAAATGTCTGCATAACAACGGAACATCCTAAGTATGGCATTGTGGGCCTGATATGCTCCCCAGATAGTCTCGTTAGGACATATCCTGTTGATAACGCTGCTAAAATCGCTATGGCATTGGAATATCAGGCAAAATTGACTAAACAAGGCAAACCGCGAAAGGTCTCTATATGAAAACCCGATTTAGTACGATCGAACAAGTTTGGGAAGCGATTGAGAACGGTAAAGAAGTTTTTTGGTGCAATGACTCCTACCATCTCACAATAGAGAACCCATCTCACAATAGAGAACCTATCTCCCTTCAGTGACACATTTACCTTGAAAGATGGCAAGTTGCTTAGAGTTACCTATATTGAGAACTACTTTGGGTCTCTCCTACTAAAATCAGAGATTCCAAAGCTATACTGCTATGGCCCTATAAAGATGGTTGCCTAAGTCTTTTACACTGTATACTAGTTCTACGGTTATTTTACTTCAGATTTCAATAGTTTCGCGTACTTATCTTTGGCACGCTGTTAGCATTACCTAGTACCGTACAGATTGAAAAACAAACTAGGAGAACTCAATATGACAATTCAAATTGGTGATTTATACCCAGTTGGGATGATTTTTACAACTGACGATGGTCGTATGTATATCGCTGACGGCAGCTATAGACGCGAAAAAGACGAGACTCCGATGGGAACGAAGGACTAGTATGAAATTATCAAAGTATGACAAGAGGTATTGAATATGAAACCCCAAACACTCATAGTTTATACGACTCTCCTAATAACTGCCCTAATCGACCTAATGGCGCGGAGTTAATTTATGACTATCAAGAAATACATACAAGTGTGTGATCCTGGACATGGTTGGCTGAAAGTACCTAGGGCAGACTATGACGCTAGCGGTTTCAAGGCTAGCTCCTTCAGTTATCAATCGGATAATAGTAAGTACATCTACCTTGAGGAGGATTGTGACCTATACGGGTTTTTGAAGGCGGCCGGTCTCCTAATGCCTTTCAATGGCTCATGGGCTATTGATAGATCTAAAGTCGAGATAGCCTATAAGCATGTTAATAAAACTTCGATTAGGGATATGCGTCCTATCTCCCTAATGACTAGGGCGGAATATGAAAGTCGATTTAAAACCTTGAATCTCTAAACTGAAAGGATTAATATGATGAAACAAGACGAATTTATTAATTTCAATAGTTCTAAGGGTTTCCATTGGTTTGATAAAGGAAGCATGGCATTTTTTAGGTCTAGGGTATCTAATTGGGATTCTATCTCGGGACTATTCATTAGCTCCGAACGCGGTCCTAATGGCGGTCGTGCCTATTCCATTCGAAAGGCTGACTTTGAGACTGGGAATGTTTCGACTATCGGTAAATTCCAGGCTTATGATTCTATTGGATCGGCCAAGACTGCTTTGAGACGCTTATTGCGAAATGGTTAACTATTAATCACTGTCTACTAGTTCTACACTTAATTGGCTTCGTATCCCTGATTTTATTAGCTTTTATCTTGGCCCTTCGATTGCAATACTATAGAACCATATATAGGAGACTTCGAAAATGAAACCGCTTAAACTAAATGAATTGATTAAGTTACTCGAGTCTAATGGCTTCACCCTGATTCGCTCTAATGGTCACATGGTGTACGCAAATGGTATCGTGAGACTTGCCCTTGCCCACCAGCGCGTTGTTTCCCCTGGAATCATGAGGGAAGCAATGAGGGCTATTAAGATGGTTCAGATCGGGAAGGTTGCTTGATATGCTCGTATTTATTGTTGAAATCGTACCAACTAAAGAATCGAAAGGATTGTATGGCTAAAAATCAATATGCCATTTTTGACTGGGCCGGCAATAGGCACGATACCCTTGGTACTTTCGAATGCTTTGAATCGGCTTGGGACTTCATTTTGGGCGATTTAACCGATAGACTATCTCTAATTGAGGAAGACTATCAGGACTACTACGTGGAGAGGGTTTCAATATGATCACGACTTTGCTAGTTATTACCTATATCTCTTTAACTGTATTGGTTTATGACGTCTCAACTTCTTGAAAGGATTTATATGACCACAACTACCTATATTGTTAAGTTTACTAAGCATTTCGTTTCTGGCTCTCTTAGAGGATTGACCTATGATACCGAAGTTACCTATCCAAATTTGGATGCCGCGTCTCGCCATGTGTCATTCTGTCATGATCACTTAACTAAACCAGTTAAGGCTTTTGGTGGGTCAAACTATACCTGCCATAGTGCTCGAATTGTGCCTGTAACTCGACGTTGCGAGGAATAAAAGTGATCTATGGGACACATAACCTTGCTAGTATTCATTCTCCTATTCTCATGTGGTCAAAATCCAAACGTGGCACCTATTCAGGCCGTAACGGTCGATCCTGCTTTACAGCCATACTTTGACGCATTCCAAACGACTATCGGTTATCCCTCAACTGGCATCAATGGTCAATTTTCCGATACTGAATCGAATCCAAACCCATTAGGCGAAACTATTGGGGAATGCACTATCTATAGCGATGGCATTCGGACTATCCAAATTGACTCTTCGTTTTGGGCTTCTGCCGATGAATCTGAAAGGACACAGATCGTTTTTCACGAAATTGGGCACTGCGCCTTGAATTTACAGCATATTGTGAGTGAGTTACCTAGTGGTTGTCCTACTAGCATTATGTATCCGTATACGTTTGGGGATAACCCATGTTATGCGTCTAACCTGACCTACTATTTTAATGAACTTGCTTCACATAGATAAGACTCGTATAACTTTCATACAATCGTATAGTTCTTAATCAGGCATTCAAGACACACTTCTAATGAATTCGCATACTTGCGCTATCTATTCCTTGGCCCTTACTTTGCAATACTAATCATAACCGAACTCTAGAAAGGAATTCGAAATGGAACTCTCAACTAAGATGTTTATGGTTTACGAAATTGCCTACCTCATGGGCAATAAGCATCTTGACCTGCCCAAAGCTCATAGACTGGCTAGCAACTTCTCGGATGCTGAATTGAATCGAATCTATAATGCTCTTATCAAAAGGAACTAATATGATTACCAAAATTGACCTATCTATGAGCAGTATTGACCGCAATGAAATTTATGCGTCATTGGATTCTAAAGCTATCCTCGAAAAGTTTGAATTGCATGACGTCAATAAGCTTTTAGAGGATAATGAGGATATTTATTGGACCGGCGAAGCTGAAAAGTATCTAAATGAGACTTTAGGCCTTGAAGTTGTTTGGAGCGGCAATACCTATAACCATGAGTCAGATCTAACCGATATCATGCAATGGGCCATTATGGCACCTAAAGGCTCTGAACTCTATTCAGACGGCATTCTATTGGTTCAATTACATCATGGTGGCGACGCACGCGGTAACTATGGGAGTGTCAAGGCATACAAATGGGAAGGAGAAGACACATTCTTCTTTCTAGACACGGTCGTGGGGTGGTATATTACCGATTTGGAAGGTGAAAGACTCGAAACCAATTTAACTCGGCGTTTCGAATCGGGATATTCTCAAAATCCCACATATGAACTCAATAAGCATATCGTCAAAATTATTGAAATCAGTGAAGAATCGGCCAAAATTGAATTGGATGATGGCACGGTATGCAATATCAGTCCCGAACATTCGGCTAACTGGGCTTAATCCGAAAAGTGAATTTTAAGGGGAATCTATAGTGCTCTTATCAAAAGGAACTAATATGTTTAATAAGAAGCTGTATAAGTTTATGATCAATGGTAAGAGATACTATACATGCGCCTATTCCGCCGATCAAGCATGGTTCTTCATTCAATGGCGCATTGAAAATGGTAACCCATAATATGCAAGTTAGAATTAGTTCTAATATATGTGATCTATCGGGAGTAGGGCTTGAGTACCTGCTAGACGACTCAGGATCTATTAGGGCGGTCTTTTGGAATGGCAATATAGATGGTTGCGAGACGATTCAGGGCAATTCAGAGATAACCAAGGGTGTTGCTTAACTGTCTAAGGTTTTCAATCCGTATAAAAGATATACGGCATTCTTTTACTGCATACACGATTTTATTAGCTTTTATCTTGGCCCTTCGATTGCAATACTATATAACCATGAGAACGATAGAAATAACCTACAAGATCAAGGGAGAATTGAAAGAATCGAGTTACAACGTTCGGACTAGTGGGGAAGCGATTAGGCTCCTTCTAAGCGGTCTGTCTAGACGTGATAAACTCAGTTTCAAAATAGTCAAAATATCAATGATTTGAAAGGATTATATGGCCAAGATTATCGATTTAAAGACTCGGGAAGTGTTAGCTGATCTGCCAGTAAAGTTGACTAGTCGCGTAGTGACTCTTTGGGCATCTCCTAAGAAATTCAACTTGTATGCCATTGCCGTGACTTCCTTCGGTGCATCTACATATCTGGGAAATATAACGGGTCCCATCAAAACGATTACAAAGAAAGTAGGATAATGTGTTGAAACTTAAAAAGACTTATGAATTTGAAAAAATTGGCTTGAATGAAGTAATCGGATTGAAAGTTGCAATGGAAGAAGTTTTGCAACCAATTGTGAACCATCTAGAGCGGTCAATTCATTGGATTGATGATCTTAAGTTTTCCGAGACTGAGTACCGCTCTAGGGATGGTTTTATACCCTATGAGTCAAATTGCGGTGGAATGGAATTGTGCGAGATTATCCCAAAGTGTGAGGAATATAACTTTTCATTCCTAGAATTTGGGGAATGTGACGAATGCAATGGTGAAACGCAATGCGGTTATGAAGGTATGGAGTGTGCGGGCGATTCGGAGGGCCATAATGATGCTAAGTTGCGCGTATGGCTTAAGTTCGAAGGTATTGAGAATGGTATCATGAGTTTCTATCTCGTTCTATCTGGCGGCAATGGAGATGCGCCATACTTCAGGGAGAAGTCTTCTACTACATACTTTGAAAGTGAATTCAAAGCTTGCTCACTTGAGGCATTCAAACGAATCGCAACGGGGCATGTTGCCGAACTATTGAAGGTAATGAAGTAATTCAAAAGTGAATTTTTGAAAGGAATATATGAATAAAGAAATCAAAGCATTGAACAATAAATTGGCCAACATTTCAGATAACGAATTTGCGATCAAACAAGAATTGCAACTGGCCTGGAATAAAGTGTTTGACGATATGAGTGTCCTTCGTGATGCAATTACCAAAGTTGAAGCGTCCAATGAGTACACTTGGGAGTCTAGAGGCGAGGATATTTGTTCCTGGATTCGATTCGATACTAAGTCTTTTGATGATTGTGCTGAGTATCTGAAAGAATACTTGAGGAATGAACATTACGTCGAAATTGACTTCGAAAACGATGCTTTGTTGTATTCCATGGGTCCATCTATTATCATCAATGAGGATGGTGACGTCCTAGATCAAGACGGCGATAAATGGTTCATCAATAAGGATGATTATCGAGACGAGGATTCTGGCGACTTGAATGAAGGTAAACGAAATGAATTGATTGAAGCTTATATGGAAAAAACGGGTTGCTATCCTGGAGTATTCCGCACCGACCGTCATGGCAATGTTTTTGCGGTCAGTACTAAAGCCTGAAAAGTGAATTTTAAGGAGAACTAAACTATATGAACCACTACTTTACATTGTTTTTCACTGAAGACTATGAGCCAACTGATCAAGAGATACATTACTTTGAAGCCTTTACAGGTCGGGAGATAGGTGTAGGAGATGGATTCATTAATGTGTATACGATTGACGAGACCATCATAAAAGACTTGATCGATATTATCGGCGAATTCTACATCAGTGAAGTTAGTCCTGCTTTGACCGTAGAAGTGAATTTTAAGGAGAATTGATATGTATACATTTATTGTTCTAGTAACCGATGAACCGATGCAGTCCTTCACAAGTGTAGTATCAGCTATTGATTATGCGGCCAGACATGTCTATCTGCCAGTGGAAAAAGGGCGTGCTTGTTGTAAGGCGCTTAATGAGGGAAGACCATATGCATATAGTTATGGATTTAAAGAAGTAGAAATTAGAGTGGAGAATTGATATGACCGCATTCGTAATCGGCTTAGGTATTGTCTGGCTAGTAACCGCCTTATCGGGAAAGGATTTCAAAGTCACGGGCTTTGGAGGCATCCTCCTCGCTATAGGTATCTGTTATGGACTGGGATCTTTAGTTCTACTTCTTTTAAAGAGGTAGGTGTATAGCAGATTAACAGCCGACAATAAGTTACCCGAAAAGTGAATTTCAGCATCCAATAATTTCAAGTACTTAAGCTTGGCACAACAATAGCAATAGATAGTAATAAGAGGTAATTTAAAAATGCGATCACTACGGTCAAATCTAGTTCTGGTATCGGCCTACGGTTCTAAACTCTCGAATGAGCAAAATCATGCCAACCATGAGAAGGCCATTGAAATGCTTGAGAGAGACAACGTTCGATTCCAGGTAGTCAATGGAGTCTATAAGGGAGCCAAGGAGCTTGTATTCCTAATGGCTAGCACTGACACTGATACACATGACCAAAATGTGACGACCGCTTATATGTTAGGGCACTTGTTTAATCAAGAGAGTCTACTTGAAGTTCATAACGACAATACGGCGGTACTTCACTACTTGGGAGGCGAGAGCGTTAGCCTTGGGAAGTTTCAGGAAGTTAGTGAATTTGAAGCTTTGAGTCACGATTCATATACGCATGAGCCAGTATTGGATCGATATTTTGTGGTTAAGTAATTAAAACTTAAGGAGAATAGTATGAGTATTAAGGGGTTCAAAGCAATGAGTGCAGATATGACCTGCCGTGAGTTTAAATTCAAAGTAGGTAAAACCTATACTACCGATACGGTTACTATGTGTTCTAGCGGGTTTCATTTTTGTGAGAATGCGTTTGATGTATACAATTACTATCCTAAGAGCGTCAATACGGTCGTATGTGAAATAGAAGCGTTAGGTGAAGTTCTTAAAGAGGGAGATAAAAGCGCAACTAATAAAATTAAGATCATTAGAAAATTAACAGAAACCGATTTACTTAATCTTTGGATTAAACGAACGAACTCGGGCTATGGGAACTCGGGCAATAGGAACTCGGGCGATTGGAACTCGGGCGATTGGAACTCGGGCTATGGGAACTCGGGCAATAGGAACTCGGGCGATGGGAACTCGGGCGATTGGAACTCGGGCAATAGGAACTCGGGCAATAGGAACTCGGGCGATGGGAACTCGGGCGATTGGAACTCGGGCAATAGGAACTCGGGCTATGGGAACTCGGGCAATAGGAACTCGGGCTATGGGAACTCGGGCAATAGGAACTCGGGCGATTGGAACTCGGGCGATGGGAACTCGGGCTATTTTAATACAACTATTCCAGTTTATCTCTTCAATAAGCCATCCACTATGGTCTACTCGGAGGAATTTGAAAATCGTATTAGAGGCTTATCTGTCAAGCCTATTCTTGAATGGGTTGGAATGGACACTATGACTGAGGAAGAAAAAACGATTTACCCATCCCACAAAACTACAGGCGGATTCCTACGTAAAACAGATAGGTTCGACTGGCGCTATCTGACCAATGAAGATAAGGAATTCATTAAGGCACTTCCAAATTTCGATGATAGCTTGTTTAAACAAATCAGTAATGGTGTCAGTCTTTCAGATAATGTGGAAGTTACTATTAATGGTAAAACTAAAACTATCTCCAAGGCTAAGGCTATTGAGATGGGGTTAATCGAAGAATAGGGTCAGAAGTGATTTTTAACAAAAGTGAATTTTAAGGGGAATGGTATGTTGAAGAAGAATGCAATGAGATGGGTTAAGGCTTTGAGATCTGGTAAGTATAAACAGGGAGATCAATTTTTAATGAGGGGAGATGAAGACTCAGTCCATAGATTTTGTTGCCTCGGGGTATTGGCAGCCATCAATGGAGTTGAGGTTGAACCAGACGATCGTCAGGCTCTTGATAACGGCTTGCATGTGGACTGTGACCTCGCCACCGAAGCGGGAAGAATCTATAAGCTCGATGAATATAACAACCGTTTTCCAATTAAACTGAAGGTGGGAGGAAAACTGTGGTCTTACCAATCGTTGGCGGATGCTAATGATAGTGGTGCAAGTTTTAAGGTCATCGCAACTTGGATTGAAAAGAACTATAGGTTAATTTAGTTCCAGAAGTGAATTTTCAGCGTCGATAAACAATAAGAAGGAAAATATGAATAACGGTATTAAGTTGATCTTGATCTTGGTTGGATGTGTTGTGTTGAATGGCTGCGGTGGGAGTCAAGGTAATACGGGCGCAACGGGAGCACAAGGCAATGACGGAGCGGTCGGCGCAACTGGTGTAACCGGTCCTACGGCATCTCCTAGTCCAACGGCAACCGAGTCAGCTGCTCAAGTATTGGTTGATGAAGTTAATGCTTCTAGGGAGTTACAAGGACAAGCTCCATTCACTTCCGGTCTTGCTTGTACGGTCCAAGCAGTTGGATCTGGCCAATGGTTGTCGGCTTCTAGTCCCGGGTACGTCGCCTTGACTGCGGCACAACAGACAGCGGAGGGTATTATTACGGTTCTGGCCGGTTCTAAGTCCTATCCCTATCTGTTCACCGGCTCGTTTGACCAGGTTAATAGCGGTCCAGGGGCCAACAGCCTATTGCCAACGGCCTTGCAACCACTATTCTTGGCCAATAACTATAAGATCGGCTGTAATGGTCAACTTGTGATTACTCAAGCTGGATACTATACGTTGGATATGAACAGCGATGATGGATCGATCCTAACCATTGACGGTGTTCAGGTCATCAATAATGACGGTAACCATGCCATGACTGATGGAACGGGCGTATACTTCTTTACTGAGGCAGTCCATACGTTTAGCTTGCTCTATGCTCAATCTGGTGGTGGTAACTTTGGATTGGTGCTTCAGTCTAATGGCACGGTTCTCGATGGTTCGTTGTTCTATCATTAATAGTTAAGGCGCCCCATATGTGATTTTAGGGTTGCATATGGGATTTTTTATAAAAGTGAATTTTAACAAAGGAGTTTATATGAATAAGATCTTGATCGGCTTGTCTTTCTTGGTAATGTCCTGTGGTTCTGGTTCCTCTAGTCCATTCGCCCCTTCTTGTCAGACGGGTCAGTTACTTGGATATGACAATCAATGCTATTCCTGTAATACCGGTACCCCAGAATACGCATCGGGGGAATTTGGATACTGTAGTTCCATAAATTCTGGGGGAGTTACTTGTTGTTCTACGGAATTCTGGAACTATAATAACATTACTTGTGAGCCAAGAACCCCATGGTTGTGTTCGGATGCACTATGCCACTCTTCAAATATTGGAGTTTGTGTTTATCTTCCATGAGAAGTGAATTTTAAGGAGAATTCTATATGACCAAATATGAAGAAAGTCAACAAGCTAAAAGAATTCTGGCCGGTCAGTTTTATGCCGCTCCACCATATGAAGGATGGGCTAAGCTTTATGTGGACGCCGAACGTGGTATTCCAAAGGCTTGGTATAACGATTTCATTGACGAATTGGTTAGTGAAGATGTGCACTACAGACATCAGCTTGAGGAGTCGGTGAGATATTTTGGGGTGCATTGGGTATGACAGACGTAGTTTTTAGGGCAGACTTAGAACCAATGAGCTGTTCAACTTGTAATGTTCCTCTGAAGAAAGCTTCATATGTTCCAGGAAACCATGGACTTTATTGTAATATATGTGTTGAATTCGTGGAAGAAATTGAAGAAGAGGGGGAGCAAGAAATTGTGGAAGATAGTGGGGTTGTGCCAGAAGTGAATTTTGAGGAGGCAGTATGAAAAGTGTTTTTCTGGTAGAGTCAGGAGAGAGATATGAGGGATCGGTTGTTATAGGAGTTTATAGATCCCGAGGCGGTGTTGTTCAGGCAGCGATGGATGAACAGGAGGATCACGAAGGAAAATGGGTTAAGAACAATCACTCTTCTTATTGAACCAATGGATCCGACTATGTGCGCATAACTGAAATTGACGTTGAGGAGTAAAATATGGATTTTGTTAATGGAGATACTGTGATCATGAAGTCTGGTGGACCTACTATGATCGTTATAGATGAAAACACAAAGTATGGTTATGTAACCTGCGCATGGTTTGATAGAAATGGTGAAGTTCATCAAAATAACTTTCTTCCCATTACATTGGAAAAATATAGGCGCCCAAGGCCAGGTCCAAGATGAGTGCGCCAGGACCAACCAAGTTAGATAGGCAAATGGCCCATGTATGTTTTCTATTGTCGATTGTGATTTTTGTGATAGTGTGGAAACTGAAATGAGTAATTTATGAAATATTTGAAAGTGATTTTGCAGCCAATTAAAATTAAGGGTGACTTGGATGATGAAACCCAACTACAGCAGGATGTGTATGAGAAAGTAATGAATATGATCGAGTCGGAAACATTGTCGTTCCAGGTGGACGACGAGGAAGAGGAAGACGACTGTGACTTCTAATATTTCAATGTTGGAATTTTACCGAATGCTTGAAGAGCACGACTGGTACTTTACCATGTCGGATGACAGAAGTGTTTATCTTAGGGGAAGCCGAGAGGAATCGGAACTAAAAGCTATTTCTAGCAGTTCTCCTGAACGTAAGGCTCTTTATGATGAGTACTATTCCTATCAGTGGAAGGGTACTGAAAAGCCAGCTAAGCCTCTATTCTAAAAGCCTTCTTTATTGGCTTCAGCTTTTCCATCAATCTCTTCTAAGTTGCCGAAATCCATCCCACCTGACTTAGGTAGTGGCTTAGATTCGGCTTTCTTAATTTCAGCTTGGATGGTTTCCTGCGTAGGCCTTTTCTTTTTAGCCGCTCTGGCAATCTCTCTATTAAGTACGGCGTCAACCATTTGCTCTTCTTCCTCCTTACTTACGCGACGATAGGTTGGATCTTTGATCAGGTAGAGTTTCTCGAGGAGGTCTTCCCCTTCTTGCTCAATAATGGATGGATGGTACTTATCTTCATACAGCGCCTGTAAGACCATCATAGGATCTAGCTCGTTCATAACCACATGAAGAGCGGTATGGAATTGGACGCTATACTGGCGACAGCGAATTCTCCACACAGAATCTGGAGTGGGATCGAGACATGCGTTGATTGCTTTGAGTTCGCAATACTCAAATAGGGAGAAGAAGTCGATCATAGTAGGGGCCCATTACTCAGCAGCCTTCTGAAGAAGTGCCTCAGCCTTAGCTATTGATTTAGTTAAGATCTCCTCACGTTCTTTAGAAATCTTATCTTTGAACATAGTCTCGGCACGATCGCTTGCGTCAAGAACCAATTTGATGATCTGAAGGTCCCCTATGTTTCCTGCGATGCCCCCCGGTTCTTGGGATGCGGATGTCCAAAAAGGTGGGGCCTTAATAATAAGCTGGTTGAGACGACTAAGAGCGTAAGCTAAGTTAATTTCCGTCTCACTGGCCAACATCGCAAACTGTCCGAGATAGCTCCTATACTCCCTACCAGCATGAAGAAGTTCTGTGGGATTGAGATAGGTGCGAAATACGAAGGTCCCAGTGTATGTTCCACCTACCTCCGAATCAGTTTTTGGCATAACCCAAGTAGCCGTTGAACCTTCTAAACGAATATCATTGTTGTTCAAAATAAACCCCTCAATCCTTATTTACAATATATCACGGAACTGTGACCTGACGGCAAATCCCCGAATTAAACCTATAAATTGTAAACTAAAACAGTTGAAAACCAAAATCCTCAATGAAATCAACAAACACTTAAAAGAATACTTGGATAAATCAAGAGAAAGAAAACTTACTCTTCTTCTATCATGAGAAACAACCAAAGCTACAAACTATTTTACATAAACAGTAAAATAAATTTCTTTCCTTGGTTAAAATACATAAAAGAAAGAAGGCAGCTAGAAAATCAAATTTTCGCTTGACCATCTTCTCGAGAGTTGATATGGTACTAATTAAGGAGTAACTGAATTATGAACAACCTTTACGAGATCGGTCCAGACCTCTTTGAAGTCCACTCAAGCCGCCCTACAGCTGTCTACAAGGGCACGCAGCTTCAAACCTTAGTCTATTGCGTCCAAGTGCTCAAAGTCGATCCAGAACAACTACAGTTCGCTATGATAGATATGATTCAGAAGGATCACAACAGCGCGGACTTTGGTATTCTTGGAACATTCCTGTATAGTTTTAATAGATATGAAAAGAAGGCTTCCTAATATGTTTAGACCAATGGAACTCTGGCGGCATCGTAATTGCTTAGATATCGATATCTTAGTACTCAAGATACAGTTTCAACATAGTGATTATGTTATGGCCAAGGTTAAATACTGGAATCGACACTATAAGGTATTTTCTTGGGCTGACCCAGAAACGGTTAAGATCTTGAGAAGTGATTTCAGTAAGTGGACCTTGGTGGAAGAAGCATGAGTGTAGAATTGATCAAAACTGAATCAAAACCATGTGTTAGATGTGGCTGCAAGGATTTTAAGGTGATCTTGGGAGCTAAGGCTTGTGTTGAATGCCTTACTTATATTCCTAAAGAATTAGTGCGTGATATAAGAAAGTAGGAGTATCTATGGAAAACATGAAGACTTTGACCGTTCATTGCTATGCAGAAGATCCAACTCAAGAACGGAGGGTTACCATGAGGCTTGCCCTTATTACCGTTATTGCAGCAGCCACGGAAGATACTGTGATTAGTGGAAAGCCTCGTAGGATAGTTACGGTGATGTTTATGGATGGCGCCAGCCTGGATGTAGTGCTCGATCATTCTGATTTGACCATGTTGGAAGAAGCAATTGGGTCTTACTGTTTTGAATAGTCGACTATTTTGAATCGACGAGCTTCACCAAAAGCTCCAGCATGGACTTAGTAGAAGCGGCCAAATCTTCCCTAAGTTCTTGAATTCGTTGACCTAATACTCTAACTTCCGCATTGTACGTATCTTTTACGTGTGTAAATTCGTTTGTTACGATTTGTTTTTGAGTTTCTAATTCAACTTCTAACTTTTTTATCTTGTCTTCCAATAAGACAGACACCTTAGCCACTTCTTCTTTGGCCTGATCTAGGATAGACTCTCTGTATTTCTCTCTCTTAATAGCCATCCCAAGCGTAACATGGCGATATGATGTATAAATCATGCCACCTGTGGTGGCTATAGCTGCTATAATTCCGGTTGCGGTGCCTATATCGATCATATGGTGTATCCCTTCGAGTAAGATTGGCTGAAAATAGGTCATGATATAGTAAGGGATAGGGGATTTATATGGAGACTAAAGAAGAAGGTTTTTTCGATTTTTTGCTAGGCTACAGGAAGACTCTGGCTTGGGTTGCCATGTTTGCGATTTCAATAGTTTTCCGCCTTAAGGGGTATATTGACGGAGGCCAATTTGTGGACCTATCTAAAGCCACTTTTTTGGGATTCATAACTGGTAACTTGGGTGAACATCTCGGGAACCTAGGACAGGCCTATTTTAATAGTAAGGCCGGAGCGGCTGTAGAAGCTAAGGCTATCGCTGAGGTTAAAAATGTCATCTAAACTGTCCCTCCTCTGGGCATACATTAAGGCCGAACTCTCTGACATCTGGGCCAAAAGTAAGATGTGGATTATTGCAGGGGCAAGTCTTATTATCTATTTGAAATGGCGTCAGATTAAGGAAGCTCTTATTGTAAGAGCCGGAAATAAAGAGATTCAGCAGTCTAATGCACAAGACAAAGATCTTTCGGTAGCTGAGACCACGGCCAATGCTAGCGCTGAAGCGATCATTAAGTCTGCAGATGCCTTGCCAGCTAGCGAACCGGCCGTCGATGACAATTGGAATACCAAATGAAAAAACTTATTGTTAGCCTTCTTCTACTCTGCACTTTTTCAAATTTAGCTTTCGCCGATTGCGATTGGAAGACCGGCATTGTTCCTGGTCCCAATAAGACCTTTGTGTATTCAGAGGCGTGCCATTTAGCCGTGGGAAAACTGGTTCAAGATTCGACCGTTAAAGACCAGCAGATTCTGGATTACAAACAGGCTATTTCACTTAAAGATCTTGCTCTAACAAATTCCGACGCTCGTGTGGCTATGTGGGAAAAAAGTTCTTTAGATCAAATGGATAGGCTTACCAAGATTGATTCAGAGCAGAAACACAATGACTTTCTATATTTTGGATTGGGAATTCTTAGCGCTGTGGCGGTTGGTTTCGCAACCGCAAAATTGGTGGGTAAATGATCAGCCCCTAACGGGTAGGGAAGCCACAATTTTATACAGATCCGCTGGCGCTAAATTTGCTACTGGTTGAGTGATCTTAACCCCCTCGTAGTTCTCTAGAATATAAGCGACCATTTCCGAACAGAAGTCAGACGACTGATCATACTGAAAAGGATTGCTTATTTTAATTCCCACTAATTGTCCCAAACGAACTAGAGCCATACCTAGAATCCCACTAATGCTGTAAGGTTTACCTAATTGATTTATGGCAAATTGTAATAGAGCCTTCTTATCCTTAATGGGGAAGGCAAATTCCTTATAAATATTCTCTTTTGTATCGAAAAGAGGTTCGCCTATGAAGTTAACCACTAATCCACTTGCCTGTATTACTATATTTTCACTTAGCCCGTTCAATTGGACCCGGATATAGGAATGCGAGAACGGCGACCAGTACGCCAAGCGAATCAGCCATGAAAATGGAGCAAACCAAGCAGCCGGTTTTGAAAATCCTATTACGATTGAGTCCATGTCTAACTCCCCGGATTGGCCGTAGGGACGATGCCCAGGTATGCCTGTATTTGATTTAAGTAACTATAAAGAATAGAATTAGTCACAAAAGGAGATAGGGCCGTTTTTATCGAGCTTGTATCTGCAATCATAGTATTGATTTCGGTGATAGCGGCATATAGAGATCCAGTTTGAAGATAATAGGCTAAGGTTTGAGCATAGGTCGCCACCGCAATAGTTTTTCCCGACTGTGTAATTCCAGCTAACATATTTTGTGTCGCGAACTGTAGGGACATATTAGCTCCAAAATATTGCGCTTGCTGTAATATATCTGAAACTATTTCAGTTTCGGACATAGATGCGCTAACAGGCGCTGTGAAAACGACATTATCTGTAGTAGTCCAGCCCGTGGTGGGCTGAGGAGATGTATTTGTTATATCGACTAAAATATATTGTGAACCAGGATTCCATGCCGATACGCCATCCCAAGTTGCCGTACTGATTACCACACCATTTTGAATAATAGCAATAGTTTTCATATTTACTCCTGCCAGGTTATGATCATATTTCCAGGATTGCCAGGGGATCCCGCTCCACCATTTCCACCCGCTGAACCCGTACTCGCAAGACTTCCCCCGCCGCCGCCACCGCCGCCACCAATTCCACCTTCGCCCGCATTGACTACGACGGAGGCCTGGCTTGCAGCGCTTATTCCTGCTGCTCCAGAAGCCCCGCCATTTCCACCCTTTCCACCAATGGATAGTGTGACATTGCCAGCAAGATAGTCGGTACCACTGGACGGTGCGCCCGCTCCACCTCCTCCACCTCCCAAAGATCCGCCGCCCGTTGAAGCGGCTGGGTTTCCACCGCTGATTGCAAAAGGAGAGTTCCTTTGCGTAATGTTATTGGGAAGGATTCCCGCCGCATTTGTTAGGCCGCCAGCTCCACTTACCGCCCCATTTCCGCCATATAAACCAGGTCTAGAACCCGCTGCTGCACCTATAGTCGATAGGGAACCTCCTCCTCCACCAAATCCCTCAACTGTACCGACCCAGGTATACGTATTCCCAGAAATAGCAAAAGTCGTATTGCCTCCCTGTCCACCAATAGTTCCAACGGTACCCGTAGCACCGGCCGCATTAGCCACGGCTCCAGCGCCACCCGCTCCACTGGTTCCGGCAGCTCCGATGGTAATAGTCGCGGTTGCACCAGGAACAACCGTGAGCGTAACCGGAGTGGATATTGCCGAGGGCGCGCTCCCCCCGCCGCCGCCCCCAGCAGCACCTGCCGCTGTTGATCCACCACCTCCTCCACCTCCTCCCGATCCTCCACCTGTACCGCCCCGCCCCGTCGCTGTGATGTTCGTAACTCCAGCAGGTATAATAAAAGAACCACTTGAAGCAAAAGATGCACTTGCTAGGTTGGACGAAGCTGAAACTTTCCACCAGTTCGTCCCATCGCTTTGGAACGCATAATTCCCGTAATTCGCATAAAGCTTTACTGGGATGGTAGATGCTTGGCCCTCTATTGTTTCCGTTCCAAATGGCGCAACGGTCAATTGATTGGTCCCCAATGCCCCACCAACATCCTTAATGCGGAATATTTGTCCAGTTGTGGTCGTAGGATTTGGGAGAGTAACAGTGAATGCTCCACCAGACGTATTTACGAAGACCGTTGCATTAGTTGCCGTAATAGCATAAGCGGAAGTTTTTGTAGAAACTAAAGCTGACTGTCCAGTTCCACCATTAGAGAATGCAACGACACCAGTTACATTAGATGCGGTCCCGGTTATAGATCCGCTGGGAATAACATAATCGGTACCAGCGATGGCAGCACTAATCGCCGTGCCATTGCCCTTCAGTATACCTGTGATAGAGGTCGATAAAGTAATCGCAGGCGTGGTTGTAGAAGTGGCAACAGTTCCCGTAAATCCATTTGCGGATACCACTGAAACGGAAGTAACTGTTCCGGAAGTAGCGGGAGCGGCCCAAACAGGAACTCCACCAGAAACTGTTAAAACATTACCTGTAGATCCGATAGGAAGTCTAGCAGCCGTAGGAGTTGAATTCTCATAAACTAAATCACCAACCGTAGTCATCGGGCTTAAGGCATCAAAAGCCGCATTGGGCGTTGTTTGACCAGTTCCTCCGGTTGCAATTGGTAAAACTCCCGACACTGCTGTCGTAAGAGAAATAGCTGCGGCCACTACATTCTTGCTTGCATCAAGCTGAAGAGGTAGTGACGCGGTAAGAGTAGGCAATACAATAGTTCCACCAAAAGAACTGGGGGCTGTACCGCTCTGGTTAATGAAATAATTTCCAGAATAGGTGACATTATCAGATATGAAAGCAGTATTTGTTCCTCCAGAGAGGGCTCCGAACTGGATAAGATTCTTATATCCAGTGATCGCTGTGGAATCGGCTGTAAATAGTAATGCCGCATAATCAAACGCTAGAGTCCCAGTTCCAGTGAGCGTCACCGGCTGGGCAAGGATACTAGCTATTTGCTGACCCGTATTTGTATTTGTATAAGTTGAACCTGACGGAACATTAAAAGATAATTGCGTGTGAATACATCCAATGGATCCGGTATCGGACGTAGTAGCTGTAATTGCTCTTACCAATGAAATCTTGCTTCCAATAAAACTCTGGGTGTTAGTTGTATTGCCCGAAATAGTAAGGCTGCTATTTAGACCAAAATAAGCTCCACCCGTCAAAGGCGACGCAAGCGCGGATTTCAGGGTGATCGTTTCCGTTCCAGCACCTATTGGCACGTTAGTTCCGATACGAAGTGCGATATTGGTGTTATCCCAGAAGAAGTTCGCATTGTTTTGAGTGAGGGCTGTCCCATTAGAGAAAATAACAGAACCCGCCGTTAAGGCAGAGCTGTTACCTGTACCACCATTACTTATACCTAGAGTTCCGGTAGTCTGGGTAAGAGGAAGGCTCAAAGCTGATAAGGTAACCAATGTACTATTTGTTGTGGTAGTTATGTCAGACGCAGTTCCCGTAGTATTCTGATTTAATATTGGTATATCACCAGAAACAAGTAATCTAAAGGTGGGTTCTGCGGATCTTCCCCCTACAGGTCCTGCGAATACTGAGTGCTGGTTTTGATCATCAAGGGCAAAATTTAATGTACCGGAATTAGTTACCGGACTGCCGGTGATAGTATAGATGGGGAGAGCACTTATATCTGCAAGGGCAACAGAAGTTACCGTTCCACTTCCTGGAGCTGCAGGTGTAACCCATGCAGGAATACCTCCAGAAACAGTCAATACTTGACCAGTAGAACCAACGACTAATCGGACATTGTGCGTACCGTCATAATAAAGCGTGTCGCCAGCGGTAGTCAGGGGAGAAAGAGCGTCAAAAGCGGAAGTTTGCGTAGTTTGACCTGTGCCACCATTTGCAATTGCGATCGCTGTTCCATTCCAAACACCAGAAGTAATCGTACCAACACCAGTCAGGCTAGAACCTATAACTGTACTATTCAGGGTAGTACCAGAAAGTGTTCCAGCAGGAGCAACTACCACATTGCCACTCGCAGCGGTAATAAGGCCCTTAGCATTAACCGTGAAAGAAGGGATAGATGTACTAGAACCGAAGGGTCCAACATTGGAGTTGACAGTGGCAAGCGTAAGAGCCGCAGATCCAGGACCTGAAGCAGTACCATCACCCGTAAGAGCTGTAATGTAGCTACCTGCTGCTTGTTTTCCATTGAAGGTTGTGAAGTTGGCACTCGTTAAGTATCCATTCTGGCTGGCAGATGCTGCGGCTTGAGCAATAGTTACTGGGCTTGCGCCTATAACCGCTCCAGTACCGTTGGTGATAGTGATGCCGTCAGTTCCAGCATCTGTAAGGTTGGTGATTGATAGGGCTGCTTGCTTGCCGTTAAAGGTGTTCCAGTCAGTTGAAGAAAGATACCCATCTTCAGATGTAGTGGCTTGCTGGACCGTGATATTTGGAGTAGATCCCCCAGAACTAAACAAGGGGCTTGTGGCAGTTACACTCGTAACACTAGAGCCGCCTATGGTATTGATTTGTCCCTGTATTTTTTCAAAAGCTCCCAATACGGAGTCTGTGGCCGCAACCGGCGTATCTGCCCCCACAGCATAACCCGTCAATAACTTACCAGTAACTACAGAAGAAGTGATCGAAGTAGCTGACTGAGTCCCCGTTACATCACCTGACAGGGATCCAGTAAAAGAAGATGAAGAGCCTGATACATTTCCGGTAATATTCGCAGTAATTATTCCCGCTGAAAAATTTCCACTTGAATCTCTTTCTACTAAGCTGCTAGCCGTATCACTTGAAGTAGCGTTACTAACTTTCGTAGCAGCTGTATTGAAAGTTGACCAATCGGTAGCACTAAGGTATCCATCAACTGAAACAGTTGCCTCTGGGATAGATATATTACTCAAACTTTCTTGAAGAGGTGCTGATACTGTTAGTCCGCTTCCATCGGCCAATAGTTGCCAATAGGTAGTATTTGTAGGTAAATTTCCGGTAGTGGTTTGTATGGCTATGTAACTATTCCCCAGATAACTTACGGAATTTCCCACGGTATATGTTGTGGCTGGATTGTAAGCGCCCATTGGAACTATATTACCAAAATTAATAATTACGGGAGTGTCTAAGAGCTTGACTATATTAACGGACATTATGAATACCCCAATGAAGTTCTATTGTTCCATATATTTGTAAAACTAGCAGATCCATTTGCATACAAAACGCTTGTCATTTCTGAAATTTCGACGATTTTAATTATTTGCCATACTGCCGCGCTTGCAACAGATCCAGGGAGTGCTTCCCCCACATAAGTGGTATTGGGAACCGAACTGTCTATTAAATAGATGTAATTTGGACCGGGAGCGACGTTGACTGATCCATCTGGATTGACGACCATAGTATTGCCGCCCTCGACGATCGACACGTCTCCTATAGATACAGTCCCGTCAAAAGTTATGGGGAGGGGGTTCGAATTGCTATAGCCATTACCATACGGATCTACGGGACGAACTCTCCAGGCATCGATAGGATCGGTTTCGTAGGTAGCCTGAAGTCGGGCCTCCGTTGGGACAGTTGATTTATTTTGCATTTCAGCCGAGATGCGAGAGCCAGAAGTAACAGTGAACGCACTTAGGTCCACATTGTGATCTGCACCACCTTTGGTGAGACCAACCCAAAGAGTATTTTTATCCACCACTCTTTTAACATAAACTGTGAGCTGGATAGGCGTATTATTTACGAGGGTGGCCTGCATACTAAAGAAAAAACCTGCAGTATCAGTAACTTGGAGTACGCCTTCGGTGGTACCATCAGATATGAGTAATACTGGAGGGACTGCATCCCATTGCCGCTCGTTAGCCATAAAACCATTTCCATGCCCATAAAACGATCAACCATATGATCGAGTTACAGTAAAGATTGGCTAATTTTAGGTAACGGGAGGAGCCCAGGAAATCTGAATACGAGCTGGCCCACAATCACAACCACAGTTACAATTCCATGTCTCATAGCCTGGAGGCAAAGCTTCGGGGAATCCGGCTACGAAACACGGCGCGTACGGATAGCCAGGAAAGCCACAATTGAAGGGGAAGATAGGGAAGTTGACTACATAGCCAAGAGGGGTAAAGTAGTTGGTCACATAGGTAGAGGTCAAGAAAGGGATCATGAAGGGCTCTACCTGAGTAAGGCCATTAGCAATAGCGGCGTTGATTAGGACGGTAGCAGAAGCCACAAAAGTAGCCTCAGCCGTGACCATAAGAGAGGCAACGGTGGCTTGGGAGGCGGTAAGGGCTGCGGAGGCGGTAGGGAGGGTGGGCATAAGGGTAAGATTGGCTATTGGGAAAGAAAGTCGAGGCAGCGCTTAATGCAGGATTGCTTGTCTAAATCCCAGTCTTCTTCTTTGATGTGGAGGATTTTGATGCCAATTGAAAGGAAATAGAGGTCCTTATCTTCGTGGTAGGTTATAATAGCGGAGTCGGACCAAAGATTTTCGTTTTTGGCCTTTCTCATATATTCAAAACTATGATAATAGCTGCCATCGTATTCTATGCTTTTACCCAGTTCAGGGACATATATGTCCAGCTCCAAGTACCTCTTTTTATTATTGGGATCATTATAAAATCTCTTTTTTATCGTACCCGGATAAATTTCAGAAACTAAAGCAAAAATCTCTCTTTCGGCAATGGATGAACCTTTCAATGTACATTTAGGACACCTTCTTCCATGCCCCTTAAAATTATAGAAAGTTGTTTCGTACGGATGATTTTTGGGACAAATAAGAAGAATTTTACCTTGGGGATCATATTCTTCCGACTTTAACAAATATCCCTCTTTTTCAACAAACTCTTTTATGGATGCCAGAGAATGGGGGCGATTATGAGCGCAGTGTTGACATCTCGCTTTTGCAGACAAAAATCCATTCATCGTAAGAGTTGTTTCGTGGCCAGCCGAACAAAAAACATTAAGTTTTTGATGGGCGTTTTTGTAATTTGTAGTAATTAGCCTATAACCTTCTTTACGTAAAATGTTAGAGATATCGTCAATAGTATATCTTTTAATGCCTCGACATTCGTTACACCCAGAGCCATGGCCGATATAATTATCTAGAGAGGTAGACACTGCGTGCCCGTTTCTACATACCATATTAAGTTTTTGTTTCATATTACTGTATGAGATATCAGATAGCGTATACCCATCTCGTTTTAGAATGGCCCTAACACTTTCGACTGTATAGGAAGCCTTATCGAGGCAAGTAGGGCATCGACTTTTCTGACTTGTGAAGCAATTAAGTGTAACAAACCAAGGATGTCCCTTTGGACATACGACCTCCAACTTCTTCCCACTCCTCACATATATCTTAGATATGAGAGTGTACCCCTCCATCTCAAATATATCTTTTACTGTTTCGTAGCTAAATTTTACCGTCATACAATAAGATTACGACACTAATTTTGTTCGGTCAATAAAAAACCCCACATAAACTCAATTATATGGGGTTTGATAGAATAAATTGACTTATTTTTTGATAATTAAGGAAGCGAAACCGCCCCTGCTTCCGCATCGTTAGGCGAACTTTCGTCGGTGAGGGCTAATGCTTTGTATGTGATATTTATTTTAGATGTAGCTCGTGACTGGAAATTATTGCTATTGGTATCAGGCAATGCACCGATAAGGGTAGCCATTGGAGGACCGGTAGGATTCTCACGATCAGCAACAGTAATCGTAACTGGACCTAGTCCAAGTAGTTGATTTAATGTAGGAAATTGACCCAAAGCTTTGACGCCAAATCCATATACACGGAATCCGGTGCATTGGACAGTAACCGCATTATAAGCGGTAAGTGTTATCTCATCAGCGGAATAGCGGCCCAAGAGATGAATATCTTCGCTCGAGATCGATTCACTAATACTGCACGAATCGAAAATACCGATTACGACTGGAGATCCACCAGCGCCCTGAATACTTACGACGGATCTACCACCCGTAATAACTTTGGATGCAGCTGGACTAATTCCGCCTCTGCCACTATCATCGATAATTGCCATATAATTTCTCCCTTAAATCTTTCTTAGCTTGCTGACTGTTGAACCGCACTGAGAGCCAAATTAATTGCTACAAAGTATATGCTCGTAGTCAATTTTGCTTCAACATTCACAGTCATAGTGGGTGCCGAAAGTGTAATGCTGGCATTTTTATATCCAAGAGGTGCATCATTCGACGTAGTCACCATCTTAAGCTTCTTGTAGAAGTCGAATCTCTGTTGCAAGAAGCTCAGAGCAGAAGCTGCAGTGACATCGGCCACAGATCTTCCAACAATTGCACTCTGAAAACTTTGCGCGAGGTCAAGAGCTAAAATGTCAGATAGATATACGGCCTGAATCGAATTATAAACGAAGCTCGAATTTAGGCCAAATGAGGTCTGATCGGATACCCACAGGATTCCACTTGTATTTTGAGTTAGAACCAAAAGGCCCGCAATGATCGCCTCACTCACATCCGCTGGATCACCAGAGTCATATCCAACTGGGTCCTGGAACGAAACGATATTGGCCAAGTGGTTACAAATAGATTTGTAGAAACCGCCGCACTGTGTGCCAGCCGCTACTGCCGCCGCATACCAAGGCAAGAACAACTGATTCACACCAGCCGAATTTACCTGAGTCACTTGCTGACACGTCAGAGAGCAACGATAGCTTGCCAAGCTCTGAGCTTGTGCCCTAGCATTAGCAAACGTGTCATTGATGGACAGAATCGCCATACGATTATGTTTCAGGGTAGGGGTTGAGAACTGAATGCAATGTGACTTAAGAAGCTCATTGATGGCGTCGATCGTATAAGTCGAACTTGGATCCGTATTACCGGCCGTAATATCTTTACTCGCATCCTGAGAGAACAAAGGAACAATGATATTGACCTGGATACCGCCCATTTGAGCGATCGCATTTACAATGTCATTCGCAGACGTTCCACCCAAAGCGCCACCAGTCAAGAACACCATAGAGCCTGGTACTGGAAGACCGGAAGTAGCCGTAGGAGTAAAACCAACCGCCGTAGAAGTATTCAATTGATTCTGGAATGTAAACAGGGAATTCTTCACACGTCCTGGTTGATCTCCGTCCGTAGAAGCAATCCCGATAGCCGTAACATGATCCAGAGAAGAGGTTGGATTCGAAGTAGCAGAGCTTCCAACCGTTGCCGTATACCCTGGCTGCGTGTTAATGAATGCCGCCAACTGGCCAACCGTAGTATACTGAGAAAGAACGATTGAGAGATTAGCGCCAGTTCCACCCGTGACGGTCGTTGTCAGCATGGTTGAGTTAATGGTCATCGTTCCGGTCGTTCCAGCGTACCCAACACTCAAGGCAATAGCTGGAGCAATATTGAACGTCTCATTAATCTGCGCAGTCGTATTGATAATCGAGACTTCAACCGCTGGCTCTTCGCTAGAAGTAATAAGTCCAGCCGTCATACCAAGAGCGGCCAAATCACCAGGAGTAGAATCGATCAACTCAAAGCTTTGTCCAAATCCACTCGCGTATGGTGTACCTTCAGCAGCCATCGTGAACACCAGAGTATTCATCGCAGACCCAGCAGATGCCGTAATACCAGCAGGGAGAAGAAGATTCAGCTCCGTAATCAACTCAGCAATATTGGAATGCGCAGCTCCGACGATAGTTCCAGGTGGAAAGCCAGTGACCGAATTGGTAGGGCTTGATCCCACGTTTCCAGTTACAACCGAAGACCCAGTATTGGTAACCCCGGAAGAACCCAAAAGACCGAATGAACCAGCATAGTTAAGAAGAGGGGAATTCTGAGCATTGACAACCGTTGCGGCACTGAGAGTAACTGCGCCCGTAAGAGCAATCAGGGAACCGTTAACAGTTCCACCCAAAGTATCTGTAATGCTATCTTCCGCAATGACGTTACCAGCGAAGGTTCCGCTAAAGCCAGAATTGATCGTAGCCGAAGATCCAACTACCCAGTAGATGTTAGCAGCTGTCGCACCACCGGTCAGCGTCATGGTCGGGATACCACCAGAACCGGTAACCAGAGTGCTAGAGGTCTTGATAACATACACCCCAGCGCCATTGAAGGTTAGGGTTCCAGCTCCAGAAGCTGCCAAGCTAGCTGCGCCCGTGCTATAAACACCGGGAGTCAACGTTTGGCCGTCGAGAGTCGCAGAGATCGGAGTAGCGGTCATACCGGTCAGGCTAGTATAGGCAGACATGGCGGCAGATTGACCAGCGGCCGATTCAGTAGGAGTAACAGGGCTAGAAGATCCGGAACTGAGTGTAATTACGTGAGATGCTCCACCGTTCACACGAATAGAGAACGTATCGCCATCCAGAGCGGTACCAAAAGCAGGGACCGTATTCCCAGTAACTTGTGGAGAAACTTCGTTACTGATGGAGGTAACCGTGTAGTTGAAGAGATTTCCAGCTACACCGAAGTTAAGCGCCGTGAGAGTTCCATAACCAGGAACGGAAGCGGTCGCCTGTGTACCCTCGTTGGTTTTGAGGATATAGATGGAAGTAGCCGTTCCGGAAATGTCTGGATCGTTACTAGGAGCCGAAAGAGCAGCAAAGGCGTCAACGATTGGACCCGAGCCGTAAATAGCTCTTACTTGGTTGTAAGCGCTAGGCCCGAAGAAGTTGTTAGCCAACGTAACTTCAGAGTAGTTAGGGCCTTGAGCAGCTTCACCCATGATAAGAACAACCCCTGAACTCGCAAGTCCGGAAGCTGTTGAAATTACAGTGGTATTTACGTAGGCGCCAGGGATTGGGGTAGAAATCCAGGGAGTATTTAAAAATTGTGCCATATACTATCTCCTATTACTTAACTTTTTTGAGTCCAAAATTGAACAAACCGTCGTGAAATTGTTCTGGACTATCCATTCCAATAGCCTTAAGATGCAACCAAAGGGCATGCTCAAGATACTTAGATTTTCCGTACTTTGCCCTATTGCCGACCCAGAATTTTCTAAATTCTTCTCTTTTTTGAGCATCGGTGAGAGGCTTAACTTGCGGCTTATGTAGAGAAGCTCTGTAAGCTTTAGCTTGTTCCAAGGTCATAGCAATAGCTTCAGCCGCCGTTTGGGGCTTAGGTTCCACTTTAACTTGCTTGGTTTTTTGGGGTTTAGCCATTTTTGTTATCCAGGAAGCTTCGGTTTTGGTTGGGCCTTGATTCCTTCAAGACGTTCTTTATGGGCATCTTTGGAGCCTTCTTTTGCGATCATTTCGCCAATACCATCGCCAGATTTTCCGTAACCAACAGCGCGTTTTGCACGATCACCGGCAATAGGATTTAGAGGATCCTCGCCTTTATCCATTTCCTTAGCCTTAGACCCCTTTTTCATTTCCATTTTGCCCATAAATTTAGCCAGCTTATAAGAGCCCTTTTCATGATGCTTAGGATCTTGATTCGTAGCTTCATGCTGCTGAACGTCTTGTTCAACCTTTTCACCAAGATCGGCATCGGCTTTAGCATCTGGGTTCTGTTCAGACATTCCCATTTTCTTCATAGGATCTTCAGATTTGCCCATCTTAGCTTTAATGGCGCCGTCGATCTTATCAGCAGACTTTTCAGAATAGCCTTCTTTTTTGAGCTTAGAATGAATTTTAGCCCAATCGCCTTTAGCCAACGTAGAGTTTTTATACATCTCTTCCGCTTTCTTCAAAACGGCGATGGCGGCTTCGGCTGGTGTAAATTTTTTATCAGACATAGGTAGTCTCCATATAGGTCTAAGATTGGATTAAAGCTATTTCTTAGCCCCTTGTTTCGATAAGAAGCTATGGAGCGCCTGTATACTCGGCTTCTTAAACTCTTGATTTTGTTCACTTTTATAGAATTGGCTCGGTTTGTCAGTAGCTTGGCCTGGTTTTTTAGCCTTGGCGGTCTTTACGACTGCTTGAGCGCCAACCCTGGTAGGGCTAGCCGTATTGGACTGAGTGGGCGATATTACACCAGCTACAGGGGTCAGTTTTGTAGGGGTAAGTCCAGCCATAGCAGCTTTGGCCAGAACTTCAGTCTTTTGAAGGACTAGGATTGCAACTTGTTGAGGGGTAAAGATTTTGGCCATATAGGGTAAAGATTGGACTAATCTTCGTCAGCGTAAGCCAGATCTTGAAGCGTGGACCAATTAACGGTCGAGAGGTCTTCTTGGCTATCCGTGATATTGGACAGGATCTTTAGGCCGCCCGTAAACCCATCAGCATTGCCGAGAGATAAGTTCTCAATGTATCTATGTGGTTGTTCAATCCACCTTGATTCGGTTTGCAAGCTTAGATTTACGTCCCTGCTCCAGATCACTTGACCCGAATCACTATAATCTGGGTTCGGATACATTCCTGTAGACTTAAGAACACTTTCAGTGCCTCCTCCCGCCTCCAAAAGTTTCTGTCTATATCTAAGTAGTACGTATACGGTTATGGTATGTAGCCAGAGTAGAGTCTGTTGGTCCATCGCATGGCAGGATATTTTATAATTCTCTTGCATGAAGGTATGGCCGACTCGAGCTTGATAGGTCTGGAAGTGGGGGATGATTCCATAGAGTGCTGGAGTGAAAGTGAGGCCAGGAAGGAGATTAACTTGATTAGCAGTAGTAACTGACTGGATGACGAAACCTGTTCCAGTAGCCGGATCTACCAATACCATTTCGGGAGCAACAGCATTCAGGTTCACATCCGCATTGAACGAGAAGACACCAGTAACTGAATTATAGGTTCCTCCACTAATAGGTTTTAAAACAAAAGGGATCGGCTTATTGATGTCATTGGGGTAGAGTGTTACCTTTTCCGTACTTAGGTCGGCCATATGACGCATGTCCATTTTTTCGTCATTTGATCCGAGTTCAACAACTATGGCGGGGAATTCAACCTTATCCTCCCTAAGAGACATAAGGATATTTATTCTGTTATTGGTAATCCATTGCTTACATGAGGATATTTGACTCCCATAAAGCCTTCTCATGTACTCATTTGACACCGTATCGCCTAAAATATCGTCGATTAACCATAGATTTTTGGTTATATCCTCTAAACCCAATATTAATGCAGCTTTTACGCGAAGATCGCCAAGGTAGACCATTTACTTACCCCTTATATTTCTGCAAGATCGCTGGAAGGACACTATTATTCCATTCATTTTGGGCCCACTCTGCGGCATCTGGGAAAAATCCCTTAGCGTTTTGAGCCGGATATTGCCACTTCCCATCATCGCCTTCTATGACAGTTCTGAAGGTAGTCATTACTTTCTTAGCGTTACCATTCTTATTCAAAACCTGATATATGTGGAGCCTTGCGAGTTGCTCGGTATTTCCACGCCCCGGTATCTTACTTGGAATGTCAAAAACATGTAAGGGGAGAGGATGTCCATTAGGCCCCATTTTACTTATTCTCGGGCTCCCATTAGAATCCTTTTCAATTCCGCTCCACGAAAGCTTTTGACCTTTTAGAAAACCTTTGATACTTCCAATAAGCTCCTCATTCTTAGCAAGAGTCTTAATATTCAAACTGTCGGATTCTTTACCTTGTGGCATTGGAATAATTTTGTAATGCTTGCCTTTATTAGGGCCATTCTTAACAGTCTCAGAATCTTTCAAGAGACCGTATTCTCCAGGCTTACCCTTCATATCCCACGGCTTACCTTCTTCGATAGGAACTGCCGGTTCATTTAACGTGATCTCCCAAAGAAAGTCGCTGATTTGTACGGCTTGGCTTAGACTAGCTAGATATTTTTTTGCAATCTGAGTATTTAGCTTTTGTCCCACCTCTTTTACCATGTTGGCGTGGGTAGCTTCCGCAAGCCCCTTAATACCTTTTTGAACATCCTTCGCGATTTCTTTTGCAAAGTTATTCAGGTATTGGGTTAAAGAGGAGATGTCTAGGTTGACTTTGATATCGCTCATAGAATACCCATCATCTTCAATTTAGGCTCATTCCAAAGCTCAGCATTAGGAAATTGTGTAAGAAACCAATCCCATTTAATTTGGGAATGAGGTCTCATATACCCCTTAATTTCGACCCAAGTATTAGGCTCTATAAGAAATAGATCTGGGCGATATGTCTTAGCTGTCCCAGATTTGGTAAAAAGGGGCGTCGTGAATGTTTGGGGTTGCCACAAAAAATCAATCTTTTTGGAATTAAGGTAATCCACTACTTTGGGTTCGTAACCGGCCTGACAAATAAGTTCCTCCCCAGTTTTCCAGTGTATTTTTAGGGTAGTATTTTGTAGTTTTTTAGCGTGCGTTAATGCATATGAGGGATCCTGAGATAGATGTTCTACCCCATACCTCTCCAGATTAGTTTTCCTTATCTTATCTAGTTTTCTTTTGGGATGACCTATAAATTCCGCTCTAGGGAGTGACCAGAATTCACCGTGGTCCTTGTCAACGAAACGTGCCGTTTCATTCAGCCCCGTGTAGGTAGTTTCGTCTAAAATAAATTCGTCCCCGAACTTCTTTAATTTTAATCTTACCTCCTCAATATTCAATTTCTTACCCTCATTTGCCCTATCGGGATGCCCATGGCCATCCATAACTCTAGCTGGGGTAGAAATCCATTCTCCGTAATCTACATCCATAAATGAACATTCGCTACGAACTTTCGTATGAGTAGAATCTATTATAGAGACAGTATTGCCATGTTTCTCAAAAATGATTTTTTTGATATTTCTCAAGGGGGTTTTTGTTCTGTCATACCCTCTTTGAGGATGACCTCTCCCCCTCAAAACACCAATAACTGTCGCGGGCCATTCCCCATAGTCGCTATCCACAAAAATAGCCTTCTTGTTTACATTTACATAAGATGTTCGCACAATACGTACCGTATCACCATGTACGCCCTGAATGCGCTTCTCGATATCATCCACAGAAAGTCTTTTCCCGCTAAACGCATACCTTTTTCTCTTTGGATGGCCCTTGCCGTCCCTATAAAGCGCTGCCGGAATTGCAGTGAAATTACCAAAAGCCTCATCTATAAAGACAGCGGTAGTTTTTACGTCTACGTAGGAGGATTCTTCCATCCCAATAACGTATGGAAGTCTTCCCTGGACTCTTTCTAGAACTTCCTTACATGTAAGCTTTTTAATACCCATATACTTATAATTTCATATACTTGAATATGTGTCAAGTTAATTCTTTGGGGGTTTTACTGGAGCGCCTGATTGAGGGTCCTTCACTCTGCCTTCCAACATGGAGACGAACCTGATATCTTCTGGATCGTTCGGATTTACCCATTTCATTTGCGACTTACTTGATAATCCGCCCGGTGGGATAGGGGTTTTTGCAACATGGACAGTAGTATGTTTGGAGGGTAATTTAGCTGCTGAGGGTAGTCCTGCTACCCCACCGCTTTTGGGTCACTCTGACCCTCCGCTTTCGGTCCATCTGGCGCACCGGATTGTGTAGCTTCCGCGACCGCACCCGGATCCTGAGGTGCATCTGAACTCATCTTAGGCTCGAGACCTAAGAGTTTGCACAGCTCGATCATGGCCTTAAGCATCTGGATCGTGCTTTGGTAAAGTCCGGGACTTTGATCTTTAGCCTCTTCTAGGAATGCCTTATTTGCCTTAAATCCCTGTAACGTTTGGGATACTTGATCTATAACCTGCGCCCTCTTTTGTTCCTGCGCGTGGTCATCTAAACCACCCTGGAGAACTCCAGCCATATCTGGTTCATCCTGGCCATCTTCAGCCATCGGATCTTGTCCCGATTCTTGTCCCAATTCTCCATTTTGTCCCGATTCCTGAGCCATCTGATCCGCATCGCCCTGTGTACCTTGATAGTCTGGAGAGGCCATACGATCGATCGGACCTTCTTCTCCGCCTTGACTTCCAGGGCAATCTGGACAGTTACATTCATGGTCGCTATTCTGCATGTCCTTTTCAGCATCTGAAACGTTATTCTTTTGCTTATCGCCAAAGTTTTCGGGGACAGAGGCCCCCTCTTCCATCTCGTCGCCTTGAGGAAGTTCAGTATTGTCAATCTTTTTAGCTTCAGCCTCAGGAGTTTGGTCACCCTCTCCTGGCTTCTGATCCAATAGGTCTAAAACTTCTTCAGCCGTTTCATGTCCTTGTAGATTGGGATCTTCTTGGCCAGTTTGATCTGGCTGCTCTTCGATAGCGTCCCCATACATCTCTTGGCACTGCGGACAGTTGTCTGGTTGCTCGGCAGACATATCTTGGACACCCAAAGCGGTCGCATCATGTTTTGGGCAATTCGGGCAGTTACAAATATGGTCTACGTCTTGTCCTTCGGGAGTCCCAGCTTGAGCTTCTCCAACGGTTTCGGATTCACAATAAGGGCAACCATCTACGCCGCCAGCCTCATCGGGAGTATCTTGGCAGTATGGGCAGTCATCCTCTTCCGAACTTTCCTGACAATATGGACAATCATCCGTATCTATCCCACCAGTATTTTGCTGGGAAGCATCGTATTCCTTACAAGCATCACAATCATGCATCCCAGCCGAACCATCCGCATTTTCTTGAGCATCCAAATCTTGGCAATAAGCACAGTCGTCCGTACGGTTATCTTCTTGATCAGGATTCTGAAAACCCTTGTCTTCTTTGTCGGCAGCTCCGTTATGGAAGCCCTCTTCATGCTTATGAAGATTATGGGTATGTTCAGACTTATACATCTCGGGCTTAGACATCCCCGCCTTGGAATCAGATCGTAGTTCTGATGCTGGATCGCTGTGTTGGTACGCAGCTCGACTATGTTGGTCAGCTATTTTAGAATGGATATCTCTATGTGCGGGATCCTTAGCTCTTTCTTTGCTACCGAACGCTCCTTGTTTTCCTTGATGAAAACGCCCCAGATCATTGTGAATTTTGGCCGCGTCGGCATGATCTTGCGGAGTGTATTTTAAAGTATTGGCAAACGCTTCAGATCGAAAATGAACCGGTTTCTTAGATTGGGTATGCCCCACAATATCGGAATCCTTGGGATGAACTGGTGCCGCATCCGAATCTGATTTATGAAGACCGCATGTATGTTCATACTTTACCATAGGCGCTGTAGTAGGTGCTGGGACTACGGTTACCACGTGCCTCATTATGGCGCCATGTTTCTGATCTCTTTTATCCGCAGCACTATGTAAGCCCTTTTTACTTCCCACCGTTCCTTTATAGTGAAGAGTGCCGGTAGTGGGGCTATGAGAAGCTAAATGATATTTTTCGCCAGGCTTTAGATCTGGGGCGCCATAGAGACCGTGTTCACCTTCAGCTTTATGTAAATCGCACTTCATATTTTCGCTCTTTTCCAGATAAGCATCCGCAAGCTTCATCTCTTCTTGATTGGCAGTTTTAGCCTTAACTTTTTCGCGCATTTTATCAATGCCCTTTTCTACTTTAGGTCCATACCAAACCGTCTTATTCTTACCTGTAGCTTTGGCGTAGAGGAGACTTCTACCCGCTTCAGACAAGTCCTTACCAATACCAACTGAAATATTTAAGTCGGTGGCCTCGTAGTACTTACTTCTTAGCTCTTCCACATCTTTAGCGGCTTCAAACGGGATGCGAAAACTCCCCTCATCTCCACCACCAGAAATTCTTTTACCACCACGCTCTGATACCCACTGATTAACGATCTCGTGACCCAAATCGATCTTGGCCGAGATATTGTGGAGAGCCTTCTCATCATTTGCAATGATGGCCTTACCGCACTGGCGACCAGCACCGTCCGCATCATAAGTAAGTCTGAGCATGGGCTTACTCATTTACGCCCTCTCAATACTTCTAGCAACATTTCGATATTAGATTCATCCCAGCCACGACTAAAACGGAGCTGTACGCCATCCTGAGATTTTTTAAGCCAAATCTTTCTATGCTGATCCTGACCGAAACATAGACAGCCGCTGTAGCCCGCAGTCTCACCGAATATGGTTTGTCCGCAGTCATTACAGGAAATCATTTCCGATTTGGCCATTTCAACTTTGAACTCTCTTGGTTTCTTCTTCCGTTCCAAGAACCCTTTGAGGGGAGATCCCTTTTTAGGGGACTCTTCTTTTTTGGTAATGTCGGAAGGCTTAACTTCGAGTGGCTTCGTCGTAATAGGGGGAATTGCGACGGAAGGTGTCGCAATACTAGGAGCTTTCATAGCCTCATTCAACTTAGCCATCATTAACTTATGAATAGCTTCTCTCTGCGCCATCTTATCTTCAACCACCCTGTTAACCAAAGAGTGAAGTTCCATACGTTCATCGATCAGCTTCTGAACCTTACGATCAATATCCTCTTCAACCTTCTTAGGCTTCGAGAGATCTTCCATGTCATAAAGCTCAAATGTTGAGAGTAGGATTAACCCCAATCCAGGGATAGAACGATTTTTAAAATCATATACCAACTTATTATTATCGTAAACAGAGCCAGTGAAGTTGTCTGCGGAGTTTTTGTTAGCACTAACGTAAGCATTGGTACCAAATGGTAAGTGGATATCCTTATGAGAGTTTAGTTCCATTGGTTCCAGCTCAGAGATCAACATGGACATGACCGCTCTTGGTACGACCTTAAGACCAATCATGATCTCCATCGGATCCAAAACGGAATTGGACCCAATTTTATAGAGATCTGCCGACTTAGCGAGAGTCTCCAAAAACTGGTCATCTAAGATGTTAAGGAGATCGTTTTTCATAGATTATGAATTGACAGGAGGAACAAACGATGGAAGAGGCTTTTGATTAATGAAGGCGCCGGTTTCTTGAATCAAGCGAGTTGGATCTTCCATTGCGTATACGAGTAGGGTAGCAGCCGAAGTGAATACGTACTGGTTGTTACCTGCCGAGATATATGTCCAGGCATTCGGGGGGCAGGCCACGCCAACATTACCATTCGCATCGGTAGCTCCAACTGCCAGAGAGGTAGTGGCTGAACCACCGATTGTAATCGATCCAACCGCTCCAGCATTATTGTAAATAGCTAGAATCATTCCCAATTGAGGCAAAATCAACCCGGCCGATGCATTCGTTGTATACCCTCCGGAGATCTGAATTGGCAGGTATCTTGGCCCAACTATTAGGGATTTTTGTGCGCCCGAGGCTGGATTATATAAAATCGATACAATATCGAGTCCAGAATTCAGGGAGTCATTGTTTACGACACGTTGATTTTTTGGCATATTTTATTCCTTAAGTACCTATATCACTATAAGATTGGAGGGGTTAATCGCCTGGTAGGCCATCCTCAGCGAATGAGGTCATATCGACTGAGATGGCACCTGGGCCCGGTTTGATGTTATCTAAGGGGGTTTGGACGGCCCTATTGGGAGTTGTGGACTGAGAGGTATTCTTAGGATCCCCTCTGTTTTGGCTATGCCACACGTACTCACGCTGAATAACGGCATAGTAGGCCAGTCTCTCTGGAACTCTAGCGCCACCTTCCGTAACATTCGTCATTCTGACCTCCTTCGGCAAAGAGACAACATAGTGAAACGCTTTATATAGGTAACGTATTGAATATACTCGACCTTTTCCCGTCTGTGGGTTTATGCCAGGATTTGATCCACCTGGGAGCCAATTGATATTACCAAGCGCGTCAATGCAAAAATCTAATCCCTGTACATACGAAATGTTTCGACTATCGATAATCGGCAATTCTAGTTCAACTACCGGAAACATGGTTACATTTGGACCCACTTCGTAGGTCATTTTTTGACTCCAGGAGACCTTGACGTTTGCATTTGGATCCGACACGTAGAAACGATCGCCTACATCCAAATAGATACGCTTCCCGTCATTTACTGAATTGGTATTCAAAGATCCTGCCACCGATTTTGTCGTATTGTAAAAACGAGGCAAAATAAGCCTACTTACAGAGGGGTCTACTTGGCCGCCCTCACTTCTATGCCTATCCGTAGTATTGTCGGTCTCACAACCAGTAAAAACACCAGCACAAATGTAGAGCATTCCGTTAGCAGTAAGAACGTCCAATCCGTCTCTCCTATAATCGCCACGATCGTTTAGGCCAATAGGAGAGGGGATGGACTTCCAATGAGTATAGTCTATACCGGAACTAGTTACAAAGAAGTCATCTTTATTAATGTCAAAAGAGTGCTGCCCTACTGGGCAATAGGAGGAGATGTCTTGAATTTGTTCCCCGACAGGAGTTCTATTACTCATTTGACCGTCCTAAACATAGTTCGGATAGCTCCGATAGCCTATTATCAGTGTTGGAATGGAGTCTAGCCAAACCCTTAATCACCTCATTGATATTGAGCGCCTTCTTTATCTTTTCGACTCGTCTTTCGAATTTGAGACCATCGAGTCTATTATTTGGATTGACGTGAATATCACCACTAAAGCCCTGACCCATTACAGCCATGATCTCTATCTGTTTCAAAAACGAAGCGATCTTTGGATCAAGAGGGTCATAGTTAACTTGAATCTTAGTAGCCCCCTCGATCTGCCTTACTAATGGCTTATCGATATTAAACTCAATCTCTTCGTTTCCAATGATCTTAATGCACATTACGAGATCCTAGCTTTCTTGAGACCTGAAGAGAGGGCTTTCTCGGAAACCGCACCACTCATAGCATGGACGAACTCTTTAGGGACTTCCAAAGACTGAAGGCAGAGAGAATTACCATGGATAGCGCCATTAGCAGATCCAACTTTGATATTCTGCTTGGTGATATAGAAATCGACATTTGCACCGTTTTGTACACTATATATGTCGTGACCAGACTTACGAAGATCATCTGAAAGAAAATGGGAATGACTCTCAGCTTGAAGCTTCAGACCTTCCGATTTCATGATGGCTGGCTGGAAAGAATTATAGCGCTGTTCAATCGTATAGCATAGTATAGCCTGATGCGAAGCTGCTCCAAGAACCTCTTCCTCACCCTTAGCCCCAACTTTGGTTGCTAGGCAAAGCCCACCCTTCAATTTTATGAGGCTTACCTGCTTACCGTCCATAACTCCAAAAGGCTCTTTTGATGCAATCTGATCGTCTTCTATTTTCATATTATTTCTCTTTTCCGTAGGCTTCTCTGACTTTTGCAACGTGCCAGTGATTTTTGATATCCTGTTTATTTTTTAAAGCGCCTTTTGTTCCCTGAATTCCATTCAGCCACCCATAGGCTAAATTGTCTGGATTGTTACCCAATACATGCTCCATATGGGATAGGTGCCTATCAGCGATGGTGTTTTCGAGACCCTTATGGTCGTTCATATAATTATGAAGCTGTTGACCCTTAAGCGCTAAAGCCTTGCCATGTTTTGAGGCCAAATCTTTATGGCCTTTGATAGTCTCTCTAATAGTTTCTGGCATCAATCCATAGGCGCCATACGCATGCTCAGCCCCATGAATTGGTCCACCACCTGCGGCATGATTCGTGTTTTTTCCACCACTCGACTCAACAGAGGCGATAGCCCTAAGCATCTTAGCGTGGTCATAGTTTGATTTAGGTTGGGCGTGTTGAATGCTGGCAGGAGACCGATTTCCAGCATCTGTTTGAGGAGCAGATCCAGCTAAGGCGCCAGCCATACCAAGTGCAATACCGGCATTTTTGAGTGCGCCTTTTTCCAAAGACTCGCTTTTATCAAAATCTGGATTGTTAAGTCTAGCTCTAGCCTCTGAAAGATAGTTCGGACTTCCAGGCTTAGATTTCATTTTATTCTTTATTGGAGCCATTCTTTCAGCTTCGAGATGCTCTAATTGCTGTCCCGACTCTCTCTTTATATCTTTAGCATGGCTGATATTTTTTGATCTGGATTGTTGAGAAGCCATCACGGAATTAAGCTCATCACCTGCATTACCGGCCTTCGCTTTATTGGGACTAAGAGCGGCTATGCCCATAAGAGCGCCAGCGGTTTTTTCTTTCCAGCCCTTGTGGAGTTCACATTCTCCCTTACTCACTTTCTCAGGCAACTTCTTTCCCTTGGTCGCCTCATCCCATTCATGGACACCAGCTTCACCACCTAGAGCTTTTTCTCCATTAGGGGTGTGCGCCCATCTCTCTTGTGCTAGACTTTCGTAAGGCTTGGCCAATGGCTTCTTACCGAGAACATTTTCAGCTTTAGTAACCGGCACATTCACCTTAGCCGTAAAATCCGAATGATCCGGAAACTTGGGTTCGGCAGTATCGGCTTCGTGATGGTAAGTTTTGATAGTTTTGGGGCCCTTATTGAGAACTGCATTTCCAAAAGACAATCCGGCTTCATGGGCCGTTTTTGCACCGGAAGATTTAATTTTATCCCAAGTACCTTTATCAACACTCACATGCGGAGACCATTCAAATTTTGAAGGGTGGCCCATATGAGCAAACTTTCCATTGTGCTCCTTCATCTTATCGGCCGAGTTCCCCTTTAATTTGACGACAAATACGTCGTTCCCATTACGATCTTTAAACTGGGCAGGCTCTATTTGCGTATTTTTAGCATCAGGGGGATTTAGTGGGAGATGTTGGGCCAAATCATGAATGGAGTGAAGATGGTCCTTTTCTTTATTGAATTCTTTCAGACTAGCGTGATATCCAATGTTATTATCGGGCCTGTGAGTTTGGCCGTTGATCTTTACGGGATAGCCAAGAAGGATTCCCTCTGAGGCTAGTTTCGCATAACCGGCAGGATCTTCTTTTTTGTGGAGGTTAGGCGCATTTTTTGACATCTGCCCCTCCTAAGAAATCTAGGCAACGTTGAATGCAGGATTGTTTATCTAAATCCCAGTCCACCTCTTTGATATGGAGGATTTTAATGTCCTTAGTCGCAAAATGAGCATCCTTAAGGTCGTGGTAATTATAGACGTCTTCGTCTGGCCAATGTTTACGCGACCTTTTTAGGCCCTTAAAGGAATGATGATAGGTGCCATCAAATTCTATGCCAAGTTTTAGCTCTGGAACGTAGATATCTATATCAAAACGTTTAATATGAGGTTTCCCCTCTATGCTAACTTTAGAACGTAACGTATTAGCGGTAGGAAAAAACGCTTTGACGTTATCCGAAAGCTCTTTCTCTTTAAGGGAAATGCTTCTTGATTTTTTCATATGTGAACATACAATATCCAGTATACCCAAATTTCTCGCTGCATCCCAGGCACCCGCCCCATATTTTTTAAATTCCCCACGACTATTGTATTTTAGAGCCTCTTGATGGATCTTTTCTACCGTATCCCATTTGACTTCCCACAGGGGGGTCATATGAACACAAAAATCTTCTATTATTCCCTGCCTGTGCATCGCGCTATAAACACCCGGATGTAAATCTCTAAGTTGCTCTTTACTATTGCAAGTAAGTGCTATGCGCTTAAGATCTTCTAGGGAATAAGCCTCATTGCACTTTTCGCCCATAAAGGCGCAAATATCGTCAAGCCACCCCATTCTTTGAGCTTTGTCGTAAGCTCCTGCACTGCCCCTAGCAAAAGAAGTTCTATCGGCATAATTATATGCTTCTTTTTGTACTTCCTCAAAAGTCTCCCATTTAGGTTCCCATAAGACTTCCATATGGGAGCAAATCCTGTCTAAAAATTCGGGACCTTTTCGCCAAGCTGCCTTATAAGCCGCATTACTATATTTTTGAAAATCAATACGGCTAAGATATTTGAGAGCTTCCGCCCTCAATTCTTCTGGTGTCCATCTGTGCCGTTTTTTAACGCTCATATAGCAAATACTACCATAGTTATACGTTAGTTACAAGCATTCGTGTAGAAAACGCAGTTTTTATTTTGCCAACCAAAACGTCCCTTTTCTTTTCTAGGAGTTCAATATATGGCAAATAAATCCTCGTGCCTGGACCGCTGCTGCTCTGACTTATACCGTCTCTGCTTTGTGATTGGCTAGTATTAATGAACAAGTTCATAATAGCAGAAAGCATATTTATTGCTGCTATGGTACCGATCAAATCGTTAATAATTACGGGGTATTGGCCCTCTATCTTAGAGGTGCCCGTCTGATAAGAAATTTGCCAGAATCCGGGTAAAAAATTAATTTGGGAAAACGATAACAGATACGGAACTCCACCATAGTTACTAAATGCCGCCGATCCAGATGCGACCGAAAAGGCTCCCAAAATCGGTATAATGTTCACGATGCCTTTAGCGAAGTTGCTCGATTCTATCCATTCATGAGGTATGGTGAACACTTTATAGCCGTCATTGCTCACAATAGATACGTCTTGAACGGCTAACACCGGATTCTGCTCCGTTTTTAAATGAATATAGGTTTTATATAGGTTTGAATCCCATGGAACCCTATCTGTAAACTGCTCTCTATTTATGGTAATTCTGCAAAGTAGTTCTGCCTCATTGGTAGCCAAAACAATTTGATCTTTGAGATCTTCCGAACTGAAACTATCCCCGTTAGGGAATGCTAGCGGAATTCCCTTTAGATATCGCGATACTAGCAGTGATGGAGTGAGAATTGGCTCACAGCGCTTCAATAACCCAGAAGACTGGGTCATGTGTACGGGGTAGCCCGCACTGAAAAATTCCGTATTTTTCTCAAAATTTGCCGGTCTAGGAGTCCCGTTCAGATCACCAACAGGAGCACCGTCGCGAAAATTCGGCTCATAGGGCGCCCCCTGCTCTGTAAACGGAGGTCCTGGCTTACGATTACTCATTTAGCAACTCCCGCAATTCGTCATTTCGACCGCCAACATGTTAATTACGGTCCAGGTCCAAGTATTGATCCCTTGAGTTAGCGTAAATACGACATTACCGCTAGAAGGAGCAACTCCAACATTCGCATATCCAGGTATACTAAATGACCAAACCGAAGAGTCATTGGGATTAGGGGTAGCTACAAAAGTCAAGGTATTTCCAACATTTAGGCTAGGGAAGGTCACGGTCATGGTAAACGGTTGATTCGAACTCCCAACCCCCGCCAAATACCTTTGAGGCGCAGTTTGTATGGCAGCATTGAAAAAACCCCCATTAAGAGGGAAAAATGATGCGGGAGATGCCGTATTTTGATTGTCCAAGTCAAATAGTTGATAATACAGGGTATTTGGATCGCTAGCGCGTATGGTCCATTGACTTGCGGTTTGGAAGTCATTGATATTACTAAAGTTTATGATTGCTTGGGAGGTCAGTCTCATTTTATACCCCTAAAATAGTTCTCTAAGTAAGATTGGCTTAAATTTTACTTGAAATGGTGCCAGATAGGCCCTATAGTCAGGTAATGAAGCTTAAGATGACCAAAAGGGAAGTTATTCAAAAAGCAAAGAGGGTCCTGGAGCAAGAAGGGGTCACCTATGAGATTAAAGCCGAAGAGGCCTGTGGGTGGGCTTATCCCAAAGATAGCCATGTTATAGTCGGCACTCTAGGATACGACACTGATCAGTTGGCCTCAGTTTTTTGTCACGAACTAGCGCACGTATTGAATTTTAGGAATAGGAAGTACTTCAGATACCATAATGGCGGTTTCGATTTTGATCTTTCTCCCGAATTGTGTAAAATGCGTATTCAAATCGGACTTAAAGCTGAAATATACACCGATATGGTAGCCAAAAAGCTTATGAGGAAGTATTACCCTGGCATGAAATTTATTCCCAGCTATTCAAAGAAATGGCAGCGCGATTGGTATCATAAAAATATCTTGGGTCAATGTAGAGAGTTTTTGGAGGGCGTGAAATGAGTAAGTCTGTTGAATGTAATATTCCCTGTAAGCTATGTGGAAGTTTAGACATAGCGGTCGTATATAGGGAATGTAGCCATATTAAGCCCTCCTATCATTGCAATAAGTGTGGCCATAGTAAAACCGTAGATGAGTGGATTAGTGCCCAATCCCATGAGGATTTAGGTAAGTGGGCGAAACCACATATCTCCGCTATGGAAGAGATAATAAAAGAGCTAGCTACGGAAAAGTCAAATAAGGAACCCCGTATTAGTCCAGAAGACGTTGCATTTTTAAGATCTTTTAATAAGAAAATTGAAGATCTAAATAAGGAAGAGAACGATAGGATAATCGGTTCAGTATCTCACGAGGCAATGATGGAGTGTTTAGCTACGGACGACCCAAATAGGGTTACCCCAGAAACCGTTCTCGGGGCAATGAAAGAGGAGTCTGAAGCGATTAAAGAATATTATGAGGGGGTTAAAGGTGACCGAAATGCCTTCTACGACTCCACTCGGGCCATCCGCCACGATCAAAATAAGCCCCATATGGACCTTTTGAGTCCGATCGCCATGTTTGGAACTGCTCAAGTGTTGACTAAGGGATTGGAGAAATATCCTGGGAGTCAGTGGAAAAAGGGAATGGCGTGGTCCAAAGTTATTGCTTCTCTGTTAAGACACGCCTTTAAATTTATGGCAGGGGAAGACTTGGATTACGATCCAAAGTGCGTAGGGTGCCAAAATAAGAGCTGTAAGGAGCACACAGGGCTGCCTCATATAGACTGTATGGCCGTAAATGTGATGTTTTTACAGGAATATTACAGGAAGCACAAGAATTTGGATGATCGGATTAAGACGGGGTTGGAATGAGTTCTGAAGCCTTTGTACTGACGGTAACACTATCTGTTGCTTTTTCTCATCTCAATTAGAAGATTCGTTATAGCTATCATTTCAATATAAGATATGGAATTATTTTTAATTAGATTGCATGTGGAACAACAAGGAACCACATTGTCAGCATAGTAGTCTTTACTGTTATCTTTTCTGTCTAGGCCGTGCCCTGTTTCTGGGAGTCTTCCCTTGCAGTAATGGCAGGAGTCATCTTCCACTATGGAAATCCATTCATCCAAAGTAATGTGCCAGCTATAGCCCCTATCTTTGGCAGCTATTATACCTCTTTTGAATCTACTTTTGTTCTTTCTAGCATGCCCATACGATTTTGCTCGTCTTTCATCTCTATTCGCTAAGTAGTATTTTTTAGATTGAGCGTTCAATTCTTCCCTATTAGAGTTGTTGCGCTCTATCGTACATTTTTGACAATAAGTCTGAACACCGTCTTTTCGGGCCTTATTTTTTTGGAAATCCCCGATATCTTTTTCTAAATTGCATCCTTTACAGATTTTCATATATACTCCTGACTATAAGATTACCTCATGTATTCTGGCAGTCAAGATAAAAATAAAAATCCCCCGGTAAGCATTGCCTACCGAGGGACTTGAATTATCTAACTATTGCTAACTATTAGGTAAACAATTGTCCTTGCAAATTCTCGACGATTGCATTTTTCCGTGGCGCCTCTACTGCGAGCGTAGTCCACCTGTAAAAAGCATTGTTAATGCTCAATTGAGAGATACCGAGCTGAAGCTTTTTAAAGCCACTCAGTTCGCCCATGTGTCCCGTATCCTTCTGAATCAGGAAACCCGTGAGAGCGCCAGGAGCCATGTTGCCAAGGTCCGTGAACGTCGCACCACTTGGGGCCGCCGCGATATTCCCGATGAAGAGAACACCCGGAGAAACCGTAGCTGCCACACCGGCCGCCGTACGATACACACGGTAGTAGAGAGCGCCAGCAGCCGCACCGATCGTCAGAGTGACCTTGTTACCAGCGAGAGCAGGCGTAACGGTCGAAACGGCCGAGAGAGGCCCTTCACCGTAGGCGTTAACCGCAGCAACAGCGTACGTATACGCAGCAGCCTGAAGGAGAGACCCAGCGGCCCCGCCGTCAGCAGAAGCCAACGTAGGCTGAGCAGGAGCGCCCTGAATCTGGACGTTGATCGGATTGATCTGTTTACGCAAATATTGCGACATTTCCATACTGACGGCACCTGAGCTAGTCCACTGCGTGCGAAGATGCGCGCCAGTAGCTTCCTGAGGTGAACCAGCGAGAACGATACGTTCCTTAGCCTGGCTGATCTTGTTATAAGCAGAGAGGCTGGAAGGATCCAACATCAGCTTGTCCGCGCGACCCATGTTAAGGGCAGAACGAACCGAGATATCTTCGATCAGGGACTGCGTAAGAGCAGCGCCACCAGCCGAGAACACAACCGTTGCGCTCGAACCGTACGAAGCGAACATCAGATCCTGTCCATTGCGCTCGAAATCCGAGGCGCGAACCTGGAGATCCCAACCACGCATATTGGCGAGAGCAGGAACTAGGGCAGGATTGCCATCGAAGACTCCGTTGTTTGAGAAATCAGAGTTACCAGAGAACAGGTCGAACTCGATGTCCTGAGCAAGGTTAAGGGCCGCATCCTGAGCTTGGCGCTCTTCAGCAGTCACCTTGTCAAACGTTTCAACAGCGTTCGCAACGAGCGAATGTTCGCGTGTATCGACGTAGTACGCCATTGGGACCACGAGACGAGCAGCTTGGCCAGTCTTTTTCGCGCCCAGCATACCTTCGTAAGCCGCTGATCCGCCGAAACGGCCGACAGACAATTTACGATTGTACTGATAGAGATTCGACTTCGTATTACGAACATCGAGCATCTTCTGCAGTTTGATGGTCTCTTCGGCAGCCGTGACATTGATCATCACTGGAGCCAGATCTTCGATTTGATAAGCAGCGCCCTGTACGAGGGTAGAAGGGGCGGCATTATATGAACCCGCTTCGAGTGCCTTCATCAGAGTTTGGAGTTGGTCTAACATATTGATTTTCCTTTTCTAAAAATTGCCAGTACTACTTAAGTAGATGGCGGACAGATTCGACATTTTTACTAAAATAGTAACTGTTAATGGCATCACGATCGGACTTAGTCAGAGAAACATCTTTTGCTTTAGCCAGAAGCTTCGCATCGATTTCACTCTTAGTAAGAGGTTTTTCGTTTTGGCCGCTTTCGGTCTTAGCGATGATATCCAGGGATGTAATCGCTTTACCGGCAGGAGCAGTTTTCTCAACGAATTTTTTCAGGAAGGCAGCAACAGCGGCAGTCTCAGCCTTAGCAGCTTCGAGTTCCGACTTAAGCATGCTAATTTCCATAGAAGGTTCTGATTTTTCGAGAGCTTGAGCACCGGTAGAAGCGGGACCTTTGCCTTCTTTTTCAGATTGACCGTCTTTAGGGCCACCGTTAGGACGGTAACCTTCAGCATCTTTAGCGCAATCTTCCATCTCAGCTTTAGCCATGCCATCTTCGCATTTAGCCATGCCCATGCCTTCTAGGCACTTTCTCACAGCGTCATGATGAGCCTTCAGTTCAGGCTTAGACATCGAAGAGTACATCGAGTGCATGTGACCCATATCTTCGTCGTCGTAACCATGATCTTCATCGGCAGGCGCAGCACCATCTTTGGCCGCCATACCTGGCTGTTCTTGATCGTTTTCGCCTGGCTTATCTTCAGATTGCTGATCTTGATCCTTGACGCCCTTATCTTCGGGCTTTTCGGTTTCCATCGGCTTCTTTTCTTCGCCACTTGATTCGCTAGAAGCCTTCTTCTCGTCCTCTTTCTTAGATTCATCCTTTTTGGGAGGAAACTCGGATTTGGCGAGACCAAAACTTTTTTCAGCTTTGGCAAGATGCTTCGAAAATTCTTTTTCCACATCGGCCATCAGGCTTGAAAGTTGTTGTTCGTCGTACATGATTTTCATAATCAGATCCTCTATGTTTGATAGCTATCCGATTCTTAGGTGTTGCCTTTGAAGCCCCAGTCAATATCTTTGAGCTGTTGAACAGGACCCGTGCCAGCCGTAACTTGAGCGTTAACAGCAGCTTCATTAGCCGCCGAACCGTTCGCGATACCGAACTGCTGAACAACCATGCCCGTGCGAGCAATTTCGAACAAGCAAGTCGAATAATCCGAACTGCCAGGAATCAGGTTAGCGCCAGAGAAAGCGGAGTACGTGATCGTCGCATCGCCCGTTCCACTTACCTTGGTAAGCGTTCCGGAAGCAGCCGAAACATACGTGGTGTTGCTGGTCGCCAGCGTGGTACCAGAAGCAATCGTGCTCTGCACCGTGAAGCTCTGACCGGCAGCGCTAGTATAAACTGCACCCGCCGTGGCAGAAGCAGAACTGACCGTAAACGAACCAGCCGTCAACTCGTAAGCGATCTGACAAACGGTTGGCGTGAAAGGAAGCGTGGCATTGCCAAACACGTCCACTGGACTTCCGGCAGGGCTAACACCAGCGATTTGCTCGAAGAGGTTTGTAATTCTCATCCAAATTACCGGATTGCCTTCGGTAGCGGTGCCACCGTGCGAAACGATAATCAGAGGATAGCCAAATTCGTCTTGCGACTGAGTGACGGTGTTGAGAGCCGTGGGAAACGTTTGCTGGCTCAAACGCAGATTGAGACGGTCGGTGAGGTCGCGTGCGATCCCTACACTATGGTCATTCGAGTAAAGCATTGAAATTCTCCTTGGAAATTTGTCTTTTTACGTAAAAACCATTTCAAACATTGAATATGGCGAACCCTTGGGTTTCAGCTATTTAGATTGCCGTGTTAAGAAAAAACTCAATAAATTCAAATAGTTAACCATAAGCATTATTGGAATAAGCATGATCTATACCCTTTGCCAATCTTATTAGTATGAAAACATGCACAAATCCGATATGCGATCAAATAAACCCCCAACCCTTAACGCAATTTTATAAAAAGAAGAGTGGGAGAGATGGACTAAATGGTAGGTGTGTAAAGTGTACCAATAAGCAAACAGATGCTTGGTGTGCCCGTAATACCGAAAAGGTGAAGGTTACCAAAAACAAATGGACGACCAACAATACAGAAAAAGTTAGGGAAAATGGCCAAAAATGGGATAAATTAAATCCAGGTAAAAAAGCCGCTCAAGTTCGTAAGTATCAGGCTTCTAAGCTTAATGCGACTCCCAAATGGCTTACTAAAGAACAACTTAAGGAAATGCAGGCCCTATATGTTGAAGCGGCCCTAAAAACCAGAGAAACTGGAATCCCCCATGAAGTCGATCATGAGGAGCCCCTACAGGGTAAGAATATCTGCGGATTGCACGTACCATGGAATCTGAAGGTGGTTACGAGGACCGAAAACCGTAAAAAGAGCAATACGGGTAAATAGTCCAATCTTATCCCTTAGGAGTGCTTAAATGTCAACTTATATTTCGGGCGTAGCTAGTTGTTCCGCAATTGATACCGCTGGGGAAATTGTAGATATTAGCGGTCTCGACATAACCTCCTTAGCTCGTAGCGGTACTTGTAACTGGGAACACAAAGCCGACACCCCGGCACAAACAGTTGGCAAAATACTAAAGGCAAAAAAGATCTTTAGTGAAAAAGACTGTGAAGATTCCAATCAAAAACACTTTTGGGATAAAACCAAACTACCGTTCGTATATATAGTTGCGGAGCTTTTGGATGATTATACGGCTAGTGCAAAAGAATGTGCTGGTCAGATGAGGTACAGTAAGGACCATCCCGAACTATCGGCAATTTTAGGATTTTCCGTTGAAGGAAGTGAAATACCCGGAACCAGGAAAAATTCCATGCTGATCACACGATCGATTGCAAGAAAGGTTACGCTTACCGTATCTCCAGCAAATAAGTTATGTATTGCTCAAATTTTCGAGAACCCAGAACAAAAATCCCAAGTCAAAGATGATTTTGAAGAATTGTTTCGTTCTGACCAAGAAGCTATCACTCTCTTCAAGTCAGGTGAAGGCGAAAAGATTTACGAATCCTATTTGGCCAAAAAAGAGCATGAGCCTAAGAAGCCGTGTAAACATAAGAAAATGAAAAAAGATGAATTTGGTTATCCAGATTCCCCTAAAACTTCAGCGCCCCCTCCAGAACCAAATAAAGCAAACGCCCAAGCTATGCAAAATGGCGCTGAATCAGGCGGTCCAAGTTTCTCTCAGGGCCTATCTAACCTGGCCAATGGCTTAATGGGTAAAAGTGAAAACTTCGGATGGTCTAAGGGTAAAGTGGATAAGGATAAAAAGGCAGTTCACTACGAACACCCAACTCATGGCACGGTTTCCGTAATCAGACACGATAATGGCGATTTCCACGTAAAGCATCGTGGGGCTTTGGCTGGTGTTGGTGGAGTTAAGGGCTCTTTCCCTACTTCTGGAGAAGCCGGTACTCACGCTAAGAAATATATGTCTTCCTTAAGCCAGGGTAAAACTTTGGCACCACAAATGCATAATATTTCATCAACGGACGTTGCGAGCAAAAAACATCTTAAAAAAGCCATCGATGCCGGTTCCTACAATGCCGCCCCCTCTACCCTAGCTTCCGGTGCCGCTTATCAACGCGAAAGTCTTGGTTCAAAGCCTGCAACTACTGGGGCTGAAGACCATAACTTTCAGGGGACTAAGAAGAAGGACTGGAATAAGAGATCGAAAGAAGATTACGAGAATTGGCCCCAAAAAGAGAAGTTTGAGAAGTTTATGTCTGCTAGAATGCCTCATTTGGCATTAGGCGAGATAAAAGCTCTGGGCCGGGCGATATGCTTGAAAAAGAACATCGAGGCGGAGAAAGCTCTTGGTAATTTGGTTTTGGGTAAGTCTGAAGAGGACCCCAAACTCGGCAATCATTTTCTTTTCAGTGCTGAAAATCCAATGCATCCCCATAAAAATGAAAGCAGGATGGACCATAAACAGACCCTGGTACACTTAAAAAGTAAGGGTTTTGATGCCAATGAAGTTAAGGGGCATTATGGCGCTCCGGAGACCTCGATCATGGTCCACAATGTTAATCCCAAACAGGCAGAGCATCTTCACGGAATAGCCTCCAAACTTGGTCAGGATAGTTCGATCTATAGTAATAATGGCAAGCATGAGATGCGCTACCATCACGGTGAAAAGGCAGGAAAGTCCCATTTAGGTTCTGGTACCGAATTCCATAAAGAAAAGCCTAAGGATTTCTATACTACTCTACCTAATGGAAAACACTTCACTCACAATTTTGATTTTGATCAATTACATAATAGTAAAAAGAAAAAATAGTTTGACCGTACAAATTCTCATGATATAGTAGGTATGAGAGTTTCTGCAAATGCGCAACCGGGCTAAACAACGTTCTTTCAGTAACGTGCGCGATGTCGAAAGGGCTGCTTTGAAAGAAGTAGAGGACTGTCGATTTACGACAGCGTGAGCTTTGCCGTTATGCCTGCAAAATCATGGGCCTTAGTAGGACTTAGTGGAAACTCTCATTTCAAATTTATGAATAGTCCAAAACCATATAGAGTAGCCGAAATAGCTTACGACCCATCCAATCCAGATTTCCCCTGGTATGTGCGTCGAAGCGGAACTATCGCCGAACAGGGCGGATTGGGATGGGGCTACGAATCCCTATCTTTTGAGACCATCGAAGCCGCATGCGAAGATTTGGCCCAAATGATCACCGAAGATTTAGATGCGATTAAGGCCAATATTGAGAAAAGGGAACTGTCTGGAGAGACCGGATAGTTCAGGGATTGAAATATCTATATGCTATTACTGGAGCGCAGTCGTTGTGAACCCAGTTTCCACCTGGCATTTTCTCCATCCTGATCTGCCACTCCTCCAACTTTGACTCCAACCGACTTCTTACATCGTCACAATTAAGCCCACTCGCGTCGTAATCTGTAGCTAACCCTATCTTATGGGCTGAATTTTTAGCCCCTTTAACCAAGGCATTGTAGTCTTGGCCATTATGCTCAGATTCCGGATTATTCAAAATTGGCCTGATCCAACAATGGATATTTATGGGGACATTCAAAAAATCCCTAATAAGGTCCATCTTAGAGGCCTGCCTTAAAATATTCTGTTTTTCTTCTTCAGATGGTATATGCATTACTTTCCAAGATGGAAGCCAGCAGGTCTCTTTTACACTAAAGTGTTTACTCACCATGGAATCCCCATTAGTCCAATCAATGTACGGTGGAACTCCAACATCCGGCACGGATTCCACCTTTGGAGCCTCAACTGTCGCCCCATCAAAAGGAATCTGGGCCTTAATCTCCGCCACTGGTTTTTTGCCCAAAAGACCAATAACAAATTCTGCCAAAGTGCTTAAAAAATCCATAAAGACCTCTTGATATTTTGCCCTGTCTAATATAAGATTCTCGCATGAGACTTAAGATCAATATCGGGTCTACGGACACCAAGACTATCACCTGGAATAGTCGGATGGATGATTTCCCTAAAATTTTTAAGTACTTCGGTAAGCCCTATGAATGGTTTTATTATGATAAGGATCTCACGGGCCAAGTGGATATGATCCTTCATTTTGCTGAACTTGCTAGCTATGACCCTAATTTTTACGCCGATTCGCCACATTGGCACGAAATTTTCCTAGTAAACAGTGAAATTGACTTGTGCGAATGTGGTGCAAAATTCTCTAGCTTTTCTTGGGATCATATGAGATATTGTCCTTACTGGAGTAAATGGTAGAAATATGATTGATTCAGAAGAAGATAAATATCTATTCGTCACAATAGCAACGGCCGCTTTCGTTGGGACTTGTTTGAGATGTAAACAGCCTACTACTGGAAGTTACGATTCGGATTACGACGCTTATTTAAGAATGGAATGCGTGAATTGTGGCTTTAAGCAGCACTTGCTTATGGACGATGGCGACAATGGATTAGAGCTGTTGTTGACATCTTCAGGATAAAAATATGGCCAAAAAGAAACCCCAACTACTATCTGATGAGGCCTATGCCGCCCTAATACTAGAGGCTACGAGGCCTAAGGCCGATAAAGAGAAGAAATTCATTAATCTAGGTTGGAAACTTATGGAAGCTAAGTTCCAGTATTACAAGTTGGATGCACCTCTTCTCGAGGACTACCAATACGACCTACTCGAGAGAGAATACGACTCCCTAGCTAAAGAACTTGGGGTAGTGCCTACCGCGACCGATATGGTTGGATTTGACCAAGTTAGATCTAGTGGAGTCCTAGTGGCCGATAAGATTCAGCAAAGAGATCCCCCAAAGGAGCCCGTATGACCAATAAGATTCCTACGTATACCTTTAAGTTCGATGGGACAGTTTATTTCTTCCATTCTCTTTCAGGAGTTCGCTATTACTCGAGGAGAGTTTGGTGGAAGCCATGGAGAAAGCTGTGGTTCGTTGAGATGAGCCTATTCAATATCTTCAATTTTCCTAGCGCTCTTTGTGACGGCAGTTACAAATTTATATCTCACGGTCTAAAGACAGAAGGGGAGGCTAAAGTAGCCTCAGATAGCACTCGCGATACAATTTTGGAATTAATGAGGAGACAAAAATGAACGACTCCTTCCCCAAATACGTCCTCACCTTCTTAGCCCTAATTTACTTGCTTTCTGGAGTAGCCGAAGTTATTATGGTTAAGGGTGGAACTGAAGCGGTATTTGAATCAGTCAAAACCTTAGTTCCACATATCTCGATGTTTTTATTGGGATTTTATTTCTCTAAGAAGTGAGTATGAATAATCTCAACCCTCCAACCAAATCAATAGACATCTCTACTCAGGAAGGCCTAGATCTACTTAGGATAAAGGCTAAGTATTATGGACACTACGCGGAATTCTTAAAGGTAGTTGAATTAATAGATGAAATTGAATCCCTAAGAGCGGATCCAGAATTAGCTTTACACGAAGCAAACAAATTGTTAGGATGGTAAATATGGGTGACTATACCGGTTTTCAAATTAAAGTTCTTCTTAAGCCAGATACTCCAATGGAGGTTATCAATGTGCTCCGCTGTTGGACAATGCAAGCCGACAATCTGCCCTCAGAAATATCTATTTGCGCAGATCTCGTAAACATAATTGACAGGGCTTCCGTATTGTCTATGCAAAGTGCGTACCAAGAAGAGTACAGAAAAGATCAACCCGATGTTGAGGAACGTTTTGCAAAATTCGGAGATTATTGGCTCTTAAATACCAGCAGCGGTCCTAAATGGGGCACAGGAATACCAGAATTTCTGGAGTATATTTGGCCTTTTGTAGACCAATCGGAATACGGCAAAGAAGTGGCGAACTATAAGTCTGAATATACGAACAATAAAACGTGGGTTCGTTTTACGGCCTCCGGACATAATGAAAGACAGGATACTTGTAATGAAGAGGATGATTGGTACTAATTATGAAAAAAACTAAAAAAGAAGAACTTACTCTAACCAAAACTCAGCTCTCCCACCTAATAGATTCCACTGTTAGGAATCTGAACTCCCTCCAAAGCTATGAGACCAAGAAGGGCAACTACAAATTCCTTCTAATGCCAGACCCAATGTGGGAAGATGGCTGTGTTCCTGCAAATCAACCTCCTGAGACCGATGAGGAGACTTGGGATATCGGATTGGTCCATGGAGTTTTTGAGCTTTACGATTTCTTTGCAAATATAGGGTCTATGAGAGCGGAAACTCCTGGAGGAGACACCTTTTTCAGATTTTTCGAAACCGTAGAAATCAATAGTAAGAACGTTGGGGCTTTCGTGAAGGCCCTATCTGAAATCGATGAAGTCTGGGCTCAAAGCGATATGGAGATGGAACAGGAAGAGGATTTGAAGAGTAAGACTGAGGGTAAGAACTTGGTCGATGGGAACGATACGGTGAATTAGATATTGACTCCAATCTTATTATCTGATACAACTTATATATGGGTCTTTTAAGTAAAAGATTTGCCTCCTGGCTACACGAAGTATCGGTATTGACTTGTGTTTTCGGTATCTTAGAGGGACATCTAAATCCACAATACAGTGTGAAATGGTATTGGCCAGTAGTATTTTTGGTAACAATAATGTCTTTTCTAGGAAGCATTATCATGGACAATCGGGAGTAAAATATGGAATTAGCTTATTTTGTTGGAACTGTAGCCGTAATGATCGTGTCTGGGATAGTCGTCACCAGTCCTAAGAAAAAGGTAAATAACGGGCCCTAATCCAATCCGCGCTGAGCCCTATATTCATCGTGTCCAAGCTTGACGAACGATACGTAGCCAGCCTTAAAGCCCCAATCGGAACTTAACATTGTTAAGGAACATCTACAGAATGGGTGATTTCCGCAAGCGGAGGGTCTATCTTCCCCACGTTTGTGCCAACCCATTGAAAGCTCCGACATCTTAAATACTCGTGGTGTAATTCCGTCTTCCAATAGATGAAGCCTCTTACATTCCGAACATAGGCTACCATCCCTAACCACAATAAAGAATACGGTCGGATCTTCAATTCCAGCATTCCCAGACTTATTCGAGATATCCATCACGTGACCAAAATTCCGAGTTTTGGTAGTTTCAGCTTCAGCTATTAGCTTCATGTGGCCGCGAGCTTTTTCCATTTCGTTAGAAATCAACTCGTTTACCTGTGATGATGAGACTTGTTCACCCTTAAGCTTGGACTCCTTAACTAGGGCATCGATAGATTCAACCACATTGGAAGAGGTCTTGTGTTTCAGGCTTTCAATATACCCAAAGGATGAGGTTAAGATACTTAAAAGAACATCGCGCTCAAAATGATTAGGCTCCCTGTTTGATAGGGCTTGGATGAAGATGTGGGCCAAACTAAACTTAGGCTGCGAACCAAAAAACTCCATCTTCTTATTACGGAGCTTCGGGATATTGCCCAATAGATGGTATGCGAGTCTATCGAACATGGTCGAGACTGCTATAGAGATCGATTCTTTTCCGCTGGAGCTTATGCCGTACATCTTTTCTCCAGATCTTTAATGGTTTTAGCTACATGATCATGATGCCAAAGCGGTTGCAGATTCGTGTAATGGCACGCAATAAGAAGTTGGTCCCTATTCGTTAAATCAAATAGGCATAGAGCTTCTTTATGATCTATTTCCCATTTTCCAGGCCCATTACCGTAATTATCCCAAGACATAATTTCTCCCGTTAGGCTATTTGGGTAAAACATCGATTCCAAATATGTAATCAGCCCTTCCACACTGCAACCCAAATCCCTCACATGTGATCCGACTTTACGAGAAGGGTCTTTCAATATCCCCCACAACCTATGTCTCAAATTGTTGGCCACCCTAAAACTGGGATCTTTCCTGCTTCTATTTTTATAATATTCTCTAGAAGTTTTCTTTATTTGTTCCTTATTTTCTAGCCGATATTTTTCTATATATATGGAGTACTTATCCTTGTTTGCTATCCTACCCCTCTTTTGAGTTTCTCGGGCCTTAGGAGTACTACTATTCTTGCGTAGATTTTCTTTCCCTTTAGGGGTCTGATGGTACGCCTTTTTACTTTTTGCTATTTTTTCTTTGTTGTCAGCCACATATTTACTGTCCCGTACAATTCTGCAACTCTTACAAACATAGCCACGTCCATCTCTAGACTTCCTGTCTATTACAAAGTCCAAGAGAGGAAATTCTTTTTTGCAGTGGCTACAATTTTTCATACCGCTTCTCAGTTTTTAAGAAGCTGTTCAAAATTCAACGTTTTCGTTATGGATTCGGAGGTCTTCTGTTCTTCCTCTGCCATCGATTTTAAAAGATCGGCGACGATCTGTTCCTGCATATTGAGAGCTTTTTTGCCAGATTCACTTAGGTTCTTAGTAGCCGTTTTGCCCAAGGTGAACTTAGGTTGCATGGCCTTTTGAATTGACTTTAAAGTCATTTCAGATACTTTATGGTCATGGGCCTTTTTGAGGTTAGACTGGAAGGATTTAATACCGTCCAGGGACTTTTTGAGGTTCATGTATTCCAGAGAGCCGGTTTCGGTCTTACCAAGCATGGATTCGAGTTGTGAGATGTGGGAGTCCAATTCTGATCCATTTGGAGACTCTTGTCCTGGCATTTGACCTTCTTGGGAAGGATCCGCATTAGGGTCTTGTCCGGGTTGCCCTGCCATAGCGGCTTGCTGTGCCTGTGCGTCAGCCTGTTGTTGCTGAGCCTGTTGAACTTGTGCCGATTGGAGGCCATTTTCGTAACCCAATCTAAATGAAACGTCCAAACAGTCCTGAAAACGAACTTTCAAATCTTGGTATTTTAACTTCCAGTCCTGATTCTTCATAATTATGCTACCTTATCGTTTTCATGCAATGGATTTGTGATATTTAAAAACTCTAAACATCTCTGTACACAGTCTTCCTTATTTGCTTTCCACTCTTTTTCCGTAATATGTAAAATCTGAATTCCTTTAGTCTCAAACCACTTATCTTTTAAATCATGGTAATTACGAATATCTTCGTCGGGCCAATGTTTTCTGCCTCTCTTAAGACCTTTGAAAGAGTGATGATAGGTTCCATCAAATTCAATCCCCTTCATTAGTAGACCACTAAAAATATCTATGTCAAACCCGTGAATATGTGGCCTACCTTCAATTTTAACTTTCATGTCTCTAATGGATCGAACATCGGAGCAATACGATTTAACTCTAGATAAAAGTTCTTTCTCAAAAGAGGATATTCCTCCCGATCTCCTCATATGGGAACATAAGAGATCTAAAAAAATCCGACCTCTTTTGCTAGCGGCTTGATAGGCGCTTGGATCCATTTCTCTAAAATTTCCCCTGCTTGTATATTTAAGTGCTTCCACAGAGATTTCCTCGTCTAGCCACATTTCTCTGAGAGAGGGCCCCATATGAATAAAAAATTTACTTCCCTTTCTAAGGGCGGCCCTATATTGTCCAGGACTCCCGGCCAAAAAATCGTAACGGGAGGTGTATTTTTTAGATTCCTCCCCCACTTCTTCGTCCGTATACGGTCTCCACAATACGTCCATATGGCTACAAATATTGCTTAGGAAGTCTCCACCCTTTCTCCAAGCGGCCTCGTACGCTAAAGAATTGTTTTTCACAAAATCTTTTCTTGAGGCGTATTTAAGCGCCTCAGCGGCCATTTCTTCTTCCGACCAAGCTATATTGTGGGAGGGGGCCATATGACCACAAATCTTATCCAGAAAAGCTCTTCCCTTTCTTTTCGCAGCATTGTACGCATTGCGATTACCCAATCGAAATTCTTGTCTTTTTGAATAAGGATTCGCAGCTACTTGAAGTAGGTCATCGGTCCAAATAAATCTTTTACTCATCTGCTTCCTCATCTTCACAAAGCATATCATCAACTTCCATGTGAAGCAAGTCCATAGCGTGTGGACGTGGGGCGAACATTGCAAGAAGAGTATTGGGGGCTGTTGTTGCCATAAGTTGGTAGAATTGCAAGCTAAAAGGATCACGCTTAAACCTGAGCATCGGGTCTACGAAAGCAGCAGGGCTATTAAAAAATCTTCCCTTGACCTGTCCCACATCTAAATATTTGTCCCAAATTAACTGGAGTCTTTCTGAAAACTGCACTTCCCCGCCCATTGCAATACCAATAGGATCCTTATCTACATGCTGAAGAACCTCATCCATCGTCATATGCGTTGGCATATTTTGCTGAAGCTGAGTAGATTCCTGTTCTTTGCTTTCAGCGTCCAGACCAGCAAATTTCAACACGACCATTTTAGATAAGATCGGATCGATGATCGGAATTAGACGCTGATTAAAGAAAGTTTCGAAATGAAGTAGAAGTGGAACGAGACCTGAATCTCTAGCGGCTTCCATTTTGAATTCGTTGTTTGACTCACTCAACGTTTGCGAGTTTGAGCCCTTACTTAAATGTCCGTAGCCAGGAATTTCATCAGGGCTCATTTGGAATGTAGCTAGAATATTTCTCGCCAGTTGGTCGTAAACATAAGTGAAGCTGTCATCTGCGCGATCGTTAGCGAATGACAACCACTTAATGTCTTCCGTGGGAGAAATGCCCATCAAAGGGGTACGAAAAGAATTCTGAACACCATTAATTGACGCTTGGAATTCCTGTCTGAATTTTTCAAGAGTGGGGGAATCAACATCATCACTCTTAATAACTAATGCCCCACGAGTGGCTCGTCCATTTTGAAAATATAGACGCATCCACGTATCAATACTTATGTGTGATGTGATACTCGAAATAGCAGTTTCTATTGGTGGAATAGGATATCCATTTTTTTCCACGTCCGTAGACGGGTAGAAAATGTGCATCAGAAGTTCCTTATGGGTAAAATACTGCTTAGCAATTCCCTCTACCTGCTGGCACCAAGCATACTTGTCTTCTCTGAGCTTGTCGTAGTCAATTTTGATTTTATCGCCAGTGATGCGCTCAAGTTCTTTAATGGCTAAAATACGACTATTGGTTCCTGCACTTTCACCATTTCGTACCGTTTTGTAGATGGTTCCAGAGTCAATCGGCCTAAAACGGTTGAATGGGAATTCCCCGTCCTTATCTGGATCGGATTCACGATCATAAATGATTTCAGTGCCCATCCAACCAAAAGTGCAGGCGTTCTCTACCTGTGTACTTAGATATTGACTAAGGGTCATCTTCTGTTGATTTTCAAGACCCTCTGTATGACCGCAGTTCAGCAAAACGGTCTCTAGCCGCTTAATTCTTTCCACTACTTTTTCGTACTGTTCGGTATTAAGAAGTTTCATGAATTCCGGCAGGATTTCAATCGACATTCCCTTGTCGAATCGGTCAGCACGCTTCTTACCAAATTGACTAAGCTGTCCGCCACGAGTACGGAGGATGGCAGCAATCAAATGATCCTGGGTTCGGACCATCTTCAAAATACTATCTGGGATCTCATTTCTTTTAGCCTTAACAACGCCCGCATAAGCATCATTATAATTCGGGCTCTCCATAAAGGTAAGAGCGGGAGCACGTTCCGTAGCCTTACCGGTCGCGTCATTCAATGCTTTTTGGAGCGGAGCAAGATCCATCTTGTTCTTATTTAGTTCTTCTAGAGGCCCCATCTTGGACGACTCAGAAAGAGTCAAAGACATCTTGCTGGGCTTAATGGCAGATTTAGGCTTTGTGTCATCAGTCATAGATTAGCCCATCGAAGCAAAGAAGATATTGGCCGTAGTTAAACTCAAATTGTTCACCGTAAGGGAGTATACTGGACCTGCCATAAAAAATACCGCTGGTTGAGTCAGGCCATTAACCGTAAAGGGATTCAGGACCATCGCCGTCCCATTGTTATATATCACGGAGATCTGTTGGTCCGATTCCATATAGATGAAGGAGGCTGGCTGATAGAAACTAACCCCTACAGTCCCAGAAGAGGTGGCAGCCTGGGACATCGTAAGGGTAGGAGCGACACTGGACGCGAATGTGATGGTCGCATCTCCAGTTCCGCTCACTAAGGTCAAAGTTCCTGAAGAGGTTGGCGCTCCAGTTTGGATGGTAGGGAGGGTTGTACCGGCCACAATGGTGCTTTGGGCCGTAAAGTTATGTCCATTGTTGGAATAAACGGCTCCAGCGGTAGCATTAGCTGAAGTTACAGTAAATACGGTATTTGGGGATATGGCCGTGACCGTCGTTCCTACTGGGATACTGCTTCCAACGATTAGATTCCCCACAGCTATGCCCGTTGGAGAGGCCAGGATGGTCATCGTCGTAGTACTACTTACTGAATTGCTACCGGCATTCGTGGTTACTGAAAAGGGGTACGGGACGATGTTGGGGGTAGTAATTCCTGGAAGTACTTGAATTTGTTGATCATTTTCCGTATTGAACGGGATTCCGTTTATCTCTCTTAGCCATTTGAAGTTGCTCCTAGATGGCGTGGTAGTTGGCAGTAAGTCGTTGTAAGTATTGAGAAATACCTGAATATTGGTCCGCATCATAATAGAAACCCCTTAAAGATAAGATTGGCTTCAGATCAAAACGAAAAATGGAAAGACCCCTTCTTCCCTGTTCCACCTTTAGATACGGGCCCACCAATAGCCTTAGCTAGCTCTTTTTGCATCATTTCATGCTGTTCCTGGGTGTGTCTTTGCGCTTCAGGGATTGGATTGGGGAGACTAGGATCTATCATTGAAATATTGGGTCTTTGGGGTCCACTTACCGGGAACATATTTTGACCTAAATATCTCAAACTATCGCATATGTCGGCAATACCAGGAGTGTCATCTGGGGTGGAAGTAACCTGTCCCTGACCATCTAGAACAAACCTATGCTTCATTATGGCAGTTCTGACTTTTTTGGTATTTTCTGTCTCTAGTACTTTTAGGAGCCTTTGTCCAGTTGCAGTCATAATTTTTGATCTAACTGACCCGATACCGCCCATAACATCTTTGGTAAATTTTGGACAAGGACATCCATTTCTCACAAAAGCTTTGATATATGCTGGAGCCGAAGTATCTGCGTACCACTTCATAACACTATATTTTTCTTTGAAATTGACAGCTACCGGTATTAAGTCCTGAATTTCTAATTTTGGACTAGCAAAACAATCGATAATCCAAACCTCTCCACTTGGTAGTTTGGCCATTACTAAAATAACACTATCGTGGGTATGACCCCAGTCAACACCGCAGTAGATTGGGATGTCCAGAGATTTTAGGATCCCCATAATCGTATGTTCCGCAACATTAGAGGGGGCCGGATTTCCAGTCAAATCCTCAAAAGCTTGTTTTAGAGAAAGTAGATTACCTTCTTTATATCTATCCACGTATCTGGGGTAGACGAGACCTTCAGAACCAGGGCGCCAGCACATTAACTCAGCAGAGGCAATGTCCGCATCGTTATCCGCAAATTTTTGGATTACGGACGAGATCGGTTTATAGAAACCACCGGTAGCTGTTTGCGGTTTTTGGGACAATCTGGTTCTACATACCGGCAAGAGCTTACATCCAACACACCCACCATGGACATTAGTGAGCATGTCGTATTTGGGCTTCTCGACATCGGGGAGTCCATTGAACTCCTCCCCGCTGATTTGTTTTAGGGGGAGATCTTTTACTACGAAGACATCTTGCTTAGGGAGATCCGGCTTATGTCTAGATGGGGGACAAGCTTCCGTAACGTCTAAAATATTCCAGGAAAGTATGGTCGAATTGGTCCCTTCGGCCTTATCGATTGCGGCCTGCATGTTACCAAAGTTGTATTTTCTGGTTGAAAGGTATACCTTGATACCGTGAAACCCTCTACTGAAACCCGCGATGTTCTTTCCCTGCTTGATAGCTGCTGGATCGGCCAAGTCCAATTCGTCCAAAAACAGGAAGTTTGCATGTAGGGAGTTCATTCCCTTAGGTGTGCAGACCAATATTTTAATAAAAGGGTTTTTACCATCAGGAGTTTTGTATCTGGTAGTTCTCTTGTTTTTAGTCATATTGATCCAACCGCTGATCTCTAGCAGAGGGGCAATATTGGTCAAGAAATCATCGATATAAGACATAGCGACTAGAGATTGTTCTTCGGTCGCTGCTGCATGGGCAACAGTTCTGGAAAAATGCAACATGATTAGAAGCTCTAGAATCGAGACAGAAACGGTATTGTGACTAATGAGCCCATTAGACCAATACGAATGTTCATTCTCTACGGTTAGGTCATAAAAATACTGAGGTCCTGGATCTTCTACGGAGAACTTTTTCCACTTATTGAGCAAGATCTTTTCATATCTACGGACTATTTGAATATCGTCTTCTGAGACGTATCCATGTTCGTAGTTTTCGTTCATCCAGAGACATAGGCGGTTGAGCTTATCAAAAGTGACACCTTTGTAGTAGGCGGCTTGATCCGTGCGATCTTTCTTGACCCTCCTATTTTTTATTTTTGCATGTCCGTATCTGTTGCACACATCTAAAAAATCTTTTATGTGAGCGATAGGAAGAGAGTCCTTGCAGTTGGGAATCTGATTTTTTTTATATCCTTGGGCTTTCTTAGCCTTAAATATGATTCCAAGTTTCTCAAACTTAGCAGACTCCGTTTGACCTATAGTCAATCTACTAACGAGATGTTTTTGAATCCCATAGAGTTTTTTATTATGACGCACTCTAGACTCTATACCCATTGCTGCCAAGGCGATCTGCATTTGGTCTAAAAGTGGACCGGCAGTCATTTCGAAAAACGAATCGCCTTTCTTATCCCAGCAACCGTCCGTATCAAATACGCCCGCGATAAAGCCCTTCATGGCATCGATATCGGAATAGGCGTAAGAAGGAATTGTCTTTTCCCAAGAATAGGAATTGGTGAGACCCCATTCTCTTATCTGGTCCAAAGCCCTTCTATTGGTTATTGTATAGCTTAAGTTGGTTCCTCCATAACATATATGGGAATCATGGAGGTGTTTTTCGGCAAAATAGTAAAAAAACTCTTTCGTATGACTGTCTATCGTTGTAAGTGAGAACCTACAGTATTCGTCCATTAAACTGAGACCGCCGTCACCAACAAGCAGTCCCAAAAAATACCCGATCTCGTATTTTTCTCGATTCTTAACTACTGAATCCTTAAATCCAGTATTTACATTAACACAAATAAGGTCCGTCCCAACATTCAAATCTTTTCCGGCTACCCATTGTTCCGTACCATTTCTCAAACACCAGTATCTATGGATAGGAGTTCCGGTGGACTTAAACCCTCCGTCCAATCGGACCTCGAGTGCCGGTTTCATTCCCTCATCAAAAGTCTCCGTAACTTTTTGCCATGAGAATCCAGTCCATACAATATCTCCCCTTTTAACATCCTCGATCTTTTTAAACCCATCATAGGTCATTATAATTGTTGACTTTTTCGTACACTTCATCCCTTCTCTGCACGACATGAGAATGAAATTTGGGGTTACGTCCCCAGTATTATTTTTGGCAGCATTGTAGACCTGCCAGATTGCGTCCAGAGGAGATGAAGTAGATCCTGGATCTGTAATTTCCAGTGGCAGCTCAAGATCCAAAAAACAACGTGCCCAGTCTTTTATTTCCTCTGAAGACTCAAGAGGGGTAAAAAGAAGTTCGGCAAATTCTTTCTTTTGATCATCTGTTAGGGATTTAAAATCCATATGGGTGACCCTATTCTTGTGAAATTTCTGGAAGCGGAATAATGCGTGTCGTTAGAATTTCGTAAGAAATACCAATACTTTTAAAGTAATTTGAGACCACGGATTCATCAAATGGGGCTGGCACTATCTCTATAATTTCAGCATAACTTTCATGACATTGATAAATATACGTCCAAGTACCGTCCCCGAGCTTAGACCTACCATCTATATATTTAGTAGTTAGATGTTCGTTTGATTTTGGATGAAGTATGTCTATCGTTCCGCCATTAAAAGGAAGCAGGCTAATATGGCTAATACGATATGTGTAATCTGAAAAATATCCAGTAAAACTAACATTAGGAATCAGCCTACGCAGGTCGTCTCTTATTCTCTCTCCCGTTTCCTTTAGGTCCATAGTCAATGGAAATCTTATTTTTGAAAAAAGATCCTTTTCCGAAAATTGGAAACCTCTATAAATTTCTTCCCTAACCACTGCTGACAATCTTTCATCGTTTAAAATTTTTCTTAATTCCTTATCTATAATCCGCTCACTACAACTGAAGGATAAGCACTGATCGCTAGAGAATTTTTCCCCCAGTTCCGATAAGGAGATGGATATTTTAAGTTTTAAATCGCGCATTAAGATTTATTTCCTATTTAGGGCCGGATTTTGATAGCTATCCGGATTGTTGCTTACCTTCCGCCACTCCTCATCCAAACTGGCCTCTTTGCGCTCAAATTCAGAATCCCTAGGATGACATACGATTCCACCCAAGGTTCCAAGAACCCCAGCGATTTCGACAGAATTTCTAAGAGCTTCGGAAACGGCCCTGCAAGCATCAAAAAGTCCCAACTCTTCGGCATTCCCGAATACTTGATTTTCAATGTCGTAGACTTCATTTGGGTTTTCGATCAGGTAATTCAAAACTTGACTAGAATCTTCCTGATTGTAGCCCGCATTATCCAATAATCTATTAAATAGCGCGATCAAGGAGGGCATCAACACCTCCCTAGCAGGGTCTCCCACTTCAAGTTCTTCTGAAATTTTAAGAGCTAGATTCAGCATTACACGGCCACCACCTGGCAAGACTCCGTGAGTAATACTGCTTCTGACAGAACAAATTCCGTCTTCAGCTCGATCGCAGCGCTCCTTAACACTTGCAGGGCTGCACCCAATAACGGTCAACTTGGCGATACCGGATGTAATTTTGGCAACGCGCTCTTCTAGCCAACTAGCCTCGGCCTTAGATTCCGCACGCTTGAGTTGCTTCCTAAGATCTTCAGCACGGTATTCGATGTTCACTGGGTCAGGATTACCGCTTAGAGTGCTACGGAAACGAGTCGATTCAAAGCTTTCCATACCGGTTCCAAGATCTTCGATTGTGGCTTCCGAAATCTGATACTTTAGGCCGAAAACTTTCGACCCAGTAAAGGCGGCCAAATCGGCCAACCAGTGAGACTGACCGTTCATAAACTGAACCATTGGACTTCTGATTGGCACAATCCTTAGAGTATTTTGCTGTTCAAAATTGAAAGATAGGGTATTTATGACAGTTTCTGAAAACCCATTAGCTACCAGAACTATACTCTTCAGTTCTTTAGCGGCATTTGGATCTTCTTGAATACGGGACTCGATAGCATTAAAGAGAGGTGCTAGAGAGATAAGGTCTTGCAGAGTGCCATCATACAAGATAAACTTGGGCTTCTCGAGATAGCACCTCTGATTGCCTTGATCATTAATGAAACTGGGGTGGTACTTCCCTGAAGATTCTTCGAGCCCTATTGAAAAAGGGTATCCTTCTATCAGCTCGACAGAATATCCGCCAGGACCAGGAAGCTCCCTGATCGTAACATGGCTAGATTCGCCGTAGCCTACAGCATCGAAACAGTCCAAAATCGCCTTGGCGAGTTCACTCTCACCGTTAGCGCTAATGGTAGCTACATTGAGAAGTAGGACCTTGGATTCCTCTGTAACTTTAATACTTTGGGAGTCAATATAAGGTAAAAGACTTTCTTCCACGACCTTTTTGATCCTACGGATAGTCTTCTGGGGTGATTCCTTAGGATTTTTATCGCAGAAATCAAAGATATTCTTGATTAATTCATTGGCCAGTACGGCCGTAGTCGTTGTGCCATCTCCAGCTTGCGTTGCGGTCCTGAGAGAACAGGCTCTGGCCACATCGATAATAGAATGCTTAAATGGATTCTGGCTGGCCATCGCAGAGAAGACTCCGATACCGTCCTTACTGATACGATCGTCCAAGTCTTGATGATCGCTCTCCAGGAGAACTACCTTGCCTCCGGGCCCCATTGTAGCTCCAACAAGATCACTAATATCCCCCATAGTTTCAAGTACTAAGGCTTGAATTTTAGTTTTGTTACTGAGGTAAACTTTCGGGGCAGTTTTGCATTTTCTGTAGGACACGGTTAATCTCCTTGGATATTGTTACCCCTTTATATCATAGGACTTGCCAACATCCCCAATCCATGAGACCGTATCCCTATGAACATCTTCGTCTCCTCATTCAACGCTAAAGAATCCGCTCAAGCCCTAGACGACAAAAGACTAATTAAGATGATTTTGGAAACCGCTCAGATTTTATCCACCAATATTAACTTGGCCGGTCTTAGACTTGGTCCCTACAAAACAACCCATCAAAATCACCCATGCACAATTTGGGCCAGAGGATCTCACGACAACTATCTTTGGCTAGTAGGTCATTTCGTACATCTGTGCAATGAATACGAGAAAAGATTTCATAGAGTCCATAAATGTCAGCAGTATACCCAACTATTTTATGATTGTTCTACTGACTTGGCATATCTAAAGGAAGGATTGACAACTTTCCCAAATTGTACTACATTTAAGGATATTAAGGAAACCACTAGAGCTTATAGACTATATTTGAATGAAAAGTGGAAAAGGGATAAGAGAGTTCCTAAGTGGACCAATTCTAGGGCGCCTGAATGGATTGTGGCCTAAAATTGGGACTTGCCAACGCTCCCGATATGTGAGACTGTAATAAAAAGGACGTATTTATGAAAACCAGGGCTATAACGAATACAGACGCCAAAAAGTTTCAAATGGAAGTAGACAGTATATTAAATCAATTTTCTGATTTTTCTAAATTTAAGGTATTTTATTCTACAGAACTTGCGAATGGACACATTTTTTATTGCGCCCTGATTATTTGGAATTAATCCCCCCCCGCGTCACCTGCAAAGTGGTGAGGCTGACCCGGCTTGGGGTCTTTTAAGGAAGAGAAGGTATGAGTCGCTTTGTATTTTTTGAAAATGGGGTGAGAATCGGACCAGTTTTGTCATGGACATATATAGATAGGAGCAAAAATGATCAGCTGGATCAATGCCAATTCGAGCTTAAGAAATTGCCCAGATTCAACTCTTTAAATACTATCGTATTTGATAATTCTACAGAGTTTGTGCTGGATATAGAGGCCATAAATGGTAATTTTGTATTGGCTAATATTGTAGCAAAGAATGATATAAGCGCTAAGGTGAATAGGTTCTCTACTTAAGGACAAATCGCTTGACAAATGACGCCTTTATGGGGCAAGATGGAGAAATGAGATATATCGAAGAATTGATTCTTGTTGTGGAGAAGGCACAAAAAGTTATACTTGTCGAGTGTGAAAAGGAACTATTCTTATTTCACTTCAATATTGGCAATATAGCTCTAGTTCTTAAGGCAAAGTCCAGTAGCTGGATGACATACAACGGCCTTAAAAATGAAATAAGTATTATATTAAAAGAAGAGAACGGTAACACCGTAGAGGACTGGTCATTCTATAAGAATGAGGATTTGGGCGTATGTCTTCAAACATTAATGAAATTACACGAAAAGTCCGATAGGAATACTCCCTCTCTAACAGAAATATTAGATCCAGACCAAAATAAATGAAACTCACCCTCCTCTCCCCAACACGGGCCTTCCTCTCCAACTACACCCCAGACGAACTCCACGATCTGAGGAAGGCCCTAACCTATACTAACACCTCAGTAAAACATTTAATCAAACGTCACTACAGTAATGTCTTCTTTAAGAGTAGGAATTTGGAAGCCTGGACTGAACACCTACAAGGCCTCCAGAAAGATCTCAAGAAAACTTTGGTTTTCGAAGAAGATGGCCAACTCTATATTAGGCCCGGTTCAATCCCCTATCTTCAAGGTTTCGATCTCGAGATAGAGAATTTGATCCAGTATCCCAAAATTAAGAAGATGGCTTGGTGGAAACCTCTTCCATTTAAGCTTCACGATTATCAGGAAGAGTCTTGGGCTAAACTCATAGCGGAAAAACATGGAAACATTAGTCTTACTACTGGATGTCACGCTAAAGGAACTCCCATTCTAATGTATGGGGGCACCCTTAAAAACGTGGAAGATATAGTAGTAGGCGATCAAATAATGGGTCCAGATTCCAAGCCAAGGAACGTCCTTAACCTTTATACGGGTATTGAGGATATGCTTAAAATTTCCCCTATCAAGGGGGAATCTTTTATTGTTAATAGGTCCCATATTTTATCCCTACAGCGAACTAATAGGGGAAATACCTACCTTAGGAAGGATGGAACTAGGGCCAGTCAGGAAAATGGCCCCAACCCTATCCTAAACATATCTGTTAGCGACTACTTAGATCTATCTAAAAATAGAAAACATGTATATAAACTTTATAGGCCAAATTCAATTAGTTTCTATAGAAAAAATGATTTGAGGATACCGCCCTATATATTAGGCGCTTGGCTTGGAGACGGTGCTAGCGCTAATTGCTCCATTACTACTATGGACAAGGAGATACGGCAAGAGTGGTGCCAATACGTAACATCTCTCGGACTGAATATCAGTATAGATGTGAGGTTGAACAATCGTGCGTGTACGTACAGAGGCAGATTGAAAGATAGAGCGGGATTAGGCAGGGATAGGCCAACTAAAAATCCCTTCCATTTGCTTCTGGAGAGTTACAGCCTAAAAAACAACAAACATATTCCATTAGAATATCTTACCGCCTCAAGAGAGGACAGACTTCAGGTATTGGCTGGTTTAATTGATACGGATGGGTATTACTCTCATGGAAGTTTTGAAATTATACAAAAAAATCGAGTTCTGGCTGACAATATCTTATTTTTGGCTAGATCTTTGGGATTCTGTGCCACAAAAAGAGATAAAATAAGTCGTGATCAGAATGGAACGGAGGGCCTATATGTAAGAATTTCCATAATAGGAGATTTGTCGTCTGTTCCCACCCGATTACGTAGAAAACAGGCGGAACCTAGAAAACAAATCAAGGATGTTCTAAGAACGGGATTTAAAGTAGAGCCTATTGGCAGGGGAGAATATTTCGGGTTTGAGCTGGATGGGGATCATCTATACGTGATGGGAGACTTTACGATCACCCACAACAGTGGTAAGTCTGCGATTATATTGAAGCTTTGTCAGGAGATGGGTCTTAATACTTGCATTGTGGCTCCCGGTAAAGGCATCTTTAATGAGCTTATCGAAAAGCTGGAGTTCCATTTTGGTAAGGGAAGGATCGGAGCCTTTGGGGATGGAAAGAAAAAGTTAAAGCAAATTAATGTTTGTATCGGAGATTCTCTAGCCAATATTAAGATCGATAGCCCAGAATACGAGTTTTTCTCCAATCTGGATGTCCTTATTGTAGATGAGTCCCATACTTTTGCTGCTGAATCCCTGGAAACGATCTGCCACGGAGTCTTGGCCAAAATCCCATATAGATTTTTCATGTCGGCAACTCAATTTCGAAACGACGGAAGTTTACCTCTTCTGCAGTCTATTATTGGTAAGACCGTATGTGAGTTGGGAACCGAGGAAGCTGTCCAGAAGGGTTACATCTGCCAACACGAGTTCCGCATAGTTTCAGTAGAGTCATCTAATCCAGATTCTGAGGAGTCGGATCCCCTAGCCCAGAAGAGAGCCCATTTTCTAAATAATACCAATATTGCGAAGTTCATAGCTAAGTTGTCCAATGCTATGGCTGAAACTCATGGAAAACAGACCCTGGTCTTATGTGAGGAATTAAGCCAATTGGCCATGTTAGTTCCTATGTTGACTGTTCCTTACGCTATAGCCCATTCTGAGAAAAGAGCGGCCAGGTTGGAAGAGCTTGGGTTAAGTAAAGTGGATGTATCGGAATCTATTGAGAAATTTAACAAAAATGAGGCCAAGGTTCTTATTACTACCAGCTGCTGTCACGTTGGCGTAAATTTATTCCCCACGCACAACACCTTTAATTGGGTGGGGGGAGCCAGCGTTATTAAGACAAAGCAATCTAGTATTGGCCGTTCAGTCAGACATGGCCATTCTAATCCCTGGGCATCCAAGTGTGTCCCTAAAGAGAAAGCAATTATCTACGACTTCGATATTACTGGCAATTTCACCATGGAAAGGCATTTGGAGGCTAGGATCGGTTGCTATATGGAATCTGGTCCTGGATTGATTAAATATATTAGAATTAAGAGTTGACTTCCCTATCATATTACTATATTGTCTTATTTAGGAGATAAATATGAATAATGATGAAGTGACCACCCCAGAAGAAGATTTTGACCTTAAATTTGCAGGAGCCCATCTAGCCATGATGGACCAATATTTAGAGATAGACTTTCCGGAAATGGACGTATCTAAAATGTCCTATCAGGAAAAGAATGAATTTATCCTAGATTCAGATAAACCAAAATACAGATCGCTAGGTTTGCTGCCTCCGTAATCGAATATGTGGCTCTCCAACGTATTGAAATTGAACGTCTAGAAGCCAAGTTGGCGGGATTGAACAACTAATCCAATCTTATGAGTGATAAATTCAAGAGAATCTTAAGACGTAATTTTATAGGATATTTTAAGGAAGCTTCAGTACTTATAGCGGTATTTGGAACCCTAGATCAATTAACCAGAAATGCTCTTAGTATAAAATCTCTTATTTTTATATCTTTTCTCAGCCTTTCGATCTTAGCATTAGCCACTTTACTGGAAAATAGATAGGAACTAATATGAATCTTTTTGCAATTACCTTCATCATGACCTTTATGGCCATCGCATCCATTATTTTGAGCCCCGCGCCTAAGACTAAATCTGATAGCGAGACTACTCAAAAGGCCTCCTGATACCACCTAAAGATGGTCTATAAGCGTATCGACCTTAAATGTTCGCTTTGGTCTCACCGAACATCGGGTGGGTGAACATGATGTAGGAAGGGGTGGGGTAATTCCCGCCCCTTTCTTTTCCCCATGATATAATCCCTGTGAACTCACGCAGTTCAGAGGATTTATATGGCAAAGAAACCCAAAGCTTTTCAAACCGGTCACGATCCCATGTTCGCCACCCTTGCGCAAGAGATTGCTCGGGCTATTGAAAAGAACAAGGATGGCAGTTCCCAAAAGCAGCAATTTGAAGAGCTTGTAGAAGCAGAGGAGCTGTTTAAAGACACTCTTTTAACCTATAAGATCCATAGGGAGCTTTATAAACGCTTTATTCTCCATATTCGAGTTATTCAAAACAATATTCTGGGGGCTAGACCTTTCTTCAGAGAGAACTCTGAAACTTTTAGCGCCAAAATCACGCCAGCCCTAAAAGCCAAAAATCCAGATGCTCTGACCCAATTTCGGATAAATTTCCATCTTATTAAGTTTTTTAAGGATAATTTCATTGGTTTGTGGCCGAAAAAGTTGGAAGCTATTTACCAAAGAGTGGAAAAGGCTAGAACTATACTCATTACTAATAACCTACCTTTGGCCATCAATAGGGCTAAGATCTTCCAAAGAAAAACTTCCAATAACCACCTAACATTTTTGGATCTTGTAGAAGTTTCGTCTATGGGACTATGCGCAGCAGTAGATAAGTATAACCCCCCGTATTTAAAGAACTTTTGTGGTGTCATTATTGGAAGGGCGGTCGGAAATTTAATTGACCTTAACACAGAAACGGCTCTCCACTTTTACCCCGGCGACCGCCGCATCCTCTACCGAGCCAATTCAATTCGTGGTCGTCAAGGAATTACCGATATTGCTGAACTCGCTAAAGCCGTTAATGACTCCTTCGCCATTGATTTGGCTGAAGGTCGTACGGCCCCTAAAAGAACAGATGTAAACGAGCTTTCTAACCTCCTAGCAGCCGCTTCCTTGCTCTCTGCAGACTCTAATGAGGGAGAGGAGGGGTATGGGGTCTATAACTTTACCCCTGACGCTACAGAGGGCGTAGAGAGCCAATTAGGTAGGAAGCAGGAGCTGGCCCAAGTAGCTAAGTTAGCCCGTAAGCTCCCATTGATCAACCAAAAGATCCTGAGACTTAAGGGAATTGAAATTTGAGTTGACTTTTCATTGGATCTAGTGTTAGGGTTTAGGTAGGAGATTTTATGACTGAATCCGAGAAAGCTATAAGGGAAAATATTGCCGAGCCGGGAGCGGTCTACTTTGGAGCTATTAAAGATCTTATAGATGAGATTGACTCCCTCAGACAGTCTGTCAATGACTGGAAAGGCGTCGTAAAACTGGTAAGCAACGAACGTGATCAGGCCCAATTAGAGGCAGCCAGTGTTTTTGAAGAACGGGCCGATCTCATCACTCAACTCAATCAAGCCCTAGACGCTCTCACCGTAACCCGAGAAGAATGGCTTCTTAGGGTAAAGTTTTTGGAAAAGGAACTGTACGATGCTCGAAAATGAAAGTCCTATAGTTGTAGGCTTCGATTTCACTTTATGCCAATGCGGCCAAGAATCTGACTTTGGTTGCCACGGAGTTCGTGATATGGAAGTGTATTCCGAGTTCTTTTGTAAGAAGTGCTATCATAAAAAGGAAAAGGTATGAGTTTTTCACTGAATAATCGTTTGGTTCTAGAAGTTTACGTCAAAGAAGGTCTCAAAGCCAAGGTCTCCGGGGGTATTGCAACTCCAGGACAACGTGATGGAGTTAAGGGCCTCAGGGTTCTCATGGACGCGCATCTTAGTGATGGGCGACTTATTCCTAAGTACTCAGTTGCCTATATTAGGGAAGAAGTCCTTCATACACATCCTTGGGCCTCAAAACCTCTCTCCAGCGACTTCCTGCCAGTTAAGTTTCTTCTGGTAGAATCGTCCTATGTTGAATTTTTTGAGATACCTCTTTCGTTTCCAGAGGAAAGTGCATGAGCTTCCTAGATTTTGGACTGAACTTCTGTCTGTGGTTTATCATCTTTAACGCCTTTGAATTGGCTTTGTGGAGTATTCTTAGAGGGGTGTTTCACGAATCCGGAAAGAAATTTCTCAAATGAGAATTGGAAGGCTTGAATTTGGCAAAGTATCGGGTCAATACCATTGGGGATTCTCCAAGGGATCTTGCAAATGTGCGATGTTGGATATTGGGCCATTCTACGTTACCTTCTTGGATAGGGACTGTAAGTGTTCGGAGTGTAATGAGTATACTTGTAAGTGTGTAGATGTGTTTTGTACAGATTGTCAGGAATTCGATAACGACTGTTGCTGTGAGGTTTGGTAAATGACCCATCTAGATGGCTGCAGTAAAGAAAATATCATGAGGAAAAAGTTAGAATTTCCTGAGGATCAGAGGGATATGATCAAATCGCGAGGTTTTTGGGCCCCTTTCTCACATCATGTAATGTTTTGTATGGAATGCTCCCGTATCGTTGCACAAGAGGATAATTCTGCAAGAAAGTCTCTTAGTTACGCTGTTCAACAGGGGTTTGGGAAATGAAGATTCTTCGATTAGGAGACATGCACGTAAAAGTTTCAAATCTCGAGGAGTCGGAAAGGCTCCTCAAATTCGTATTGGATACGGCTCTAGAACGCAAAGTTGATCGTTTGGAAATTCTTGGCGATTTGTTCGACACCCACTCTATCATCAGGCTTGAGGTTATGGAGTTTTGGGACCGATGGCTCCATATGCTAGCAAAACAAACCTTTGACACCCGAGTTTTAGTAGGAAACCATGATATTACAGGTAACTTCAGTTCTACTTATTCTGCTCTGTCTACTTTTCGCGATCTAGATATCGTGGTTTACGAACCAGAAGTTACGGGCCCATTTGGATATCTACCCTATATTCACGACAATAGTGAATTTGTTAAAGAGGCCAATAACTTAGCCAATTTGGGGGCACGTTTCCTAGTTTCCCATAATACCTATCAAGGATCTAAATATGACAATGGAATGTATGCTCCTGACGGTGTTGATCCTGACCTTATTGATAGCCGCATTCACACGCTTCTTTCTGGCCATGTCCACACAGCCCAAGACTTTGGACGCGTCATCTATCCTGGAACTGCTCGTTGGGCAAGCCAATCAGACGCTAATAGGGCAAAAGGAATTTCATTATTCACTCATGCCAAGCATGACGGGACCATTCTTGATAGAGAATTTATCTCAACCGCAGGAGTTTGTGTACCCCTTATCAGCATTGAGCTTAGAGAGGGCGGAGTTTTACCAGAATTTCCAGATAATGGGCGAGTTAGTGTCCAGTTAATTGGTTCTTCGGATTGGATCGCTCGGACTAAACTCGAGCTTAAGGGAACTTGCAGTATTACTACTAAGATCACGGATTCTAAGAAGTCCAAAGAACGTAAGAGTGGTCGTAGTTTGCATGAGTTTTTGACCAATCACTACCAAGCCGAACCAGAAAAGAAAGTTAAGCTTCTGAAGTATATGGAGGGACTATACCTTGTCTGATCAACCCTCCCTCCAAGACCTGACCAAATTGGTCCTCTTTAGCGGCAGATTAAGTGAAGTACATGTCAAAAATCTAGAAGCGTTCCCCTTCATATTCTTTAATGGGGTTGAAGAGGCTAAGATAGAGCATGACATTTCTACCGTTAAGGATATTCCAAGTACTGTATTTTACGATCTTACCCTAAATGAGGACAATGATCATATAGAGTACCGGTGTAAGACTCTTGAAGACGCAGTCAGAAGCTTATTTTGGAACGAAGTTAAGCTGAAGATATCGATTAATTCCGAAGAGGTATATAAAAGTGAGTGATAGAAATACAAAAATAAGTGATGGGCAAGAAATTTCCATTATTCCTAAATTTGATTTTACGATGAAAGATATGGAAATGATTAATAAATTTAAGGATGACGGTATGTTGGGGATCGCGAGTCTGGATACGACCAATGTCGAGAGAAGTATGGCGCTCTACCTAGATGGCAAGACCTACCGCCAGATAGCCAACGTCCTAAAGATAAATAAGTCCATAATCCTATTTTTGGCCCACAAGTACTCTTGGTATGAACTTAGAGAACAATATCTGGAAGAATTGAAGGTGACTATACCCAATAAGATTCTGGAGCATAAACTTCAGTCCCAAGAGTTTCTACTAGAATTAAGTCAGGCTTACAGAAAGAAAATTGCCAAGAACGTTCATCAATATCTTAGAACGGACGATCCTAAGTATTTTGAAAAAAATGACGCTAAGGACGTGACTTCATGGCTAAAAATTGAAGAAATGATCTACTCGACTGCGGAACATATTAGTAGGCAGAGCGAAAAATCCATGGTTGGGCTGAATGGTCTCGGAGAAGGTATGACCATTACTAAGACTGGCGCCAATTCCATAGAAATCACCCCTAAGGGCCCAAGTCCCTTCGGATCCAAGCTTAAGGCCTTCGCTGAACTCAAACGTGAGCAGGAACGCGCTAATGCGCCAGAGCCCAAACCCGCTCATGATATAGTCAAAGAGAATGAAAACCCAACAAAGAAAGAGAAAGAAGATGAAGTTAAATAAAATTGCGGCTGGATTCGCGGTTGTTTTGGCAGTTGTCCTTATCCCACTCGTATCGGTGTCCAAGGATAGTAGTCCAGAAGTGCTTACTTTGGATAAGAGCAACCTCCTAGTCCTTAATTCCGAAGTGAACGGTGATTCTGTAGGGCCGCTCATTACTAAGGCTCAGCAGATGGACTCCACTTTAGGTCGTGGAAAACACATCCTTCTCTATCTCAATACGCCCGGTGGCAGCGTCTCTAGCGGTCTTGAGCTTATCGAGGCTATGAAGGGCCTTAGCCATCCTGTTGATACGGTTACATCTTTTGCGGCATCTATGGGCTGGCAGATCGCTCAGGGGCTAGATACCAGATATATCCTGCAGAGCGGTATCTTGATGAGCCATCGTGCGGCTGGCGAATTTCAGGGATCTTTCGGCGGAACATCACCAAGCCAATTGGATCAAAGGATTCATCTGTGGGTTCAGATGACTAAAGAAATGGATATGCAAACGGTGAAGAGAACGAATGGTCGTCAAACACTCGAATCATACCAAAAAGCTTACGCGGAGGAGCTTTGGCTGACTTCTCAAGAGTCTATTTCGGGTGGTTATGCCGATTCCATCGTGAGAGTTAAGTGCGGTGCCGATTTGTCAGGCACCTCGACACATTCAGTCGAATTCTTGGGAATGCAAATCCAGTATGAGCTTTCCGACTGCCCCATTAATACGGCGCCCATGAACGTAAAGGTCGGCGGATCCACCGTAATGAGTACGGAATACACTAAGGCGGTCAAGGCCCAATTCCTTTCCGGATATGAGATGAAAGCTTCTAAGCCACTCCCAATGAGTTACTGAATATGCAATTTCTATTTTTGTTAGGTTTTATTGGGTTAGCCGTGTTCGTACAGTATAAGATAAACAGCAGTAGATATCCCAATTCGTCTATATGGACACGGTTCTTTAAATAATGCCCCTTATTGCCTATCCCTGCTCTTGCGGACTAGTAGCTAAAAAGTATGTTAAGGTGGCCAAGGATGCGGCTGCCTTCATAACTTGTTCGTGCGGTAAAGAGGCTAAGAGGGGATTTGGAAGCACAAGTTCGAACCATTTGGTAAAAATCGACAATGGGCTCATGGCAAGATCTATAGAAATCTCTCCCGATATCATGGAAGTGAATGACGAAAGATCCCAAAAAGATTACAGTGAAGAGGATTGACAATAGAAGTTAGTTGGGGTATCGTCTATTTATGCTCACTCTAAAATCGCTCGAGTTTCAAAATATAGGCCTGTTCACAGAAGAGCCTCAAGTCATTGATTTCACTAAATTAAGTAACCTGAATCAACTTGAGGGGAAGAATAATAACACCGGAGGCTCTTCAGGAGCTGCCAAAAGCACCGTCTTACGGGTTCTCCCCTGGCTACTAGGTCTTGATGGCTTACCAACTACAGAACTACAGTCTAGGTCCACGAAAGACAATATCTGGGCCATAGGTGTGTTCGATCTCGATGGCCAAGTATTGAAGATAGAAAGAAATAAAAAACTATCTATTGATATTGACGGTCATATTACAACGGGGTCCTCTAAAATTACAGACGAGAAATTAGATGAAATATTGGGTATGCCAAGAAGTCTCTTCTCTAAGATTCTGCATAAGAAGCAGGGGGAGGGGGGTTTTTTTCTAAACATGAAAGGGGCGGATACATTCAAATTCCTAACCTCATGTCTCGGATTGGAAAAAGAACAAGCTAAGATCCTTACCCTGGATACTAAGCTTAAAGATCTTGAAAAACAGGAAATTGCCCTTAAGTCCGCCTACGATTCCCATCAGTCCGCTCTGCAAGCCACTCAAAACGCTATTTCCTCTATTGGCCACCCTCCAGTACTAGATACTGGACCCAATTCAATCATTGATCTGTATAGACAGCATGTGGTCGCCAAAGAATCTCACGACTTTCTTAAAACCCTTCATAGACAAGAATTGACCGATCTGGAAATTGCAAGGCCCGTATACACCTCTATCCCATTCGACCGTTCAGCCATCCTCTTTACCGAGGGCGAGATTCGTAAAATTCAGGAAAAGATCTCTGAACTTAATAGGAGTGAAGAGGAGCGTCAGCTAGCCCTAAAGTCCAAAATATCGGATCTTCGCATTGAAGCCAGTAAGTTAGAGAATGCCGAACTTACTAGACAAAGTGAAGTTAGAGCTAAAATCCAGGAATTACAGATTTCAATCAGCAATATTAAGAATTCTGAACAATCTAGAATCTCTGACGTTAAGCATAAGATTTTATCCAATCGTGGAGAGTATGCCAGATTAATGTCGTCCGTAGATACTGGCAATAAGGCTAAAGAACAAGCCTCCGCGCTAATGAAGGAACTTCAAAAAGTTCGTGCATCTATGTGCCCAACGTGCGAACAAAGTTGGATTACCGATGCTGCCAAAATCAAGGAAGGTACGATCCTAACCGAGCTAGGGTTTCTCAAGAAGCAAGTTGTGACTGGAATGGAATCCCAGGAAGTTCTAAAAACTATCGATCTGGACCACGAACGACTACTTTTGGATAGTATACCGATCAATTCGCCCAAAATTGATCACCTTAATATACAGATCGAGCAACTCAAGTCCCAAGAACTGTCGGTTCTCAATCCCGAACTTACTGGACTTAATGTACATATAAGCCATCTCAGAGTAGAATCTCAACCACAAGTAGTCCCTGAAGTTCTAGAATATAAGCTCGAGATCGATTTTAAGACCTCTATTCTGAACAATCTTCGTAAGGATGAGGCAGATCACCAGTTTAAGATAAGTGCCGAACAACAACTTATGGTTGTTAATCACACCGAAAAACAAACCAAACTTAGGGAGTCTCATGAAGTTGCTATCAATTCTGCTAGGACTAAAGAGAATCAGGCTCTCCAGGATCTCCAGGCTGCTCAGAATAAGGTTCGGTCTTTTGAAGAGGCGAAGTTAAGGTTTGACGAATCTCACGGAAAACTCTCTATGCAATTAATTTTGCATAGGGATAAGTCCGACCTTACCCATAAAGAACTACTGGCTATTCAAGAAGAAATCGAGCTTGCCACTGAAGCTAAAAAGGTAATAAAATCATATCTTTCGTGTTCCTTCGAAGACGCCTTGGACGGTATTGGAGATGCGGCCACTAAAAGGATCCGGATTATTCCTAATACAGCTACTGCCACTATAGAATTTGAGGGATTGAAAGAAAATGCTGATGGAAAAGTAAAAGAAGAAATAAACGCCATGATTAGCATGAATGGGGAAATTGGAATCCCCATTAGAACTCTTTGCGGAGGAGAGCGCTCGAGCGCAGATTTGTCCGTAGACCTTTCCGTTATCCAGTTTATAGAAGAGCGCACCGGTAAGGGCATAGACGTAATGCAGCTCGACGAGTGTTTTCTTGGGCAAGATACGGTTTGTATTCAGGAAGCTATTGAAATGATCAGATCTTACGCCACCGAAAAGAAGGTTATTCTGATCGACCACAATCCAATTATCGCCCAAACCATAGAAAGTAAAATAACCGTTATTCGTGATGGACAAACCAGCAAAGTGGTGCAACAATAAAACTATGAATAAGACAATCCTACTCGAACTCACGGAAAAAGAAGCAGAAGTAGTAAGGAATGCGATTGAAAGAGAGGTTCATTATTGGGATAAGTTCGATCGTAGAGATGTTAGTGGAATCCTTATAGAAAATACTGTTAATTCTTGCAGATCAATCCAAGATAAGATAGTATTGGCTTCGGAACCATCAAAACATGTCTTGATTAACAAAAAGGACTTCTTTAATATAATGTCTATTGCCAAAGGCGAGTATCTATATCTGAACGGCAACATTCATATTTCTGGAGAAAAGATCGAAGAAAAGTATTTAGTTCATATTTCTATTGCAAATGCGGTAATCGTGTGGTTAAATAATAGTAGATTGCTTAAGAAACTTGCCGTATTTGACTATACGGATCATAGCTGCGACTATGAGGAAATGGAATAATATGTTTGTATTTGGAAAGAAAAAGAGAACTACGAAAGAAATACTAAGCGACTACTTTATCATTACTAAGGAGGACGCCAAAAATCTTTTCGAGGGTAAAGTCCTACTAAACAAAGAATACGATTTCGATAATCTTTATGCCTATAATGTAAAGAGCCTTGTTGAGAAAAATAACGAAATCTTGCTTACGTTATGCAAAGATAACTTGGTGGGCGAGATTCGATTTTGTGAAAATCTTGATGGAAACGAAAAATCGGAAGGCACTTACAGATTTTCACAAATTGTGAACGGTCGAGTAGTAGCCGCTCTAAAGAAAAATGAATTGCTGTTTACGGCAGATAAATTAGGAGAATAATATGTTTGATACGCATAAGTTGAATGAAACGGGATTTGAAGCAGTTAAGAATTTTAAGACTTTGATGTCCAAAGCGGTCCAAGAAGCGTTGACCTATCTGCCAGAAGGTCGAGAACGATCCGTTTTCGTCACCAAACTGGAAGAGGCGATGTTTTTCGGTACGAAGGCGATTGCGTCTAAGCCAGAAAACCACACTGAAATCACTAAGTACTAAAGGAGAATTAAATGGGACGACCTAAGAAAGAGCCATTGACCGAGAATCAGAAACTTGCCAAACGGATCGGCCCAGATGCCGAAGACGTTCTTAAGGAACTCGAGGCCATGGATGTTGCTGACCTTAACAAACGGATCGCAGTTTCAAATACTGCAATTTCTGACACCAAAGCTGAGCTTAACGAGAATGCTGAATATACTCAAGCTAAAGAAGACGTGAAACTCCTCAGTTCAGGATTCCGAGAAGTAAAGACTCGCCAGAATGCTATCATTGCGGTCTGCGTTCAACTTCGTAAGGATAAGGGCATTACTTGATCTCCATCATAGCCTGCATGACTCAAGGCGGAGTCATTGGATCTGGCAACGCACTTCCTTGGGATCTTCCTGAGGATATGAAGCGGTTCAGGGAACTAACTACTGGGCATCCAGTAATTATGGGCCGTAAGACTCACGAATCTATTGGGCATGTTCTTCCTAATAGAACAAATATCGTGGTCTCCAGGATTGGATATGTAGCTAAAGAGGGATTATATAATAGGGATAAGCTAGGCCCATTAGACATAAATATGGCCCTAGAAATAGCTAAGGAATCGCCTGGATCAGAAGAGATTTTCATTATCGGCGGTGGCGAAATTTACAGTCAAATCATTGATTTGGTTGACAAACTATATCTGACTATCATAAATAGGGACATACCGGGAGATACCTATTTTCCGGAAATTGACTACAGCCAGTTTGATATGCAAATGAAGGGATGTTTCTGGAATAGGGATTTCGAATATTATTTTTTAACTTTGGAAAGGAAAAAGTCATGAAAAGTAGAGATTTTTGTTACTGGCTTCAGGGATGGTTTGAGCTAAACGGCACAGTTGATCATAGAGACGGGGCAACGCCCGAGACGATGGCCATGATTAAGAACCACCTCGCCATGGTCTTTAAACACGACATTGATCCCTCAAATGGGGATAAGAAACACAATGAGGAACTGTCTGAGATTCATAAGGGACAAGTTCATATTCCTCGGCCTGACGGGGCTGGCGGGAGTGGCAATCCTGGTGACCGACTTGTATCGCTAAATCCGACGCAAATACTTAATTGCTAGGACCCCCATGACCGAAATTACCTTAAAAGAAGTAGAGGTTTCCAAAATCAACCTTAAACCGGGCGATATTCTTGGAGTTACCATTAAGGACGACGATATTAACTCTATCAAGCTAGAAGAACTCAGAAACAGATTTCAGGAACTATTCCCTTATAATCAGGTTCTTATGTTCGGCGTAGGTCCCGAAAATGAAGTTAGATTTTCAGTTATTGGTTCTCCTACAAAGAATATTGGATGTGGAACTCAATCCTACTGTTCTGACTGCAGTTGCGGTAAAAAGGAACGAAACGAAGCGACGGATCAGTTGACTGCCGAAACAGAGAAATTGGACTTATATAAAAATGATTTCTGAACGTATTCTTTCAATCGATCTCAGCTCAAAAACAGGCTGGGCCTCTATGGTCAGTTCTGATTCTGGGATCGTATTGGAAGAATACGGTACGCTTCCTCAAATACATAAGCCCGATGGCTATTATCCCGCCGACTACGTTTTATGGGCCCATGCGGTCTTTGAGGAAATTGAGAAATTGATCTTAAGGTTCAAACCCACCATATTGGCCATCGAAGAGACCGTTGGAGGAAGTAAATCGGTATATAGCCAGAAGTTTCTCGAATGGTCGCATTTTTTACTTGCTTCTTATATAAAAAACACGAATACTAAGGCTGTGTACTTATTGACAGGTGCTTGGAGAAGCGAAGTGGGCTGTAAGATGACCAAAGAAGAGTCGCTGCATAATAAGGAAGTTAAAAAGTACAAAGAAAGTAACAATACCAAGATAGCCCGTGATATAAACGGTAAACGTATAGGCAAACTGACAAAGAAGCACATTAACGTTAGACGAGCAAATGAAATTTTTGGCCCTTTCTTGAAAGAGCCGCTTAGGAAAAAAGACGAAGATCAGGCGGACGCCCTTTTACTTGGATTTGCGTTGCATTTACGCAGACTTAAGGGTAATGATAAATCTGAAGAAGTTAGCATGGAAGATATTATTAAGGATTCAATATGAGCGATTTCTGGAATAAAAAAGCTACTCCGCAGCCAAAGCCATGGGAAGCCCCTGCGGTTCAGGCCCCTGCTCAAGAAGTTATTCTGGATGAAGAGGCCATGTCCGAACTCCAGGAAGATCCGGAATTGGACATATTTCAGGAAGAGGAAGATGACACTTTTGAAATAATGAGTGACGCCGGACTTCGTTTAGAACAGGGAAGGCTCTACCAGATGATTCTGCAGCATGATCTTTTTGGGGTGACCGATGCTGATCCAAAAGCCATTCGTAATGTCCAACGGGAGATTCGTAAGTTCGTAAGAGAACGAATGGAAATAATGCTTGGTATTAGGCAAGAGCAGGCTATCCAGGAAACTATCGTATCTTCCCCCTTTAATGATCTGGAAGTAACGGTCCTTAAGATGTTGGCCGATAAGATGTCTAAGGGGCAAACTAGTCAAAGTCAGCCTCCCACTCCAGCCCCAGTTCCTGTAGCGCCCAAAAAGGACGGTATTTCTTCCATTAGTGGTCAGCTTAGGCCCAATACGAATCCAGCCCCTATTGGTAAACCACTCTCTAAGACCGGCAAGGTTATTCCCAAAGCGACCGTTCCAGCTAAACCAGCCGCCAAGCCAGTTCAAACCAAGAGCGCCCTTAAGCCTGACGAATCGGTCCTTCAGAAACCAGTGGAAGAAATGACTCAGGAAGAGCTTGCGGCTTATGAGGCAGCAGCTTTTGAGAGAAGGTCTAAAAATAAGGCAGCAATGCCAAATAACTTAGTTCCGCATCCAACACCACAGGCGCTAGAAATGCTCTACGCTTCACAAGTTCAACAAGTGTCCTCAGGCCCATTGGGCAACCTATTAGCATTAACCAGTCGATAAACAAGGAGATAGTAAATGTCAGAAGATAAACGTACCGCAACTCAAAAGATCGAAGACCTAGAGAAGGTCGTAACCATGCTTTACCAAAGCACCTCACAGATCAAAAACGCTGTTGAGAATTTGCTAAAGAGTCAGGCTGAGATGGGATTAGTTAGAGATGCGTTGAAATTACTCAACAAGAAGACTGAGGCCATTATTCAGGCTGCGGCACCAGAGACCGGTATCACAGTTGCCGCAGTGTCTAATCTGGTCATCGCCATGAATGTTGAGGATCTCAAGGCTCAGGTCGCGGGTTATGTCGCTTCTGGTCATCTCGCCCCAACTGATGAAGTCGCCGATAATACCTATTTGGTCTGCGAAGAGTATAATGCTGACGGCACCGTCGCGAATCCTCGTATCCAGTTCCGCCTTGATTCACAAGATCAAGAGACTGGAGAGCTTCTTAAGGGCAAGAAGGTCGGAGACGCAGTTTCCTTTGGCGAGAACAAGTTCTCAGCTAAGATCCTGGAACTCTACACCCTTACTGAACCTAAGGCTCCGGAAGCTTCTGAAGCTCCCGCAGCGGAGACTCCTCCTGCTGAGACGACCGAAGCTCCCGCTGCTGCACCTGCCGAGGCCGCTCCCGCTCCAGAAACGATCTCTCCTCCTACTGAAAGTCCAGTAGTTGTGTTCGTTCCTTCCGAGCCAGGCAATATGGTTACGGCTGCTAGCTAATTTCGCCATGTGTATGGTGTGAAGGTATCTGAGTTACTGGCTCCTTTGGGGCTGGTAACTTATGATAACTAAAGGATTTTTAATGAAAAAGTTTGAAGGCCTTAAAATACTTGTCCTGGACATTGAAACCTCCCCACTTCTGGTATGGTGTTGGGGTCTTTTTGATCAGAATATTGGACTTAACCAAATTAAGCAGGACTGGAACGTACTTAGTTTTTCTGCTAAATGGTACGAGGGTCGGAATAAGAAAGTTTATGGCCCAAACAATAAAGTAATCTACCACAGCTTAGCCAATAAAAAGGACAAGACTGACGACAGGGATCTCCTAGAAGAAGTTTGGAAGTTGTTGGATGAGTGCGACATCCTCCTTACTCAAAATGGGGTTCGCTTTGACAATAAGAAACTCAATGCGCGGTTCGCTCTCCATGGTATGAAGCCCCCTAGTAGTTTTAAGCATATCGACACACTTCAGATCGTAAAAAGAAACTTTGCCTTAACTTCCAATAAGTTGGAGTATCTTTCGGATAAGTTCTGTACCAAATACAAGAAGATGACCGAGAGAGAGTTTGCTGGTTTCAGTCTATGGAAGGAGTGTCTGGCTAATAATAAGCGGGCTTGGGCCGAAATGAAAAAGTATAACTCGTACGACATTTTGTCCCTAGAGGAGCTTTATCAGAAAATTGGCAATTGGGACACCTCAATTGATTTCAATGTTTATTCCGATAGCCTTGAGACCGTCTGCAAGTGTGGATCTAAAGAGTTTAAGAGCAAGGGCTACCATTATACGTCAGTTGGTAAGTTTAGTCGATCAAAATGTGTAAAGTGTGGCGCTGAGACTCGCGGACGCAAGAACCTACTTACTAAAGAAAAGAAGGAAACTGTTAGGACTGGAACTCCAAGGAATAGCTCAAAGTAAGAGTCCATGATATACTAGGTCTAAAGGATGGACTAAAATGGCGAGTAAAAACGAACAACTAGAGCAACTCAGTAAGGCCATTGCCGATGCCGATATTCGCCTAAAGTCCATCCAGATGAATATCGAGAAGATAAGTGCTGAAATTTCAGTACTATCCCCTAAAAAGAGCGAACTTAAACAAAATATTGAGTTTCATAAAAAAGAGGGTACTGTCCCTATTGCTCATGAATTTAAGAAGGCTCGAGCTGAACTTTCTAAGACTACGGCTAGACTTATCTTACTTACTTCAGACCTAAAGAAATCGCAAGAAGCGTGCCAACAAGTAATAGAAATAATTGATAAGTTTAAGAATGACCAGGCGGCTCTACTTAAAACCAGCGAAAATAATGTATTGAGACCAAAGTTTGGAGCTAACCGTGGACAAGAATGAAATGCAGGCTAAGATCAGGACCGTTGAGGACTTCATTCATTCCCCGAAGCATAAAAATAGCTTAGAGAATTTCCTTGCTAAAAATGAGAACTTCTTGGAGAATGGAACAATAGGGCGGCTTTTGATGATGTCGCCTGACGAGGTAGAAGCTATCTACCAAGAGTCCATTAAAGAATTCAAGAAGGAAATGAACCAAGATGGGGAATCGGATTGAGGTCTTTGCAGATGGCAGCGCCACCACGAAAGATAATCCGGGAGGGTGGGCCAGTGTGGTCCTTTTCGATGGGATCCTTCATAAAGAACTCTCGGGGCATCTAGAATCGGCCACAAACAACGACGCCGAGCTTCACGCTGCAATAAATGGCCTAGACTACGTAATGGACTACGTACGTGTTTTTAATGGCACCTTTCCACATTTAGATATAGAAAGCGTCACACTAATTTCGGACTCCCAAATAATTCTGAACTGGGCTAACGGATCTTATAGGTTTAAGCAGGAAGACAAGCTCCATCTTTACAATAAGTTGCGTGATTTAGTACAAACTCTAAACGCCAAAACAAAATGGGTCAAGGGGCACAGCGGTCATGTATGGAACGAACGCTGCGATCACTTAGCCAACTTGGCCCGTAAGAAGATCCCAGAAGCTCCTTCAGATAAGGTCATTAACATCAATCAGTCCCTCATCGGCACTAAAAAGACAGGCACCTGTTCTATTTGGTATGGCGGGGTTCTAAAGGTTATTGACTTTTCGCAAGGCTTAGTAGAGACTTATAATAGAGATGTCCACGGAAAACGTGGATCTGTAATTGAGATTAGAGAAGGGAAAGAACGATGAATATGGACGACCCCAAAGTAAAAGAATCTCTCGGTAAAAGCATCCAGGAGCTTATTATTATGCCTAGTGAAGAGTTTAGGCAATATATGGACGAAGCCACCAAGAATTTGGTTGATCTGAGCACTTATCAAGACGACAATTTCACTGGTGTTTTCTCTGCAGAATTCTTGAGGGAGACATAAGCTTATATGGGACGAACGGTGCTGAACAAGAGAGATTACATAATTTCTCAATTGACATCAAACAATATACGGGTCAATATTGGGATATGAGTGATACTTATTTTGTAGCCATGGATTCAGAAACCGGATCTCTACGCGCAAAGCAGGGCGACATTCTAAGCCTGTACATGGCTGTAGTTACTGAAGATTTTAGGGTCATTGACGAACTCGATCTTAAACTAAAGCCAAATGATCGTTTACCTATTGCCGATCCAGGAGCTTTGGCGGTTAATAAAATCGATCTGCAGAAGCATCTTCAGGACCCAAATACCGTGACTTATGCCGAAGCTAAGACCAAAATTGTAGCGTTTGCTAAGAAGTATCTTAAGAAGAAGGGCCGTTACAGCAACTTGATTGTTTTGGGTCAAAATGTGATGTTCGACTTGAAATTTATTTGGGAATATATCATTCCGGAAGAAGAGTGGGAAACCCTATTTAGCTACAACGTGGAAGATACAAAAACCGCGTCTCTATTCCTTAAACGTTGTGGATGGCTTCCTAAAGAAATTGGCACATTGAAGAGTCTAGTTGAATACTTCAACATCCCTCGTCGTGAAGCTCACGAAGCTAAGGGTGACGTGCATATGACAATTGACGTCTATCGTGAGCTTATTAAGCTTATGGAAAGTAAAAAAGAGAATGGTTCTAGCCAAGACATTATTAGCTTATTGGAGGCAGAATGAGTCGGACTAAGAAGGGACAAAAATCTCCGGGTTATGAATATTGGAGTAAGCGTCCCAACTCTATGTCTAATCCAGGAAAAGTTTCTAAAAATATTACCCATCGTAAAGAAAGGGCTGAATCTAAAAAGGCTGTTCATAAAGCCAAAAAAGAAGTGGAGACGGAATGAAAATCCTATTTGACTACTGCCATATTATAAATGACGATTGGGACTGCAAGATGGGCCTTGATTGGTACGGTCGCGGGCCAGTTATTGGGTCTAAGCTTCCTGGGTCCAAACTCTTTACTATAGCCCTGTACGTAATTTGGTGGAGATTGAGCCTTACTTGGGTTCAGGATTACGCCAGTTATCGTAGAAGGATGGATTATAGGGTTTCGGATAGGTGGAAGAAATGAAAAAGTGTGCAAAATGGACAAAAGAGGAGGACGACTTTTTAATAAAAAATTACCAAAGACTGTCCTATAGAGAAATAGCCAAATATTTGAATGGAGATAGAAATACTAGGGGAGTATCGAAAAGGGCACGTAGACTTAATTTAAAAAAAATGACATTTATAAGTACTCATATAGAAAAGGGGCAAAGATTTAATAAGCTTGTCGCAGAAAAAGAGGGTAAGAGTGTTAAATCTCGAAAAGAAGTCAGGAGATACTGGATTTTTAAATGCGATTGCGGAAAAACAAAAGAAATCAATATAAGATCGGTAATTACTGAAAAGATAAAGTCGTGTGGATGTATATGTAGGCCACCTGACAGATTTCTTTCTCAAAAACCTCCAGGTTTCATTTCTTGGACCAATCTTTTTTGCACTTCCAGAATGTCCGCCGAAGAACGAGAAATTCCCTTTAATTTAAATAAGGACCAATTCGTGCTCATCGCCTCACTACGGTGCCACTATTGTGGATGTAGCCCAAGAAAATGGAATGTGTATATCAAAAAAGATGGAACCACCAGGAATAGACAATATTGTAATATTAAGGAGGACACCATAGAAAGGGCGTGGGTGCTTACTAATGGTATTGATAGGCAAAATAACGAACTGGGATATACTATAGAAAATTGTGTTCCGTGTTGCGGAGACTGCAATGAGATGAAAATGGATAGAACAGTTGAAGAGTTTCTTACTCATATTAAAAAAATAACCGTATTTCAGGAAAATAAAAAGTGAAAATATCGACCCACTGCCATATCGAAAGCTGTTTAAGTGGTAGTCCGATTTCTTCGATGATTGGACGTGCCATCGATATTGATAGAGAATATTTCACCTATACCGACTTGGGCCATCTATCCAGTTTCCTCAAAGCTTACGGGATGGCTAAGAAATCGGGTCTGAAGTTCGCAGGAGGTATTGAGTTCTATCTGAAAGACCCCAAATGCTCATTGGTTACTGGGACTAAGGCCGATCGCTGTAAATACTTTACCTCTACCCTATTCGTAAAAAATCAAGACGCTTACCAGGCATTAGTTAAGGTGGTCTCCAGAACAGACCTACCAAAGATCGAGATCCAGGAAGAGGAGCAATCCTTGTGGTCCTGGGATGAACTGGAAAGCCTATCCAAATTCGATACTCTTCTGGTCCTAGGCGGTCCACACTGTATGGTAGGTAAGGTGCTTTTAGCTGACGGCCCAGAACTGGCCGAAAGGGTGCTACTCAAAGCCAAAGATCTATTTGGTGATCGTCTAAGCCTATCCCTTATCTGTGAAAAATGGGATAGGAAGTTCGCTTCAGTTATAAAAATTGACTATACGGACGGTAGCCATGATTCAGTACTGGCTTCTGACACTCTTTCAACCGAGAGAGCCCGAAAAATCAAAGCTTCGGATCTCATTACCCGTGGTGGGCATTACGAAATTAAGAGTAAGATCGTAGGAAATACCTATTTTGAAGTGAACAAGAAGATTAGGGATGTCTCAGAACATAAAGGTTTTTTGCCACTCCCAGTAGACATGACATTGGAAATGAACAAATTCTTCGTCAATATGGGCAAGAAATATGACATTCAACTCTTGGTTAGCGACTACGCGTTCTATGCGGAACGTAGTGACCATATCGTTCAGACTATGATTCTCGAGGGTAAGACCAAGTTAAAATCCGATCTGCATATGAAGACTGAGGAAGAATTTGGGAATTATCTTCAAAACACTCTAAAATTGGGCTTGGACGAATCTGTCCGGATCATGATGAACAATGATTCATGGGCCAAGAATTTCGACAATTTTGAGTTGAAATACGAATTGAAGTTAACAACGGAAACCGACAATCCATTAAAAGAATGCATGGCCGTCATTAAGAAAAATGGGCGCATGAAATGGGACAATCCTATTTATGTTTCCCGTCTTCGTGAAGAAATTACCGTTATTTGTAACAATTCCAAACGCGATCTCAGCGCATATTTTTTACCCATTGCAGATATTGTAGAGTTTTATAAAGAAAATGGGCAATTGACAGGACCCGGAAGAGGGAGTTGCGCAGGTTCGTTGTTTTGCTTTCTGTTGGGGATATCTCATTTGGACCCTATTGTTCATGGTCTCTCCTTTCCTCGCTTTTTATCTCTTGATCGTCTAAACAATGGCGATATTCCGGATATTGACCAGGACTTCGGTTCTAGAGAGCTTCTGACGGGCAAGGATAAGAAGAGTGGTTACCTATACGGAAGATGGGGAAACAAAGTAGCTCAAGCCAGCACCCGGCATAAGGTCCGGTTGAAAAGTGCGGTGAAAGACACTAACCGATATTTTAATGGGAGTGTGGAAAAAGAAATTGAACTCCTTTCTAAAGCTCTCCCAGACCCTCCTCAAGGAGTACCAGATCAAGACTTCGTATTTGGATATGAAGATACTGACGGGAACTACAATGAGGGCATTATTGATACCTGCGAACCACTTAAAAAGTATATTGCTTCGCGACCAAAAGAATGGGAAATCGTCCAAAAATCTCTCGGCTTAACGCGTGCTTTCTCCCAACACGCTAGTGCCTATATTATTAGCGACGGCCCTATTTCTGACGTTCTTCCCACAAAGGAAGGTCACATAACCCAATATGAGGCCAAGCAGTGTGAAGCTGCTGGACAAATTAAATTCGATTTTTTGACCGTATCCAACATTAAGGATATAGAAATCTGCCTAAATCTCATAAATAAGAAAAATGGTGAAAGTAACACTATAGGATACTTCACCCATAAGGATAAGCTGGAATATATTTGGGATTTGCCAAATGATCCCGGATCTTTCAAAAGCGTTTGGGGCGGTAATACCGAGAGTTGTTTTCAGATCAGTTCTAATTCTATGAAACATTTCGTTAAAGAAATTCTTCCAAAAACGGTAGACGACATCTCCGTAATTCTGGCGCTTGATAGACCGGGCCCCCTGGATTATATTGATGAGGAGACCGGAAGATCCATGGCAGAAGAGTACATTTGGAGGCATCAAGGAAAGTCAAAATCTAATTTTAAAGAACTTTCCGATATGATTCCGGAGACTTACGGGATATTGTGCTTTCAAGAGCAGAATCTTTTGATCTCCAAGGAGCTTGGAGGTATGACTCCGGGAGATGCGGAAAAACTTCGCCGCCTGTTTTCTAAGAAGGAGAAAAAATTAGCTGGAGAGATGAAACCAATTTTTATGTCTACGGCTGTAGCTAAGATCGGCGAAGAAAAAGCAAGTAAGATTTGGGATATGTTGGAAGCAAGTTCCCGATATAATTTTAATTTGTCGCATAGTAAAAGTTACGCAATGATTACATACGCTTGCATGTTTCTACGACACAATTATCCACTCGAGTGGTGGGCCGCCATCCTCACCAATGCCAAAGAGAAAGAGATTTCCGGTAAGTTGTGGCCCCATGTCAAGCATATTTTAGCTCCTCCAGATATCAATCTCTCCTCCGATGAAATGGAAATCGACTACGCTAATGGGCTAATCAGGGCCAAATTGGGCGTCGTACGTGGAATGGGCGAAAAAACCATAGATCCTATTGTGGCTGGTAGACCCTATAAAGACATCCAAGACTTCGTTAATCGTGAAGTGGCAGGACCTGGACTCGCTAGGAAGCTCACTCATGTTGGTGTTCTGGATTCTCTTTATCCGCCAAAACTTGAACTCTTGCAAAAAATGCAACTGTTGGAAGATGCCACGGAAATCAGGAAATTCAACCAGAAGCTAGAAAAGGCCGCTTTAGAAGAGAAGACTATCAAAGCGACTGAAGCCAAGAAAGGTGTCATTCCGGAGGAGTATCTGAATATTGAGAAGGATCCGATGAAGAATGCGGCTATCAAAAAGTCGATTCTCCCAAGTCTTCTAGTTGGCCTGTACGATTTAGGCCAAAACTACTCCAAATGTATCCCCAGAACAGCCCCATCTAAGATGATGAGATCTCCTACCAATCATAGGCTCGAGGTCTTATTGATCAATGGCGAACGCTTACAGGCCTTGGACGAGAGGCCCGGAGATATGATTCCAAAGGATCTTTACGTCGCGGTATGTGCCTTTGTGGTTTCAACTAGTATTTTTGACTATAAGAAGAATACGAAGCAAGCCTTGAAGGTCGTTTTGGACGTGGATGGGGTTGTAGGAGAAAGGATCTGCTGGCCCCAGTATCCAAGTGGCGATTTAGTGTATCCCAAGGAACTTAAGAAGGGACAAATTGCTACTGTATTTCTAAAGAAGCGCGCAAACAGTAATGATATCTGCAGCATACAAGAAATCGTTATTGAAGCTTGACTTTGAATAAATCTGGAGTATCATATTTGTATGAAGTTCAGTTTATCTATATTTACTATCCTCCTAGCATCCTCCTGTCAGGCTTCCCCAAAGGTCCATAGACAGATTAAGGTCGCAGTTTTGGACACTGGCCTAGACCTGAACGATCCTCGTTTTAAAGACCATTTATGCCGATCTGGCCATCAGAATTTCGTAACTAATCAGGGTATGGAGGACAACCACGGTCATGGCACATTCATTGTGGGTCTTATTCAGCAATATGCCCAAAATGCAAACTATTGTATGACCATATATAAGTACTACCAAGATGGGGCACCGGACAAAATAAATGATCATAGGGAAGTGGCGGCTATTAAAGCAGCCATTGATGGAGGGGCAGATATTGTCAATCTCTCAGGAGGAGGTCCTGGATTTGATGAGGATGAGGCTCTCTTAATTAGGGACAATCCTAAGGTCCTATTTGTGGTCGCGGCTGGGAACGCTGGAGCTAATATGGATATTTCAGGTAATGAATTTTATCCAGCATCCCTCCCATATAACAATATTTTGGCTGTTGGCGGTATCGATCGCTATGGTAATAGGACATCGGCATCTAATTATGGCAAGAAGGTTAACGCCAAGGAGCTTGGACAAGATGTTGAGTCCACTCTACCAAATGGACAGACTGGTATCTTATCGGGAACGAGTATGAGTTGCGCCATTCATACCGGAAAACTAGTTGACAGACTGTCAAAAGTATGGAACTATTAAGCAATAGGGAGCACTCATGGCCACACCGACTGACTTTAAGCTTATTAGGGAAAAGAGTTTAGATAAGGAAACCCACCTTAAAATTACCAAGAATATCATGAGCGGACGGATCTTTGTGGAGTTTAAATCCCATAATCCAAATATTACGCTTCAGAAGTCTTTTCAGGATTCTATGCACGGTAAGCTTGAATCGGAAAAATTTGCCAAAAGTATACGAAGCACAGAACAACTTAGACTATATTTTGGGATTAAGAAATGACGAAGTTAGAAAAAATCGCGTTAGATTGGGCCGAATCTAATTCCTCTCCTGATGCTAATGAGGGTCGCGACCAAATGTACGACTTCCTAATAGCTGTTCAGCAGCAAGCCTATGCGGATGGAGTTCTCAAGGGAATAGATATGTGCGAAGATTTACACGATAGGGATGATTTATCTGGAAACGGATTTTATAAATTAAGAAATAGTTTGACTTCTTGGAACAATTGACACACTATTAATGAAAGAGGAACCTACGCTGTGATCGATATTAAAGAATTGCGCAAAGTAGCCGAATTGGCCGAGCCAGGACCTTGGGGACCATGGACAGGAAACTACCCCTTCTATGTGGATGTTCGTAAGCCATCTGCGTCTCTTTCTAAACATGATGACCAAAGGCCGACTTATTGGGCGCATAACGACGCCGCATTCGTTCTTACCTTTAATCCCAAAATGGCTTTGGAGCTTTTGGATGAGATCGAAAGACTGAAAGAAATCGAAGCAATTGCAAAGAATATCTATTGACTTAAATCGATAATTGACACACTATAAATGAAAGAGGAATAAAAATGTCATTGAAAAGTATCTTGAAAGAAATTGAAACGAATCGCCCAAATGCGGAAATGGTAGTGGAAACGGGCAATCCTGCTACTTTGGGTGGCCGTACTGGCCTTAAGCGTGCGGCCGTAGAAGCAACGAAACGTCTCCGTACGGACTATCGTAACGCCCTCTTAGCCCAAACGGCGTTCATTTTGGTCACGGGACCACACCGTAATGAATTCAGTGAGCTTGCCTCAAATGAGAACTTTGGCTGTTTCTCTGCCGATCCAGAAGAGTTCTTTAAGGACCTTACCTCTAAAATTAGTCCCACCCTTTTCGGTCGGGAAGGTACGCGCCAACTTTTCAATATTGCGGGTCGTATCCTGGAAGATAAGATGGGAGATCTGGATATTGGTTCTTATCCAATGCTCGCTTTCAGTGAGAAGTATAATTCGTCATCTGCCACACCTTCGGACTTTACAGCTCTGATTCGGAATGCTATCGTCGATCAGGTGGGATCTGAATTGGTTGGTATTAACGCGGTACACTCAATCGTTAATTTGGCAATTTCCAAGAACCATTCTGATCCAGTAACCCCAGTGGTTTTGAATACTTCCGATGAAAAGTTCGCTTTGGATCTTCAGAAGAATTTGAAGCGCCTTACCAATAGGGTCTTTCTGGTTTCGGCTGGAAAATCCGAGTCCCTTAAAAATAACAAGGACGTTATGACGGTCAAAAAAGTATCGGAAGAGACCGTTGGCGAAGTTCTTAGCAATATCCGTAACAAGATTCTTTAAAAGGAGAAATAAATATGAGCGATTTTGGAACACCTAATTATGGCGGCAAGAAAGAATTCAAAAAGAAGAACGATTGGAGTCTCGAGCAGGGTGATCAAACCTATCGTATTGTCCCTCCTCGCGGTAATCTTCGCGAATCTGGACGTTGGAGCCAGTACTATTCTGTAGTCTGGGGATTTAAGAATAGCCAGGGTAAGCTTCGCCCTTTTGCCTCTCCTTTTGAGCGCAATCAGGATAAGACCACTAAGGTTCCATGCGCTGCTTCAGACTTCATCAATAATCTGAAGGCTCGTCTCGAGAAGGCTAAGGAAGATGGTAACCAACAAGCCGTGGCTAGCTTGACCGCTCTTTGTGCTTGGGATCCAGTCGCTAAGAAGCCAGGCAACTATAGCATCGATAGTAAGCATCATATGACGGTGGTAGACCTCAATGGTAATGTCGGTAAGCTTAAGATTGGCCATAAGGTTAAACAGGCCCTCGATATTGAAATTGAGAAGCTTCGTGATGCCGGTATCGATCCGCTCTCACCAGAAGATGGGCGTTTCTTTACCTTCTCTAAGAGTGGCCAGAATCGTGACACTAACGTTAAAATCTCGGTATATAAGCAAAAGATAGACATTCCAAATATTGGGGTCGTAGAAAAGGATCTATCTCACAAGATCGACGCTGCTTTGGCCAATAAAATTAAAGAGGACGCTTTTGATCTCGAGAAGCTCTTCACCTTCGTTACGGCTGAGGAATGTAAGGCGATCGTGGACAATGTGGCGATTGGGACTGGTGTATCTCCTGCCTGTGACCAAATCTTTGATGCGAAATGGAAGGCACAACGGGAAAATAAGGCTCCTCAGGTTACTCCTGCAGCTTCCTCCTATGAGTACAATAACGCCCATTCGGCAGTGCGCCCAACTACTCAGGCACCCGCTCAATTGGCAACTCCAGCACCAGTCGTTGTTGCTCCCGTAACTCCAGCAGCGCAAGTTGTGGCTCCTAAGGCTGCAGCTCAACCCGTGTCTCTTGACGATATGAGCCACGATGACTTCTTTGCGATGATTGGACAGTAATATGGAACTTAACCCCGAAGTTGATTTGGATATCGATACAGAAAACCTAACCTCTGAAATTAAGAGGCTCTCATTGGTTCTGTATCGATACTATAAGTACAAGGCGCAAGTTGAGACCAAACGGGACGTTGCCAAGGCTAAGCTAAGGGAAGTTAAGGCCAATTCATACAAGAGGATTAAGAGCGATACGTTCGTGAAACATACAGAGAAGAGTCTGGAAGCGGAGATTGATACCGATCCTTATGTTATCGAGGCCCAAATGGTTCTTATCAGGGCGGAACACGACGCCTCTACTTGGTTCGGAGCCGTTGACTCAATGAAGGCCAAGAAGGATATGCTCGTGCAACTCAATTCGGACAGACGGAAAGAAGTAGGATAGTTATGCTTGTTCACAATAAACTAAGAATTACGCTAACTAATCAAGAAGCAGATGACCTATCTTCCATTCTTAGAGATTTTTTCCGATACATGGAAGAATTGAAATTGGGAGAAAATTCTACTAGGACTGAATTGGCGGCGGAGTTGATTCTAGATTTAGAACATGCGATATTAAAGAGGAAATAGATATGGCTAAAGAAGAAGTGTCTCTGATAGATCGTATTCGTAATCGTCTTAATGAAAGTAGTGGTAAGGAGCTTGTTAAAGTTTTCGGAGAGGGGGATAGTCTGCTCCAGGTGAAGTCTTGGATTCCCCTCAAGCCCTTCTTTAAGCTTGGAACGGGCGGTGAGGGATTCCCCTGCGGCCATATTACTACCATTATTGGACGCCCCGATAGTGGAAAATCTACGATCGCCATGGAAGGTATGGTCTCTTGCCAAAAGATGGGGGGGATTGTGTATCTTCTAGATTCTGAACACAAGTTCTCAATGGGCCGGTTCGCTCTTATGGGCGGCAATCCTAAGGATATCATGGTCATTCAGACAGATACACTGGAAGAGGCTTGGACGGCATACGAAAATATTCTCAAAGAGGTTGTTGCTCTTAGAGAAGAGGGGGTTAAGGTTCCCATGATGTTGGTGTGGGATTCCGTGGCTGCGAGCGTTCCAGAGGCTATGATGCAATCTGAAGCCGGTGATCAACATATGTCGTTAGAGGCAAAGATTAACAACAAAAATGCGCGAAGGCTTAAGCAATTGATTGAAAAAACAGAACTTGCGGCAGTTCATATCAATCATTATTATATGACCGTTGCTAAAACCAAGTTTGAGCAGTCGGAACTTATTATTAAAGGCGGCGAAGAGTTGAGTTTTTTATCCACCCTAATTCTCCGCACAAAGCAGGGCGCTAAGATCACCAGGACCGTCTTGGGCGAAGAACAGCAAATTGGACGCGTTACTCGATTCTTCGTCCATAAGGGCCACTTCCACGGGCGAACAATTACCAAAGATGTCAATGTCGTAGATATTGGCATTCTGGAGACTCCAGAACAGCTTAACGAATATAAGAAGTCGTTGAGAGGCGAGATTTGAAGACACGTAAAATTTGGCGGCAGTGTTGAATCGTAGAAACATAGCCTGCCAAAAGTGGGCGCCTTAGGAACCTAGTCAGTTCCGACATCTATCCTGGACAGGTCGGATGGGGAAGTAGGGGTAACGGCCTACCCGCCAAAAGAGATGCTTCGGTCGCGCCGAAGACCAAACGTCAGGTGGCGTGACAAGCAGGGAGAGACCTGCACACATAAAAGGATACGAATGTTACAAACTCCAATTGAACGTCCAACGGCCTCTAGAGACAAAGTCACTACCTCAGAAAATTTTGAGCTTTGTTACTTAAGACATCAATACTTTCGCAGGGTTAAGTATAATCCGACTCCTGAAGAAATGCAACCCTTCATGGCCATTGTGGAACATTTGACCAAAAACACTTTCTTTACGTATTTTAATCTATTTAAAAACGTGGGGATGTATCACGACGACGTTCTAAATATTGGTCGTGTCCATCTGGTTTCCTTCCTTGGCCTCTACGCTCTGGACAAAACGGAGACCAAAAAGAGAGAGTTTGAGGTCAAGTTCCACGTCTATAACGGCCGACATGCCGAAGAAAAGGACATTGAGCAGAAGAACAAAGCTAACTTTACCATGTTCTTTAAACAGCGCATGGAAGACCTAGTTAGAGTTTGCCGTCAGAAGGTTCGTAACGTCAAAGGCCAGCCATCAGAAGAATTTGCGGTTTTCTGTGGGACAAAGAAACCTCCTAAAAAATACCCCATACTACTCAAACAATTCCAAGAACTTGGATATAAGAAAGTAGATTTTGCGGTCTTTAAGTCAATCAGGAAGAAGGCCGATGTCAATCACGACGCAACCATTTTCGAATTTGGTGGCCTGTGGTATGTAGCTATTGCTCTAGAGCAAAAGAACCTCGAGCTGGATGATCTAATTGGTTCAGAGTATAACCCCTACGATAACGCCCATAATGCACAGCCAGACCAGAATCTAGAAGAAAAAGAGGTACAGATGTTCACCGCTCTTTTTGAGGATAGGTCTAATTACAGAAAAAAGATCCTTTTGAAGAAATTCGTTGCGGAAAACAAAAATCGGGCGCACTATAAAGAAGAAGTCTCTACTGCCAGAAAACTTTTGAGATCTATTGGAGAGTAGCTTGAGCGAAGATACCAGAAAACCTATTAAGCATATAATAGACGCATGGCATTATGCGAATTCCGAATGTCGTTTAGGAGATGGCGGTACTCCCTATAGAATTATATCTAAGAAGAGTATGCCAGAAGCTTTGTTAGTTCTGGTTAAAACCTTTCTAGAAAATGGATATAGGGTTGAAGAGTTGGACACTTCTTCAGTATCGATCTTGCTCATAAATAGGTGCTGGAAAGAGAACATTATTCTTAAAATTTCCAGAAGTGACATTGCTAGAGAGAAAATAAATCTATCCGAACAATGGCACGAATTGCTTCATAGTCCCATGTATTCTGGCATAAAGATCGCTAAGTTAGAAGAATCTGAGAGAATGGTTGCGGTGGATCGGCCAGTAAGGATCGTAAAGGAAGAAAGACCGTTAGAGCTGGATCCGAGCGATCGATTGGTTATGGACACCTCCGATGTTGTCGATAGCGAGTTAGACTTAGACTTCCTTAAGGAATTGGGATCCAATGAGTGAGGAAATGGACAAATTGAACGAACAGATCCAGAAAGAAATGGATCTTGATCGTCGCAAAAAAGACGTTTCTGAAAAAGATCTCACCCTTAGAGAGCATAGGGTCAACAGAGATCTGGACGAACTTGTTAAGAATAAGTCTGAGATAGAGCAAGCCAAAAGCGTAGAATTTGGCCCCATGACTCCGGAAACCATAGCCCAAATCGTCCGAGACAATGACGAGTACATGGAATCGGCTAGATTTGCAATGGAGTTTATTTGTCCCGAATTTAAGAAAATAGTTCCCTACTTTAGGAAAAATTTGATTCTGATTATGTCGGATACAGGCGGCGGCAAATCGACTGCGGTCGCAAATGCAGCTTTCAATACGCTAATACATAAGAATCCAGCCACTGGAAAACCAAGCAGGGTACTAGTGATCTCCAATGAGGAGTGTCCCGAAGACGTGTATAACCGTTTGACATCTTTGAGATTTAAGTGGAAATATACGAACCATAGTCTATTCACGGAAGAACAAAGAAGGACCTTTAGCGAATACATACCACGATGGGCTAAAGATGGAAAGCTAACCGTAATAAGCGATGTCTATCAGGGAATTCCTGGTTGGACTACAACCATTGAAGGACTTGAGGCTATATTTACCAGCCTATTGAAAGATTATAAAGACGGAAAACCTATTTATGATTCGGTAATCATAGATTACTATCAGAACTTCAAAAGAAGTAAGTTGGATCCTAAATTAGATGAATATGCCGTGCAGAGAAAAGTGGCAGCGCTTCTAGATCAAATGCGTAAAGTTTATCCTGGACCTATCGTGCTTATGGCCCAGATGAAGCGCTTAGTGGATGAAGACGATACGACCCCCTTCAACATAAGACTTAAGGGGAGTAAGGAAATCTGCGATAAGGCCTCATTCATTTGCGAATTGACTCCGGAAAATAAGCTATTCCGAAGCAGGTGGCAAGTTTGGAAAAGTCGATTCAACGAACGTATTGGTGAAGCTATATACACAGGGTATAGTTATGGAAAATATGTTAATTATTCCACAGAATTCCAGAAAAGTGTGGCGTCAATGGTAGAAAAAAATCTTGAAAAAGATAAGGAAGATGAGTTAGGATTAAGTACTGAACCAGAAAAGGAAAAACAAAATGACTCGTGAAGTTCGTGAAAATTTGAATCGTTTGAGTAAGGAAGTTTTTGGTACGTCATCACGTTGGGCCAAGATCGTCAATAATGGCGTCGCGGAGCCTATGGAACGTGAACGAGAGGTGACCGTTCCGGATGGTAAGGGCGGAGTTAAGGTTAAGACTTTCAAGGACAAAAAGAGCGTGGTTAAGCATTATACTCCTGATGAGGTTTGTTCGATGATGCTTGAGATTCTAGTTTCTCGTCAAAAGAAACCTAGTGTTTTGAATCCTCCTGTTCTTGAAACTGCTGAGACCACGGTAACTATTACGGAGTAGTCCGTGAATACAAATGGCCAGTCTCTATTAAAGCTACTCTTTAATACTGGAGAATTATTGTGCCTTTCCGATAGCCAATTCTCTTATCATTCTGTGGATTTAGACACTGCATTAGGAGACAATGTAACCTTAATATCTCCTAATGCTGATGTACTAGTTAGGCAGGTCTCCACCGACTCGATTATTTTGGTCGCACTAAATCCAATAAGTGGCTTCCGTAATGACAAAAATTGCTATATATTTAGGAATTTTCTCGTAGAGCTAGACAATTACGAAAGAAACTTACAAATTGGCTATCTTAAAAAGCTAGAAATTCCATATTCTGCCATGGTTTGGAGCGGTTCAAAATCGACCCACACCGTTATTTCACTCTCAGAGCCACTCCCTGATGAAAAAACTTACCGATTGATCTATAAATGGATCTTAAATATCGTATCTCTAAGCGATCAAGCTCTAGGTAATCCCAGCCGTTCTTTCCGCAACGCTGGGGTAATTAGACCAGAAACGGGCCTAGAGCAGGAACTTATTGAACTTAAGACCCGTATCTCCCACAAAGAGCTTTTCGCTTGGCTTAACAAATACGAACACCTAAGACCTAAAGCTAAAGAAAAAAAAGTCGTTCCACCAGGCCAAGCAGATTTTTCTAGACTTTCCCCATGGGCTAGGATAATGTTGATCAAAGGAATAGATTTTAAGGATCGTGGCAGAAATCAGACATATTACGCATTAGCCTTTGATCTAGCTAAGGCTGGATTTACGGAAGATGTTGGTACAGAGCTTCTTCTAGAGAGATTTGTAGAAGAGCGGGACTTTAAAGAAAAAGAGCTTTTGACAACAATTGCAAGCGCATTTAAAAAAGTGCAAGAGGGATAAAAATTTAAATGTCGGAAAAGTTAGCAGTTAGTTGCTTAGAATGCGATTCTACGAAAGTATATGGGTATGGCTACTGCATAAAACATTATGGTAGACACAAAAGAAGTAGCACCCTACCGATTAAAAATAAAAGAATATGTTCTGTAGAAAATTGTACATCGACACACTACGGAAACGGACTATGTCACGATCATTGGCAAAATACGGATAGGCAACTTAAGAAAAGAAGCGATTGGAGTGAAAAACACTATAGGAGACGTAGAGTGATAGCTTTAAAAAGTGCCCAAACTGTAAGGGGGAGATACAACTCCATAAAAAATAATGCAAAAAGGAGAGAGATAGAGTTTAATATTAGTTTTGAATTTTTTGAAAATGTTGTAAAATCGGTATGTTTTTATTGCGGTGGTTTATCGACTGGCCTAGATAGGGAGAATAACGATTTGGGCTATCTAGAAACCAATATAGTTGGCGCATGTTGCCCGTTTTGCAATAAATTAAGAAATAATCTATTAACTGTAGAGGAAACCTTACGGATTGTGAAATTATTACAGGAAATAAGAGGGACCCAAGACATATGGGCCGGTTATCTATATAATCCAGGATCTAAGAGAAGACTGTATAAAAAATTAGGAATTAAGGAATAATATGGACAATATTGCAAATACTTTTGATGACGTTCTGATTAAGCCACGATTCTCAAAGATCGCTAGTCGGGCAGATGTGGATCTGAGTTTCAATGGAGACGGCTTTCCCTACATGGAGCTTCCCATTATTAGTGCGAACATGGACACAATTACGGGCTCCGATATGGCCCATGCGATGATATTTGGCGGTGGTCAGGCATGCTTGCATCGTTTCTCATCCATTGAGGAAAACGTTCAACAATTCTTGGACGCCAGATTGGTTGCAACTGGGGAATGTAGAATCCCCATGGTTTCGGTTGGATTGGGCAATAAAGAGTTAGACAGAGCAAGAGCCTTATTTGGCGCAGGCGCTTTCACCTTTATTGTGGATGTAGCTCACGGTGCCAGCATGGGCGTTGTTCAACAGGTAAGGGCGTTGCGAGAGATCTTTAATGATCGTATTGCGGTCGTGGTTGGAAATTTTGCAACTGGTGAATCTGTGAAGGATTTTCTTGAGATCTGTCCAGAAGTTGATGGATTCAAGGTCGGTATTGGTCCGGGTTCGCTATGCACTACTCGCATCAAAACAGGAGTTGGATTTCCCCAGTTGTCGGCCATTATGGAAATCTCGCAAGTACTTAAAAGGACTGGCATTCCTGTTATTGCGGACGGTGGTATGAAGACTCCGGGAGACTGTGCTAAAGCCTTAGGTGCAGGAGCCAGCATGTTAATGATCGGAAGCATGCTCGCTGGAACGGAAGAGAGTCCAGGAGAAACGCAATACCTACACAAGTCCGGTAAGACGTTTAAGCTTGAAGACTTCCCAGTTTCTGTGGACTACAGCTATTTCTCGAAGGAGCTGCAGCAAGAGTTCCAAAGTAAGATCCCCAAGGTAAAGAAATATCGCGGTTCCGCTTCCCAAGAATCCTACGAAGCTCAAGGAAAGACTGGATCCCATCGTACAGCAGAAGGTGAATCAACTTTCGTGCCATATAAGGGTGCGGTCAAAGATATTCTCCAAGATATTGAAGGTGGTTTGAGATCCGCCTTCTCTTATGTAGGAGCTTGCAATTTGAAAGAATTTCACGATAAGGTTGAATTCGTGAAGGTAAGTAACGCCACTAAGATCGAAAACAGCGCCCATCTCATTAAATAGAGGTCTACCTTGATAAGAGACGAAGAGATCCAAAGACTAATCAACTACATTAAGGGACTTGGACTCAAGGTAACCTTTAGCTCTAAGAAATCCGATTCTTCGGCTCTTTGGTATCTTGATTGTAGTGAGATAGTAGTCTGTAAGGGTAACAATAAGGGTAAAATAGATACGGTGCTTAGTCTAGTCCACGAACTTGGTCACGCGTTGCACAATATACATGAGAAAAATCGCGAGGTTGACGAAGATTTAGAAGATGCTTTGGACCATGTTGATGAGGCCGAAGAACTTGGGATGGACCCTAAGAAGAGACAAAGAAAGATCATTCTAAATAACGAAATTAACGGAACTAAGTACTGGGATGCGATCTATAGGGAAGTAAATCTAAAATTTCCACCTTGGCGCTTAGAAGTCGCTAAGGAGTTTGACGTATACCAATATCAAGTCTTCTACGATACGGGCTACTATCCAACCGCTAAAGAGCGTAAGGAAAAAATGAAAGAGCTTACCAGAAAGCATAGGACTTAAATGCGTATAACTGTTGATAAGGACGGGACCATTCCTTTGTGGCACTTCGCAGATCTTATCGATACGGACAAGGTCGTCTACTATAAATTCAAGGCTAGGAAAGATGGCACATTAACCATCAAATTCTATGATAGGAATAAACGTCTTATTAAGCCATACAAGGTGCAAAAATGAGTCTCTATGACGATATTATGAAAAGTGAGCCCCTATTTAGTTCCAATGAAGAAGCTCTAGCCCACTATACTAAGGAATACGAAGCTTTGGGTCAGAAATATGGTCAGACCGGTGACCAACTATATATGAATGCGGTAGAACAAGACTTCGGTAAAGACGATCATCAAATAATAATCAAAGACATGGACAGGCTTCGTTCGCTTTCCATGAGAATTTCCATGGTGAGATACTTAATCGATAAGGCTAATAGAGATGGAAAGTAGTCTCTATTCCAATACTTTGGCTTATTCTGAAGTTCCAGATCTGAACTGCACGTATCTATCCCATACTAGTGGGACTCCAGTATTTACGGACCCTATGAGCGGCTCTACAATTGGCATTATGATGATTTTGTCTACCTTTCAATGGCAGGCTCCTTGTACTGGTCCTTGTGCGGACGCTACGAGTCAAGCAGCTAAGGCGGCCTATATTCAGGGAGGACTACAAGGAATACAGGATAAAGTAGGATCTAAGGCTGAAAATGGGATTAAAGATTCCCTACATTCCGTGGGAGTAACGGATATGGAAATGGGCTTAGTTTTAGGATCCGCCAAGGTTATTAGAGATAGGCAAATTAGTGTAAATGGGCCAAAGTTAGGGTTTATAAGAACTCACTTGACAATTACGGAAAATAGTGGAACTATAGGTCTAAGGTGGAATTGGTAATATGAAATTTTTGATTAAAATGGCTATTCAACTTCCTGCAGTATTTTTCCTCTATACGGGGATCCTTACATATATCCCTGGAACTATAGCCTCATTTGCGACCTTCATGGCCGTATTGTTAGTCTATGATTTGGCAGAAAAGTTTCTGAGTAAGCCATGATTTCCCTACATAGCCAGACTACGACTTGGTTTGACGTTGATGATACATTACTCTCATGGAACGCAACAGACGAACAAGTTGAAAAACATGGGATTCTATTCACCTGTCCTGCAGGTAAAAATTTGATAGACGGAGAAGTTGTCGATTCCCCATCGTGGACTGAGCGTCTGGTTCCTCATAGGAAACATATTGAACAGCTCAAGAAGCACAAATCCAGACACTCCCTAATTATCGTTTGGTCTGCAGCTGGATCTGATTGGGCGGAAACTGTAGTTAAAACCTTAGGCCTGGAACAATATGTTGATCTCTGCATCAGCAAGCCAACATGGGTCTACGATGACCTACCAGTTCAAGAATTTATGCCAAAATCAAAGTGGATGAAGGACGAATAATATGCTTGATATTCTTGTAACTTGGACTAAGATTCACGGTAAGCCCAATGCTTCTATGCAGGAAACTAAGGGATTTGGTTTTCTATCTCGTCTAGAAGTTGGTCGAAGTATGTTCATTAGTGGGGATTACGGAGTAACTACCAGCACTGTAACGGATGTCGTGGAGCGCCCAGGTCACGTTTTGGTCACTACGAACAACTCCGTTTACCTTGTTGAGGCCGTGTAATGAAGCCAGCGACAGACCTTAGCTGGGGAGATCCCGTAACGGTTAGGCAAGCCCTCATTGAAACTCTAGGCAATAAGTTCTCCTTAGCTCCCAGACTCCTAGAAGCCATGTCCTACACGCCACACCCCGGATTTCCGCACTTGATTGAACAAATGAAGGATCTTGCAGAGAGGCAATCTGGGCATAGACCAAAGTTTCTATTTGTGACCAATGGAGCAAGCGGTGCTATAAATTCCGCCCTACAAGCCCTTAAGACTTCCCGCACTGATTGGGTCGTAACCGATAAGAGATACTACCCTTTCATCCCAAAAATGGTCTATCAGGCCGACATGATCATGATCGATAGGGATAGAAAAGAATTTTTGACCAATAAGGAGAATGGCTGTGGGCAAAACAGCTTTATCTCTTTGACGGCAAGCCCTTCGAATCCAGAGGGAGAGGTTAGGCCATTTGAAGCCGTTGATATTTACGATGCCGCCTACGCGTCTAGAACCTATAGCTCTGGGGGTCACGTACCAATTGAATATAAAGTGATGTGCGGATCGCTTTCTAAAACTCTCGGGTTAAGTGGCTTGCGTTTGGGGTTCGTTTCTTGTGATGATCCAGATATCGCAACCTCTCTAGGTAACTATATTTCAAATACCTATGTTGGCCTATCTTCTGTCTCTCAGGGGATTGCTGAGGAAGTGCTTCACTGTATCGATTTAAACAAGTTTGAAGACAGAGCTTCAGGATATTTGGATGACAATAGATTTCAGATTCAGAAGATTTTAACCAAATTTGGACAGGGTTCGGCACCCACTCGAGGGATGTTCGCCTTGGTTAGTCTCGGTAAGGCAGAAAGGGCGGCTTTGGAGAGAGCCAATATAAAGTGGCAATCCGGGGAAACTTTTGGGGCCGATGAAAGCGTTGCTAGGCTGAGTCTTGGTCAGGATCGTAATGTTGTCAGATTGGCAGTAAGAGAAGCACTTAAATAAGAGGATTGATATGATTTTGGTAATATTGGGCTTTGTAGTATACGCTGTAAGTATGGTTTATGGAGTGTTGACTTATTCCACAAGCATTATTTGGCCAATAGCAGCCATATTGGGTATTACCGTGTGCCTTGTGAGTGTCGGAATGCTGGGGCTAACTTGCCTCTAAATCAGATCCCCAAAGCCCTAAATAGCTCAGCCATTACAAACCAGAGACTTAAGAAAGCCGTTCCCAACACTATACTTAGTGTGAAAATGGCCTTCTTACAATTCATGTTTAGTTGATACGAATGAAGTGATTCACGATAATTGCTTTAACGCGAGTTTCTGCATTAGATGAATTAAGCGTTACGGCATGTGTATGGGTAGTGTTTTCTACACCGGTATTGTTTGCTAATGAACCAGTTGATGTTACGCCCTCTACGCCACTTCCGGAGGCTGCGGGCGATAAACCAGTAATCGAAACGCTTCCACCACTATTTGTTATGGAATGTATGTGTTGAGCCGATTCCGTACCTGTATTTCCGCCAGATAATCCATTAACAGCGGTTTCGTCTGATTCATAGGTACCTAATGCCAAGTCACCGGCTGGATCTTGGTCTCCATCAGAACGGCCATTATTCTTGCCGCGAAGAACTAATCCTCTGCAATCCGGTACGGAAGCTACTGTCACTGCGGTAACTGTCGCATACGGAGAAAGGCCCGTTACGCTGATAATCTGACTGGTAGTAATTCCAACCGTAGAATTTAACGCAGTAATGGTGTTACTAGTATTAGTAAGGGTTCCATTAGTTGAAACCGGGGAGTTAGAGAATAAAACCGTAATTGATCCAGAAGAGGCAGCGCTTGCGGACATTGTAACTGTAGCTGAAACACTCGAGAATGGAATTGTTGAATCGCCAGTACCTGATGCTAAAGTGAGAGTCCCGGAAGTTAACGGCACGCCGGTTCCAGTGCATACTAGGGTTGTTCCGTCTATAATACTTGTAGATACGGTAAAAGTCTGCCCATTATTGGTATATGTGGCTCCAGCCGTGGCATTATGAGCACCATAAATAAATGATGTGAAGGTGATTGTAGTGTCGCCTGTACCGGTAACCAGGATCAGTGTTCCTGAGGACGCTGGAACTCCCGATCCAATAGCAGTTAGGGATGTACCTCCAGTAATAGTAGAACTTACAACAAATGTTTGCGTATTGTTAGAATATGTAGCTCCAGTAGTTGCGTTAGCACCAGCGTAAGTGAATGCAGAAAACGTAATGGTTGCATCACCCGTACCAGTAACCAGGGTCAGGGTCCCGGATGCTAGAGGGGTACCAGTTCCAACGGCGTTTAAGGTAGTAGCCCCTGAGATAGTTGTATTGACCGTAAAAGTCTGCCCATTATTGGTATATGTGGCTCCAGCCGTGGCACTTGCTGCGCTTACCGTAAAAATGTATTGGGTTGAAGAATGTACTGCAAACGTATATTGTGCAGCAGTACCGGGCAGAGCAAACGTGTATTGACTGATACTGGAAACAGTAGTTAGAGCTGGAATGCCAGTACCACTGATCAATTCCCCAATCGCTAGGCCTGATACAGAAGAAACATTGGTAAGTTGATTATTTGAGTTAGTGGTTGCCGTAGCGCTCAAAACTAAAGTGGAGAAGGTGATAGGGCCAGTAGATGTAACCGTGGCAGATGCCGAAGCTGTTACGCTAGATCCACCACCAATACCAAAAGCTTCGTAGGCCGATCCAGGAACTGTCTGGCCTTCAGCTAGTACCCATCCAGTTCCAGCCTGGGTTTGGAATTGAGTTAAAGTTAAGAATGCGCTTTGTAAAGATCCAATCGGGGCTGAACCAGCTGACCCCACCTGAACTTCTGTGCCACTTGAGTTTAAGGTATAAAAGTGGCCGTCTGTTTTGGGGTATAAAGCTAAAACGTTGGTTGGGGGATTGGTGGAAGGGGTGGAGATTTCTTCGAATTCGAGAGTATTTGAAAGAAGTCCCGCATTAGAAATGCCGATAGTTTTATTGGTTAAATTCTGTGATCCAGCCAAATTGACCATCTTTGAATCGATCAGTGCGAAAAGAGCGTCCAGAGTTTCATTGGCCGAACTTCCAATCGATGTGGGTAAAGCCGATCTCTGTACTACCTGCCTATCATCCAACGGTTTAAAACTCATAATTAATTTCCAACCTCTCGATTCATGCTACCGGTGTTCATTGGTAGTACTCTTCCACAAGAACGTAACCGGACGCTCCAGCCCCACCGTTTCCAGAAGATGACCCGCCACCGCCGCCGCCACCGTAATTTCCGCCACCACTACCATTGCCATTATTTACTGCGCCAGTTCCACCGCCGCCCATAAACGAACTCCCGCCCAAACCACCTGTACTTGTGGCAACGGACGCAGTCCCGAAAGTTCCACCATCACCACCACCACCAGTTATATTTGTTGATCCTAAACTGCCACTGCCCCCCGCACCGCCAGAACCAGGTGTAACAGTGCCGCTTCCACCAGTTCCACCCGCACCACCAGTGGCTTGTGCTAGGGATGCAAAACTTGTGGTTCCACCGGTCCCACCAGTAGAACTCCCAGACGTTCCACCGGCGCCGCCTGTACCGATAGTTATGGTTTGCGTCGTTGAGATGGATGTCCCAGGGACCCAAGTAATAGAAGTTCCTCCGCCGGCACCGCCGCCGCCGCCAGAACCCCCCGATGTCGTGGCGCCTATCCCCCCTCCGCCGCCCGCACCGACTGCGGTGATCTTTATATAAAGCGGTTTTCTTGGAGATGTAGGAATAGTATAGGTTCCGCTAGAGGTAAATGTCTGCTGTGTCGGTGCTGTGAATGTGGCCGTCGTAACATTGGAAGAAGCAATCGTACCCGTGATCCCCGTCGCCGTCCCCACCGCGCCGTTGTTGTAGTAGGTCGTGATGATAATGACGCCGGAGCCGCCAGCGCCTCCATTTGCTCCGGATACACCACCGGTCCCACCTGCGCCACCGGTCCCAACGGAATAGCTATAAGAGGATAGTGGGTTGACAATTGTTGCATATATATATCCGCCCGAACCGCCGCCCGAACCGCTGATACCATTTACTGGTCCGCCCGCGCCGCCGCCACCGCCACCTGTATTGGCCGTACCGGCGTGCCCTACGGCGCCAGTGACCGATCCAGCACCGCCCCCGCCAAATGCACTTGATCCGCCCGGACCACCGTTAGGAGCGTTAAAAGAACCCTGGTTAAATACGCTCCCGTCAGTGCCTTGGCCGCCTTGAATTGCTGCGCCCGGAACTGAGCCAAGGGACGCAGTGCCTCCGGTACCACCGACGGCAGTATTCAAGCCGGGATTGCCTCCGTTGGCCACAAGAAGGGACGTGCCAAAGGTAGTGTTGTTCCCTACAAAGCCGTTATTAAAGCCACTTGTTCCTGAACTACTCGCGCCCCCACCGCCGCCGACCATCTGCACCGTGATGTAGCTCGCATTGGCTGGAGTCGTGAAGGTGCCAGATCCAGAGGTGAGGGTTGTGACCGTGGGAGTGTAAGCCCCGCCGTTGCCAGCAGAAGCCCCTAGGCCGTTGAAATAGTATTCGGTAACGAGGATTATTCCTGAACCACCCGCGCCGCCTGCAAAACCATTCGTTCCCGCTCCGCCCGCAGTTCCAGATGCACCAACGGAATATGCGTATGTGGCCAAAGGATTAACAATAATGGCGTTTACATAGCCACCCGCTCCACCGCCTACACCGGAGAAACTTCCAGTTTGGCTATTAGTTCCGCCGCCACCACCGCCTGAACCCGTATTGGCAGCTGCAGCACTTCCAGCCGCACTTTCAACAGATCCTCCACCACCGCCGAATGGAGTACTACCTCCCGGACCGCCTGCAAGGTTTACCGTCGTGGATGTGTTAGCGGAAGTTCCGCCAGCACTAGCACCTGTTAGAGCTATACCCAATGGGCCGGTACCTAAAGATGCTGTTCCGCCGGGTACGATGGCAGCAAACCCGGTAGCAGCACCGCCCCCATTGGCGGTTAATAGAGAAGACCCAAAGGTTGTTGTTCCGCCTGCTCCAGGAGAGGTCCCTGTAGCATTACCAGATCCATATCCACCACCACCGCCCCCAACCATCTGCACCGTGATAAACGAGACATTCGCGGGCGTTGTATAGGTGCCAGAACCAGAGAGGAATTTTTGGACGGTGGGACCTGGAGCGCCTATTCCATTTACAGTAGGAGAAAGTACACACCACGTACCATCTGCAGTAGCATTAGTTTGTAATTTAATCACTGTGGATCTATTAGGAAGAAGAGTTGTGTAAGAAATACCGGCCGCATCCGTAAATGCCGTACCGTCCGAGAACTGAATCGTTATAGCGCCAGAGGATTCATTATAGATTTCGAACTTTTGACCTATAGACATTGTGGTCGCTACTGGAAGCTTTATGGTTTGCGTAGAAGTTCCGGTAAACACCTGAATCGTCTTGCCCAGCGCAACCGTGGAAGCTTGACCACCCAGTAATGTGGTTGTTCCGGCCGCAGTAGCGGTAACGTTAATTTCTTCAATTAGAGAGCCATTTAAAAAATTTGCCATTTTACGCCATCCACCCGTCAGCTACAAAATATCCTAAAATATAATTAGAGCTTGAAGTTGCTCCCGACCACGTAGCCGTAAATCCTGTCGAGCTACGAGCGGTAATAGTTACTGGCTGAAACTGAATCAGGGTGTCGGTAGAGTCAAACATCCAAGCTACGACTCTGGGAGAGGCGTTACCGGTTTGTAAGGTTAACGGAAAAGTTACAACCTTAGTCGTAATTCCAGAAGCCAGAGTTACTTCCTGGTCAATCTGGATCGTGCGGGCGACACCATTTATAAGTCTGGTAAATGTTCCGGCCATATTTACCCCTTAACTCCGTATATCATGGGATTACGATACTCCCATAACTTGGATAGAGACAAAAATGGTACTAGCCGTTTGAGCAATACCCACCTTTGTATTGGCGTCTCCACTGGCGGGAGCAAAAGTACTGTAGGGAACAAAAGCTCCAGCACTTCCCAAGTAAACGGGTCTGCCTTGGTCTGATGAGCCAAATGTAGTGTCGGATGATCCTAAAGTTAGAGTTCCTTCAGTTACAACTGTAATAGTCGTACCAGTAGGGACCGAACTAGCGGAGCTGAAAAGTCCAACCGCCCAGAACAGATCAAAAGAGGCTGTATTCCAGTCAGCAACATAAAGCCTTCCAGCCGTTTCTCCATTAGAAGGCATACCCCAACGCATGACATATGTGGTATTGGCCGTAAGAGTCGTAGCTCCCCCATAAACAGCGGTCATTTCAGTAGTTGGAGCAACCAAGGCGCCACTCAAAGTTACGTTTGTAGCTAGAACTGTCCCTGTTAAAGTTGGGCTTGCACTTTGAACAACGGATCCGGTACCGGTCGTGGTGGCTGCTGAAATGGCAGTTCCATTACCTTGCAGGATTCCAGTAACTGAAGTTGCCATGGTCAAAACGTTAGCGCTATAGGATCCCGTGAACCCATTGGCAGATGCAACGGTTGAAACGATTGCACCTTGTGCGCCGTTGACGAATGTTACACCATCAGCAGAAGGAGCTTGTTGCCATTGACCCAAAGTGCCGGAATAAATAACCAAATTACCAACTTGGAAATTGGTCATTGAGGGATCAGTCAACCCCGCAACAGTACCAAGATCTAGAGCGCTAACCCTATATACGAAGCCATTAGTACCGGTACCATCTGCAAGAGCGGGAGTGTTTGTATTTGGATTCCAGGCTCCTTGGTATTCCATTACTACCGAGGGAAGAAAGGAGGCGGGAATTTTGGAGCTTCCATCAAGAGGAGCAACGCCCGATGCAGCACCGACCTCAGACTGAGTCACATAGGTAGCCGACAAACTTGGAATATCGGCAGAAACCAAAGCTCTAAAGGTAGGTTGAGCTGCTGATCCAGAACTAGGTCCGGCAAATACGGTGTTGGCGGATTGGGTAGTAAGGGTTTGGGTAAGTGTACCGGAACTGGTGACTGGAGATCCCGAAATACCGTATATTGGCGTGGTGGAAGCATCAGCAAAAGCCACTGAGGTAACAGTGCCACTAGTGGATGGAGTCGCCCAATGCCCATCGCCAGAACTATTCGTCGATGTCCAAACCTCACCAGAGGTGATGGCCCCACTAAGATCGTTGAACCGAATCTTGCCCTTTGTGGTATTACCCGTTCCTGGGGTAAGAATGATACTTCCACCAATACCAGTGGCGCCGGTAGCATTTCCCGCGATAACGTTGACGTTTCCACCCGTACCGACCGTGTCGTTCGTTCCACCAGCGGCCAATTGAAGAAGGCCGCCGCCAGTTCCTAAACTGGTGCCACCCGAGAAACTGCCCGCTTGAACCAATAAGTCGCCGGGGGCGCCCGATCCAGCATCAACGGAGCCAGCGTTAATATGAACAGGCCCGGCAGTTCCCGCTCCGTCTACAATATTTCCCGCGCTAATGAAAACACCGCCCGTGTTTCCAGTTGAAGCCGCGTTGGTTTGGTCGCCAGACACAAGGACTACGTTGGATGTATTATTTCCAGCAATTGCCGTGTCAGTAGATCCCAGAACAATCGCTAAATTAGTCTGGTCGAGATCCGAATTGTTTCCAAGGAAGGTAGATGGAGATCCGGTATAGTCGGACGTATAGGTACCCAGAGCTTCCAGTGGAGGTGGCAAAGAGAAGGAGGCTTGCCAAGTAGGAGCACTGCTTGCGCCAGTGGAGGTCAGGACGTAACCAGAAGTACTCATCCCTGAAGATAGGGATTGCAGCGGTCCAGTAGAAGTCGTTCCGCCAGCGATAGGCGCATAAGCGGTGAAGCTTGTATTTCCAGTACCGCCACTAGCAACAACTAAAGCCGAAGAAAGTGTAAGGGCGGCAGCTGTAACAGTTCCAGTAAAAGTCGGACCTGCGGACAGAACAACGGTGCTACCAGTTCCAGTCGTAGTGCCAGCTATAAGAGCCGTACCATTAGCGGCTACTACGGGCGTAGTGAGTGTAGTGGAAATAGTTAATATTGGAGTTGATCCACCGCTGGACGTACCGGCGAATCCATTGGAGGAAGCTATGGAGATAGCCGTAACTCCGGTCGCCGCAGGAGCTGCCCAACTTAGAACTCCCGTGCCATCGTTAGTCAGGACATATCCTGAAGAGGCCGCCTGGGCAGTTGGCCAAATCATGGCGTAGGTGACTGTGGTCGCGGAGGCGTTTATCACTACATGTCCGGACGTGCTTCCGTCCATCTGCAAAGATCCGCCAAGCTCCAGGTTATTCGAGGGATTGGAGAGATCTACAGTACGATCTGCACCGGATATGAGGCTTAAAAATTTGCTGTAATTTGCCATGGCGGATATTTCCTAGGGATAAAAATCTTCTAACTATAAGATTGCTTTGCGAATTTATATTAAGATAGGTACGTGAAATTATTGGCTTATAATACCCCAACGACCTGTGTAAACAAGGATATGTCAAATTCCAAAATATTAACTTCGTTGGGTACCAAGACCCCCATAAAAATGCAGTACATGCCGGACGTAAAGCCATTTGAACCAGCTACAGGAATAATATTTGTGGGATTGGCGTCTGTTCCGATATAGAGAGGTGTTCCCAAAGGATAGGAATTAGTATTTGTATATAGCTTTAGGCGACCCGTTAGGATAACTGGGCCACTGGAAGAAACGGGAATACGTACATTCGCATACCCAACCATATTACTCACAGAGGCTTGACTGCTTACATTCAGAGGAACTATCAGACCTGAAGAATTTGCGTAAACCGCCATAGCTTGCGGGATAGCCACGCTGCCAGAAGCGTTGGTATAGTTTGTGGTAATAGATTCAGCACTTCCAGTACTTTGCTCATTAAATGACACGGGGGAATACGACATATTAGAACACGCTCCAGGTACTACCATCGCTTACCAACGAAACAGACATGTACTGAGTGGATAGCCCATAAGGGGGATTAAAGGTGCTGGTTCCATCGATCAAATCGGATCCAGCTGCGGCCACTGTTACGGAATTAACACTCCCATCAATTCGTTTTATGTAGAGTGCTTTTCCGGAAGCGCTGGAAGCTGATGGGAGAGTGATAGTGATATTTCCAGAAGTTGCATTAACTTTTATAAATCCATCCGTAAGAAGAACGGTGTAAGAGCTAGTCTTAGTCGAAATTGGGATTGGTCCATTCAATGCGTCTGTTCCGGGAGGTCCTGCTGGTCCTTGAGGCCCAGGAATATTTGAAGATCCGCCTCCACCGCCTCCTCCTAAGCCTATTCTCAGCTCCAGTTCGTCCCCGACGACCAAGCCACCACCAGGAAGCGTAAGAATTTCAATTTGATTGGATGGGGCGCCCGCTGCACCCACTTCAGAATATGCTCCGGACTCAACATCTAGAAATTGACCATTCAAAAATACTTGGAGGGTTCCTTTGCCAACCGTATACTGAGCCAGTGTATTACTCTCTCGAGAATTGAGAGGCATAGTGATAACAGTACTGTTTGCGATTGGACCATTTAAGGACGTGGGCGGAGTCGCTCCCGATGCTACTATCTCAATAACTTCGTCATAAGTGGGTGAATCTAGAGAAGCGATCAATTCGCCATAAGCAACATCCAGTTCCTTAATAGCAAGAGTTAAATTGTCTCCATCATGGATAATGAAGTTTCCAGTACCAGTTCCGGTTTGTGAAGTCGTAACTGCAAAAGGAGTACCAACATTGCCATTAACAGTCGCGCTAGCAAAACCAGCCGATGTGTTCGTAACGACTAAAGTCCCAGCGCCAGACGTAGCGCTGAAATCTCCGGCCGAGGTCGTATTTAAAGCAGCGGCCAGTTCAGAGGCAACCAAAGTCGAACTATCCGAACTGAGAATTGGAACTTCAATATAAGTATTGACATTTGGAACTACAGGAGCAGCACCAGAGCCATTCACCTGGAACCAAACAGCATACTGCCGGGCATCTGAAGAAGAATAAATTTGGAAGTATTGCCCGGCAGTAATCGTTGAACCAGCGCCAATCGTAATATCGGTAATTTGCGGAACAGACCCTGGACTTAATGAGGCGCTATAGTTTGGCTTAGAGGCAGATGCTGATGGAGATCCAATATATTGCAGGAGTTCTTGGGAGGTTGTTCCACTGATATTTACGGATTCACCATTATCAAGTTCCATGCCAAGAAAGCGAATGTAAACTTTTGGACTTCCACCATTATCTTCACGCAAAAACAACCAGAAAACGTCACCATTAACTGGAACAGATGCACGGGGAGCGATAAATATATTTCTAGTGGTAGTAGGGGTAGCAGTTGCAAGATATGAGCCAAATGCAAACTCTGCGGCGACACCACCGGGATTATTATCTGCGGGTAGCACGTTGGTAGTTAAAGTTACACTCGAGCCACTGTTAATAGTCGAGATTTCATAGTACCCAGTAAATTGATTTGTTCCAACTTTGATCAAATCGCCAGGAAGAAGACCGGTTGTCCAAGTAACAGCTCCTACAGAAGTAACGGTTGGCGATCCGGAAGTGAAGATAAGCGGGGGAGTAATTGGGACATCCCTAACCAAAGTAATGTAGGCGCATTCATCATTAGCTAAAGTAATATCTGCCGATGTGGGATTCGCAGCAATGACATAAGAAAGAGAGGATCCAATGACATCAATTTCGATAGGGTCATTCCAGTTGATTTGGCCTGCGGTAGTGATAACGCTCGGGGAGTAAAAAGTAACCCCTATGCCGACGCCGTTAATGGTAGCCTCTTGAGACATAGTAACCGTAGAGCCTGAAATGCTTACAATGGTGGTATTTTGTGGAATGCCGGTACCGAAGATATACTGTCCATCTGCAAGGCCTGTAACTGAGGCAAGGCTTGTCAGTTGATTGGAGCCGGTAGAAACTGTTCCGGACGTAACAAGGATGGAGTTAGAGTTGGGCAGGATACCATTAGAAATCTCGCCAGCGCCAGTAATGACGGTATTGGAGAGGTCCTGATAAAGGGAGATAAGGGTTGGAGGCTGTGGGGCGGGCGCTGGTCCAGCGGGTCCGGCAAACCATGTCGTAGTGCCCTGGATAAGCTCCAACTGCGACATGATAGCATTCATCCAATCCTTAAGACAAGTTAACTGTTTGTCTCCACCTATAAACGGGGTGGCCGAGCTATCAATGGCCGAAACGGTAGTAGGGGGCTGGGTACGTCCTGCAGACCATGGATAGGTATAGCCGGGATTAGGATTGATTCCACCAGTCTCGAGACTGCAAAACATCCAACGAGCATCAGTTATCGTGAGTACGTTTCCATTACCGTCCGTAGTGACGATAGCAATAGGAAGGACGTTTTCGGCCCAGACAGAAGTTGTTATAAGTACTTGAAATGTAAGGGTTTGAGAAGCTGGCGCAATTACTGGGATCTCGTCCGAGGCAGAAGCGTTCCAGATGAATTTGACTAAATCAGTACTGGAATCTGGAAATCTGTTGTAGTCCAAACCAACATAGTTGGTGCTGTTAGCACTAAATGATCCGGTAACACTGGTGTTAACGGCGGCATTTAGAATTTGATTCGGAGTGCCCGTAGGAGTCTGGAAGATGGTTCCAGATACGGAAGCGTCGATATGCATCACGGAGCCCGGATCGACCACTAACTGAAGTCCATTCGCGGGGGCTCCAATAGCTCCGGCAGTAACAATCGAAAACCCTCTAACAAAATAGCCCTGCTGGGTGTTAGTAATAATCCCCGTTACCATTTCATCGAAGTCATTTCTAGACGCACTTTCGATGCGTCTCATATCATCGATTCCAAGTCTTTGTTCTGAAAGGAGATTTAGGCTTGATAGGATTGCCATCGCTTTGTTCCGTTCGCTAATTGCTTATACCGCTATGGGTTCTACTATAAGATTGTCATTAAGCGGCCGAAATGGTCTCTTTAATGGGTGATTCAGAAATACCTAAAAACAACAGGCACTTGTCTATACACGCCTGCTTATTGATATTCCAGTCTTCTTCTTTAATATGGAGAATCTGGATACCCCTAGTCTTGAACCAATCGTCTTTGATGGTATGATAATTTCGAATATCCTCGTCAGACCACAGGACCTTCCGCTTATCAGCTCTCATTCTTTTGAATGAATGCCAGTGCTTGCCATCAAATTCAATACCCAGATTAAGTTCTGGCACGAAGATATCAATCTCAAAACCCCTTATGAAAGGTTTACCCGCAATTTTAACTTTCCTGTCGAACAGTTTTTTAGAAGTTGGGGCGATCGACTGTATTTTAGTAAAGAGTTCTTTTTCTAAATTGGAGATACCGCCAGACGATGTCATATGCTCACATACCAGGCGCAAAATGCCTCTCCTTTTGGCAGTCCAGTAATGCTTAGAGCTATATTTTCTGAAATCGCGTATCCTTAAATATTTATTGGCCTCTAACTGTATTTCTTCAGTTGTGTAGTACTCGTACCCCTCGGTCATATGGGAACGGACTTCGTCCATCATACCCATTCTATGGGCGGCATCATGGGCCTTAGGGTGCTCACGTTTAAAATCCGCTATTTTGTTGTGTTTGCTGGCCTGCTCTAGTATCATTGTTTTTGTCCAGTGAATATAGCCACCAACCATATGCCTACATATGAGTTCCAATACGCCCATTCTATACGCGGCCTGATATGCCCCATTACTATATTTTGCAAAATCAGCGCTTGTTTTATACCTCAACGCCTCTAGTTGCAACTTTTCAAGAGGCCACTTTCGCTTCTTTCCTATCTTCTTCATACCCTTAAGATTGTCCTTTATTCTTATATATCATATCTTTATCCTACCATATTCTTATTGATTTCACAACAATCTTGTATTATAGTCATCTAAATGAGGTGCGATTTGGGAAAAAATACCCGTGGATCCAAAGAGTTCACCAAAGAACAACGGCTAATTAAACAAAATTCTGAATTAAAACGAGAACTTGCGCATTTAAGGAAGCAAATCTCCCGTTTAGACGGCGATAGATACGAAACCATTAGACAATTAGCCGCCGATAATGACGAATCTATGCGATTTCAAAACATTTCTGAGGAGTCCAGCCCCAATATGGAGGCTTTGAAGGCCGAATGGAAATGCCGGGAATGTGCTGAAGGCGTTTTAGAGATAGCGCTTTATCCAAAAACAGGCCAAACATGGTACTATAGAAAATGCACGGATTGCAAAAACAGAACTTTAGGTAAGCGATATGACGAACAATCAGTTAAGGGGATCATCAAAAAGTGAATAATTTTGTGGATGGAAGTGTGATTATCTGTGGAAGTGGGCAGTCCGGCTGTATTACGCAAATGGGTAAAGATATTTGGGTTCTACTTCTTAACGGCGATATTTGGATTGGTCCCGCTCATCAATGCCGATTCCCCCAAGATGCCGAGGACCTAGCCGCATGTCCTCTCAGCGTAGATCGCCTCGAGAATCGCATTACCCACTTTGATAAAGAATAGCTAATCTACTTGGCTAAGTAGAGCGATCAATGGATTGGTCGGATCCTGAAAATAAGACGCCATTAGCCCACCAGCGCTACCATACTTGCGCTTAATTCCATTATGGATTTGCTTACAAACCCAATTAGTCAGTTTGCCGTATCCTTGGGCCGCAATTGATCCATGTAAGAATAGGCAGTCTCCATTATTATCCGAACTATCACCAAACCAAGCGCTAACCAAAGCCGAGCAGGCCCACCATACCCAAAAGAATGGGTTGACAGTCTCTCTAAGAGACATCTGCATTACGGCCAGGAACGCTGGGAATCTACCTAGCCAAGAAGTCTTATCAAACTTACCGGGCTGAATGTTATTCCAGACCCATCTGACACGTCCAAAAGTCAGGATCTTGATCAGCCAGAAATAAACTTTCTGATTAAATTGGTATTCTTCCGTACTATCAATCCCTTGAGCACTCTTTAGACCGAATTCGTAGATGGCTCTCGTCATAAAGCGGTGATTGGGGGATAGGAGAGCTTCTGAGGACATCAGGCCATACATGTCGTCCTGAGCTTCTCGGTCACCTTGGAATACTGGGGTTCTACATAAAATACCGGGTTGAGAAAAATTAGCGGCATATACGTTAAGGATTCTTTGAGTCTCTTGGGCAGAAATCTGGTTGGTAGATACTAGGCCGTAAGTATAGTGAGAAGTAAAAAGATTGCCATTTCCAGTAGATAGGCCCTGATTGTTATTGGTGATCATGCCCCATTGATCTGTCCAGGATTGGAAATTGGATAGTTGGCACGTATTTTGATTTGTGAGAGCGTAGTTGGACATAAAATAAGATTGACTGGTAAGGTTTGTTGGGTTATTGTCAAAGGATGGAAGTAACAACTATCATTCTAAATGCGGCTAAGGTGGCTAAAGTCTCAGGAACGCTCCTTCTGGCCATTTGCAGCCATGAGTCAAATAATTTCACGATGAATTATGCCCCACATGATCACGGGACCCCCAGTTATGGACAGTGTCAGCTGAAATTTTCCACGAGCAAAATGTTGGGATTTAAGGGTAAGGCTGAAGAACTTAACGATCCTACGACGAATGCTCTGTGGGCAGCTAAATATCTCGCGTATCAGCAGACCCGATATGGCAGGGATGACTGGGTGATGCTTACTGGCGCCTACAATGCAGGATCGTATCTCCCTAGCAAAAAAATGTTTGGTTGTCCTCGTAATGTCAAATATGTTAGGCTAGTTCAACGAAAATTGCCATTGGAGTATCAAGACAGATTGAACTGCTGGCTTGTGGAGAGAACGGGGATTGTAACAAATGAGTAAGTGTGATTTTTGTGAAAAAGAAATGGTTGGATGCTGCTCTTATCAATGCGCTCTTTACTGCGAAGACCATGAAAAAGAGGCCCTTGAAGTGGAAAAACGTATGTGCGAGGCAATGGAAGAAGATCTTGCCGCATTTAGAGAAAAATATGACAATTAAATATCTATGCGGAATTGACTACCAGACTGAGATGGATGCGGGACTTGCGGACTTCTACGACACCATCGAAGAACTTAAGGACGCCAAATCTGCCTGTTGGGGTGAGTGCGGAATTGTACGAATCGAATTAGACGAGAGTGGAAATGAAGTTGGCCATCAATGGGTTGTAAAACAAGACTTGAAGTGGGAGTGAATATGAAAAAGAAAAAAGACGAAAACCTACTTATTAAGGCCTATAAATATCCTCTAATTCTTTCTGCGGGACAGGAAAAAATGATTAGGTCCTGGATGGAACAGGAAAAGTACATATACAATTTCTTTATACAAAAACGTCAATACTTACTTTCCCTAAAAAGATCAAATTCGGAAGAATACGAGAAAGAATATAAGAAGGGTTTTGCTAAAACGGCCCGTGGAAAACAAGATGTGTTCGCCTGGAAAACGTATTGGAGCTGCGTATATAAGGAATTAGTAAAATCTGAAGAGGTTCTAAGGGAGTCTACAAAAGCAGAATATGATTATTGGCGATTTTCTAGTTTGGGAGATCCCTCTATTTCTCTCCCAACAACATGCGTTGAGCATGCCTGCGGAACCATAGAAAACATTTTTCTGGCCTATAAGAAAATGTGGGAGTCCCAAAAAGACAAAAAACGAAAAAGTAAGAAGAGGAAGGGAAAAACGAACCTCTTTCATCCCGAACAAAAGTTTTTAGTGGACGACACGTCTATACCTTGCGGGATAAAAGAAAATGACTGTTCGATTGCCATACAGGGCAACTGCACGGCTAGGGTGACTGGCTTTTCAAAAATCGCCAAGGGTAACTATAAGGGGACTAAAGTCCCAAAGAGCCTGAAAATACACTATCCGAAACAACACAGGGTTCCTGACGACGCTAGGGTTACCCAGCTCAGAATTATTAAGGACGGAGAATCGTTTTTTCTAAATGTGACCTTTGAGACACAAAATAGGGCTGTCGGAGTCCTAGTCAATAATAGGCCCGTTGTCGGTATGGACTTAGGAACGGATAATAAAAAAAGCAAGAATTTTATATCTATGTCCGATGGAAGTTTTGAAAGTTATCGCAATTATGAATCCTGCCGATTAATGGATTCTCTAGAAAAAAAGAAGCGTAAGATGCAAAAAGGGCTTAGGAATAAAAAAGGGGGAAATAAAAATAAGAGAGAGAGGCAGTCTAAAAATTATAAAAAGGCATATGCCAAGATTGCCAAAATAGACGCTCGAATTGCGGCTACTAGAAAATATCATTCCAAGATGATCGCCAGCAATATGGCTGAGAGGTTTTCCGCTATTTATATGGAAAATCTGTCAATTGGAAATATGACGGCATCGGCTAAGGGCACAAATGAAAGTCCTGGGAAGAATGTCAGAGCTAAATCTGGACTCAATAGGGCTATGTTGAATGTTGCGGCCTATGACTTTAAACAAAATCTTATCAAAAAGGCTAAAGAGTTTGGAACTGAAATATTTCATGTAAATCCTAGACTTACATCGCAAAGGTGTCAGGAATGCGGATTCACAAGTCCTAAAAATCGCAAGGGAACTAGGTTTAAGTGTCAGAAGTGCCATTATGAGACTCATGCTGACACCAACGCCGCTAAAAATATCAAAGAGTTGGGTGAAAGCGGGCTTAATAGTATTAAGGAACTTCCTCCTAAAATTAAGACGATCCTATGAAAATGCCATTCGACACCCTCATTACTGATAGACAGCCTTTCTTTTTCATTGAAAGGGCCTCTATCACTGTAAGTGGTCAATGTATAGTGGCTAAGCGCAAGGACGGTAATGTTAATATACCGGTTTCTTCCACTCACTGTTTATTGTTGGGCAATGGTGTCTCTATAAGCTCAGAAGCGGCAATGATATGTGCTAAACATGGGTGCTATGTGGCCTTCGTAAAAGGGGGATTGAACGCGCACTCGGTTTGGCACTGCGGAAGGTACTCAAAACCAGAAAACTTAGTTAGACAGGTTAAGAACCATAGCGACCCCGTGAAGAGGATCGAGATAGCTAAAAAATTGATGCGACTTAGGTTAAAACACATAAATGAGGATTTTGTAAAAAGTATGGATCTTAACTCTATAGACCGATGTGTCACCATAGAGCAAATATTGGGCCTGGAAGGCTCTATAACTAGAAAGACATACGCTGCGCTAAATTCTAGAAATGGCGTGGGATTCAAAAGAGATTCGCAGTCAAGGGAGGGCATAAATTCTAGTCTAACGATCGCCAATAACGCTCTATATAACTATGTAGCCACCATTCTAGTCTCTTTGGGTCTTTCCCCCTCAATAGGCTTTCTTCATGGCCAGACCCGGCGTGGAGGTCTAGTATTCGATATAGCGGATGTCTTTAAGTATCCTGTCTTTATGGAGGAAGTGTTTTCGGGTCAATTTTCTGAAAATAATCAGGCACTTATGAGAGAAATGTCTAGAAAACTGAGCAAAAGCCGTAATTTCTGGACTAAAGAAATTATCTCAGTTACGCAGGAACTTATATGTTCTTAATGGTTAAAACTTCTTCCAAAAATAAGGATATTTTGCAGTCTCTCAATTCTCTTCTTTCTAGAATAGACACTAAGGTTTGGATAGGACAAGTAACTCAAAGAGTTCAAAGGTCGGTAGTTTTAAGTCTTAAGTTGGATATTGGCTCAGAATCGGTATATGGAAATATTTCTAAAAATGTATGTAATTCTAGTTTTTTTAGTGTAAGTGATGGGAATATTAACGAAATAGAAATGTACGAAATATTAAAAAGAAATATTTGACAAAATACCATAAATAGGAGACACTTATTTCAGTACCGAGCTTTCTCTCGGGAATTAAAGCCTGGTAGGGATCTCACCAATCCTCAGAGAGGTGGCGAAAGCCGTAAATTAGTGGAAAAGTAGAGTCTAAGTTGGCAACAACATTCTCTTCTTAGTAGAACTATCCTCGAAAAACCCTTAAACGGGAAAGAAACAGGAAACATCCGTAGACTCCCCGCCCTGTAATGGGGCGGGGTTTTATAAAAAGTTTATATTTATTAACAATAGGGTTTTAGGTGATACGGATGGCAGAAAAGGATAGACTTCGACGTGATGTCCGAACGCCGTTGTTTTAGGTGATACGGATGGCAGAAAAGTGCTGTGTATAATCCCAGTTCAACAGTTACACGTTTTAGGTGATACGGATGGCAGAAAAGGGGATGGTTCAGACCAGTTTCAGCCTGGTTTAGTTTTAGGTGATACGGATGGCAGAAAAGGCTAACGATATTTGTTCTTTTAAGAACTGTCTGTTTTAGGTGATACGGATGGCAGAAAAGAAATAATGAACTCTTTCTAAGACTTCTAGCTTGTTTTAG